GAAATTACTACTGTTTTAGAACATTTTGAAAAAAAACTAATTAATATTTTATCGTTTGCAGATAAAGAATTGGCAAAAAGACTAGCAAATGCAGTAGATCAGGAAGGATCTGATTAGTGTTTAGGTGGTTAAATGAACTAATAATTTGCCTTATTAGTGAGGAATGTTAATTATTTACAAAAAAACAGAATAATGTCGTTTGATTTTAAAATATTAGATGGTGATTTTGTACTTGGCTCTAATGGGGATTTGGAGCGAGTGGAGAATACTGAGAAGTTAGTTCAAGATATTTTGAAAATATGTATTACTCCGTTAGGATCTAATGTTTTTTTTCCGTGGTATGGCTCACCAATTGGCAAGAGTCTAATAGGTAATGCTCTAGACATGGAGTTTATGTCTACTATGGCATCTAGTCAATTAACCAGCGCTTTAGAAGCCTTACAAGCCAATCAACAGGAGCAAGCAAAGGGGCAAAGAGTTACTCCATTTGAGCATATGGCGGCAATTAGTCAGGTTCGTATAGAGCGAAACGATATAGATCCTCGATACTTTTCTGTGTTAGTTCGTGTGCTGACAAGAGCGCTAACTGAGGCCTCTACAGAGTTTACAGTTAAACCTATACAAGGTAGTCTGTAAATTAGCAATTTTTCAGCATATAATTGATATATATTCTTAACGTAAAGGTTATGATAGGATACAAGTATGGTACGCATACGCACAGCTAATGAAGTAATTTTAGGGCTGATAGATTTTTATAGAGCAGCTCAGCCATTAATGGATACAAAACCAGGGTCTGCCGCCCGAGATGTCTTTGTGGACGGTTTAGGTACACAAATAGCTAGATTGTACGAAGAATTGAATGCGGTTTCCAATTTGCAGTCATTAAGATTGTCTATTGGGTCAGATTTAGATAGAATTGCGCAGAATTTCGGTGCAGTTAGGCAGAGAGGAAGTAAATCTACTGGCCCGGCGTTATTAACATTTCAAGGTTTAGATGTAGATATTGGGATAAATCAAGGAGATATAATTTACACTAAGAGTGGAATTAGTTTTTCTGTGTTAAATAGTGCTGTTATTAGTACTGTAAATGCCAATGCATATAGGGCTACAGCGTCAAAATATCGGTCTGATTTAGATTATGTCGGTATAAGTGATGAATATGCTGCGGAAGTATTGGTAGAGGCTACGTCGTCAGGAATTCAGGGAAACATAGCAAAATATACATTAAATTCTACTAACATACCAGGTATTCATGGTGTTACAAATGCATTTCCTTTTGGTGGCGGTAGGGATGTTGAGGATGATGCAACTTTTCGCAATAGAGTTTTTGCTATATTTGGCGGAGCTAATACAGGTACATCATTAGGATATCGTAATGCAGCATTAACTGACCCATCTGTTCTTGATGCTATTGTTATTGAGGCCGGAGATCCTTTAATGACAAGGGATGGTACTCAGGTAAGTGTTGCGGCTGATGGTACTAGAACGATTATATCCGAAGGGACTGGTGGAAAAGTAGATATCATAATTTTCGGGACAAGAATTCAAGAGGTTGTAGATAGTTATGTTTATCAGGATTTAAGTAATACAGGTGATCCTACAGATTCCGATAATGATTATGTTTTAGGTCAAATTGAGGGCGATGAATCAAAAACTGTGACCAGAAAACGTTTAGAAAACATTGCCGATGAAGTTTTGCCCAATCAACCTGCATTTAATATTATTGAGGTGCGAGGGTCATTGAGCGGTGCAAATTTTGTAGAAAAGGATGTTGACGGATTAGGTCGAATCACTGGTAATTATGAGTTAATTGATGATTTTGGAGTGTATGGTGGGAGTCCATGGGGCTTTGATAGATTGCACTGGATATCTGATAGAATTAGTGACTTTCCTGAAGATAAAACCAAAACATTATTTAATGGCCAGGATCCTTTAACATTTACTGATTTATTAGAAGTCACTGAAATTAAACAAGATATTTCTGTGGTAAATGAAAATAGTGCGGTAGATAGATCTAATAGAAATTACATACAATTATCACATAGCCCTATAAAAAATGTTACTAGAGTATTTAATGTAACAACTGGGGAACGATATGTTGTTGACGATCAGGCCCCAGATGATGATGGTTCCCTCAATATTTCTGGTAGGATCTTAATTAGTGGTCAAAGTCTCCCATCTGTTTCTGATACACTACAAGTAGATTATACTTGGGTTTTTAGTTATGATCCGTATTTTGATTTTGATAATAGAACATTAGGAACGAATCCAAGAGATGTACAGGATAGTATTGATTGGGGATTTTCAAATGCTGTTCGTAGACAGCGTGTGACATTAATAGCTGCCGGTTCATTTTTAACAGCTACAGTTACACATCCTATTAGTTCTGTAGTTACAGTAAACGTATTTTCAGAACACTCAACCGATATAACCATAGCATCTCAACGCTTGGCAGTTGTTGTTCCAGTTGATGTGACTAATGTTGTTAGCATTGTGCGTGACTCAGATGGTGCTGAACTATGGAATACAAGTCGTGCTGATGGTTCTTTTAGCGCTAAAACAATATATTTACCAACGGATACTGTTGGTGCATTTGGCGAAGATGTAACAATCGTATATAATGCAGATGATGTTTATAATGCTGATACTCAGGGTAATTTTAGTGGTAATGTAATTAGCATTGTTCCATCGGGAGTAGCCACTGCTGGGCGAATTGTTGAGTGTACTTATATTGCAAATATAAACCAATTATTGCCATCAACATTATTGTCATCTCTTCCGGCAATAAGAGATGGAAATTCATTTGATACTGGCGCCACAAATAATGTCGGTACGCAACCAACCACGCATGTTTTTGATAGTGAAGGCTTAATTGTTAGTAATCTAAGACAAGCCCCCTCAAATTTGGGGCTGACAATTTCTGGACCTATTTCTTCTGGCACTATTACCGTATCTGGCACTACCATAACTGCTGTTTTTGATGAGGTATTTACCGTAGCGAATGATGGGCTTAAACATAATTTATCATCAGCGATAAAATCATTTTTGGAATTAAGCTCTGTATCATCCATTCCTTCTAATATTAGAGTTGCAAGGCTTATAAGTTTTGAAAAGGTTTCGACATCTATAAATAATGATGTATTAAGTGTTTTGCATGCTTACGATATTAAAGGCTATCATTTAAGAGATAATAGTTTCGTCAAGGACGAATGTGTTGCTGATGCGACTTTGACGGCAACAGAAGTAACATTACCGTCTACATTTGACAATGATGATAATGCACCAGTTGTCGGTGATAAGGTAAGGGTACGCTTTTATATTGTAACAACAGAGGATACTGAAAATGTATCATTTAGTAAAAGTGGAACATTATATACTAACAATAGATATGCACTTGTAGACACTGTGTCAATATCCAGTGGGTTTACATCTACAGCCTCCTCATCTGCCACTTTAGAAATTACAAATCTAAATCAGCCGATAACCAGAACAAGATACAAGTCATATTATGATTATTTAGCTCCAAAAGCAAATGAAAGAATTACAATAAAATATAATTACGACAGGTTAATTACTGATACAACATTTTCTGTGGAGGATGCGAGACCAGTAAATGCGGACGTACTAGTAAAGGCTGCCATCCCCATTTTGGTAGATGTTACCATGTATATTGTTGTGACCACGTCTTTTGAGAATACACCACAGATTGTTAGACAAAACGTTCAAGATGCCATAACTGCAGAGCTTAACGCGCAAGCATTGGGTACGACAATTGACTCTAGCGATCTAATTAATGCCGCGTATCAAGTAAACGGTGTGGATCGTGCAAGAATTATATTTTTTAATAAGGCAAATGAAGCAGCATCTGTATTAAGCATTACGGCTCAAAAGAACGAATATATTGTAGCAAACAATGTTGAAATAGAGACGGAAACAAGATAGTATTATGGCAAATCTGCGACTATTAAAAATAAAAGTTATAGATAGCACTACCATTCGTGCTAGATTTACGGACGATCTTGATCCGCTTATTAACACCGCTAACGTTGTGGTAACTCCGAATATACCAAGCGTACCTGAGCCAACAGTGTTAGAGGTAGAAATTTCTAGTGCCGATATAATAATAACTACACGACCTATGACACCGTATGCGGCTTATTTTGTGGAGTTCCGGTCAACATTGTCAACAAAATTTAAGTCAAAAGATGGGTCTTCATTTTTATTAGAAGACGGAACTACAAATGTACCATTGGTAATTGGTCCTGAAGATCCGGCAGATCCTATCAGGACATATTTAATTCATTTATTAAAAGATAATGTTTATAACTTGCAAACCGGAACTATAATTCGTGACGCTATAAATAGTCAATCTAAGGTACTTACTAGGGCGTTGTATGATATTAGACAAGCTAAAAATGATAATTATTTGACGGATATTGTGTATGACGAATTAAAAGTTCGCGGTGGTGGTCCTTATGATAGACTACAAGAAGAGGGTGCATATGAAATTATTCGTGTAGGCAGACAGCAGGCAGGATCTACGGCATCTACTAGTTTTAGCTTTACAAGTTTTCCACGAGGACCAGTTACACTACTTGCAACACCAATAACAAATGAAAGATTAACTATTGGTAGCGGCCCTGGGACATTTGATAAATTAATATTGACGGTTAATAAATTTCCGGTAACTAAATTGAATTCTGTTGTATTTGAGTATGCGTCTGGCGCTAGAGCAGAATATGATATATCGCAACTAGGGTATCGTATACAGGATTCGCGCTATGATGAAAGTTACGCCTCAACACTACTAACGCTTGATACTGATCAATTTAAGTTAAGTTCGTCAATTTTAGATGGTGGATATGATATTCCAGCTGCGGGTGATACAATTGTTGTAAGTTATGAGTATAAGTCTGAGGGTCGAGTAGTTGATGAGGAATCAGTAACAGTGTCTCAAGTCCTAAATGCAACAAGGGAAACGGCACCGGCAATTATTACAGAGTTTACTACAGATTATTTTCCTATCGTAACTGCTACAGATAAGATTTCAGGGTTTGGTGGTATTGAGTTTTTAGATCCAGAATCTAATCCACCATTTTTCAGCACTCATCCCGCATTTATAAAGGAACTTCCATTTAAATATGATGGATTACCGGCAAACCCAGGTGAATATACGGTAGATTATGAAACAGGTAGGATATTTGTATATGGTGCCGTAACTAGTGACGGTACTGGCAATTATCCACCTGTAATGAACTATAAGTATAGAAACACATTTGACTCAAGGCTTGATTATACATACGATCCTGATACTTCTGATTTGGCGGCAAGTCCGTTAAGAGATTTAACGGGCCAAACCGCAAAGATATCTTTCGATTATGAGCAAGCATTGACACCAGAAATAGATTACGTCCCTCAAGTTCATGCCGAAGTTTTAGATGAGAGAATAGAAAATCGTATTAACGCATCAAATGCTGTGCGCGTAGCTCATGGGCCAATTACAAATGTGTTTCGCATTTATAATGAGACAAGTGGAGAAATTTATAAGGTAACTAGATGGAGTGATGATACGGTCTATTATTCGTATACGGTGTCGCCAAGAATTATAGACGTTAACCGAGAGCGAGCGGAATTTACAGATATATTAAATGAGACATTAATTGTTGATAATGAGGTTACAAATTCTATAGGCGTAAGAATATTTGTAATAGATCTTAAATATAACAGAATATTTTCTACATCGGAAGATGTTATTGGTTCTAGTTTCAATAGTAGTGTGTCTTTTAGTCGTTCTGATATTTTCAAAAAAGAACTTTATTTTGATTCACAAATTCTATCTGTATCAGACAATATAGACCGGCTGAAAGTTGGAAGATATCAAGTGGATTATGTTAATGGCGTTGTATATTTGGGTGTAACGGCAATACAAGACTTTGATTTAGGAACAATAAATTATAAGAATTATAACATTAAACCTCAAAATCCTCATTTAATTAGTGTGTCAGAAATTTATCATCAGATTAGTGAGATTTCAGTAATAGACAAAAAAATTAATTATACAATATTTGGTGATGATTTTATTACTCCGTCAACATTTGATCGATCCGATGAGAGGTTTTTAAATGGTGATACTACATTGCCATATTTTGTAACTGCTGGAACTATCACTGTTTCTGATGATATAAAAAACATTCGTAATATTTATGACGTATATGATTTAAATAACAATGAAAATCCCACAAATTTTGCAGAAGGAGCGACATTTTCGGCTAATGTAATCACCTTAGATGCTGATGGTATATTATCTAAGGTTTCTTCTGTTATTGATCCTGGTTTAACAATAGATGTGCCATTTGTATCTGCTGGTGTTGAAATTGCTAGTGTTACTAGTGTGGTAAGAATTAGTGATGGTCAAGAGCTATATGATGCTGGTGGTTCGTTTTCCGGGTATACAATAACATTATCTGGAGCTGTAGGCGCTCCAGTTCCCGGACAAGCCGTGTTTATAACGTATCATTTAAGAATGAATGGTGGTGCGACACCCGTTGTTGATTATAATCGTGGTGATTATTATATTGATTATACTTATTTGGCAGATGAGATTCTTGTAAGCTACGAATATGGGGATAATGTTTTAGATTTTAGAAATAGTGGCGCATTAGATGAGGGGGACCAATATTTTGTTTCTTATAAAGTTGGGGCGTTGCGAAGTGGGTTGTTGAAGAACTTTGGTAGTTTGGTGGACGTTCCTGTTCTAAATAATTTTGATACGACATTGCCAAGAGAAAGATATAGAGATGCGTTAAAAGCGGCATTGCAATCATTTACAAGAGGTCCAACAATTCCATCTATTACAGATATGGTTGCTCATATAACGCATATTGATCCGGAAATTGTCGAAGGAGTGTTTGAGGCGTGGTCATTAGGTATAAGCAATTTATATTTGAATGCAATTGATTATACGGAGGGTATATCTTTATTACCCGCAAAGTTTGATTTAGGTGTACTAATTGATGATGATGGAGAAACAATAACATTTCCGACATCTAGCAATCTTAGATTAGAAGAGGGAACTCTGGAAATGTGGGTAATTCCAGAGTGGAACGGTCTTGATAATGATGCCACATTAACATTTGAAGTATTTAAAAAAGATGGCACACACGTAGCTGCTGACGATATTTATATTGGTGCGAGCAGTTATCATCCAACAATGGATTTAAATAATAGATTTGTTGTAAATCGGAAGGATGTTCCAAGTCCTATTGGGTTGCCTTCTGCTATATTTAATCAGGTTGGATTTTTCATTTATTACGACGAATATGCCAAGAGATGGAATGTTTTGGCCCGAGCATATGTGGGAAATAAAGCATATGATGGGTATCACATTATGGGTGGGGCAGTATATTATGGTACTATAGAATCATCCGGCGAAGTATATGATGCAAAATGGATACCGGGCCTTGGTGAAATTGATGACGTTTTGCGCAGTGGAATGGAAAAAATAGAATTCAAATTCAATTTAGATGGCTATGACGTTTTAAGTCCAGATGGCTATAAAGATGGATACAATGATGGGTATGTGCCCGGATATTCGTTTGATGGCATTACATTTATGGCTGATAATGAGCACTATTTGTTTGATTTTGGTAAAACAGAATCAACCAACAGGTTTTCATTATATAAAGACGGCCGTGGTTATTTAAATTTTAGGGTGTTTGATAATGGTAACGCTGTTACTAATAGAAAAAACCAATTCAAAGTTAGTGCGGATATTTCAGATTGGCTAGCTGGCCAAAAACATCATGTAGCCGTATCGTGGAAGCTTAATACATCTGATAGGCAAGATGAAATGCATTTATTTATAGATGGTTTTGAGATGCCTAATATTATGAGATATGGTGGTAGGCCAGTTGCTACGTCGTCGGATAGATTTAGAACAGTCAAACCAGAAATTGTGGCTGGTGTAGTTCCACTTAATGTCGTAACCAACAATGACATGCATACGGTTGCCGGATCAAATATGGTTTATTCCGATAGTGTTAATTTTACATCAGAGGGGATTGTAGTCGGAAATACCATTCACATTTTGGAGCCAGGATTTACCACTTACAATATACTTGCTGTTATTGGAAATACCTTACAATTAGATTCGGCCATGCCATCCACATTTGATGATGCAAGATTTTCTGTAAACGAATATTCTGTAGTTGTGTCAAGTGAAATAAATTTGTTTAACAATATTGCCGTTTCTATTATTAGTGGTGGCGTTGAAACAGAGATTCCAGGCCTTAGAGCTGATATTCCAAGTTATTCTATTAGTAAAAATGTTTATAACGAAGATGTGTTGTCTTTATTGGGAAGTGCTAAGGCGGGAGATCAAATTGCAATAAGAACTCTTGGATTAAACCATAGGCGAGCAAGGGCCAGACAATATGTTTGGGGCAATACTAGTAGTGTTATAAAAACACAATTGCCACCACCAATTTATTTGGATGAGGCAAAAATTTATCCTGTATTATACCCTATCGAGTCAATTGGGCCTCATAATTCTGTTCTTATTGGTGGAAGATTTTTTGCTGCTGGATTAACTACAAGTCAGCCATCAAATGATACGGAAGGAAGGACATTGGCTGTAAGAATGACGGGAGGTAATGTTAATTTTTCAACGCCTCCTGTTGTAACTATTTTTGGAGTAACGCCATCGGGCCCATTAGCAGAGGTTTTAACATTTAACTCTCCCTCCATTCAAAATACCACAAATAAGTTTTTGACAGTTGCATCCATCAATATTGAGGCAACCCCAATAGTTACGACACAAAACAGTGTCTCTGTAGAAATAAAAGAGGCATTTCCAATAACATTTTCTGAAGGAAATTTAATATTCCCTGTATTGAGGTTTAGTTATAAGACACAGATGGGTAAAACGCTTGAGGGCACAGGAAGCAATGTTGTTACAGATCATGGCGGGTATTTTGTAGATTCTAATGTTGGTCAGAAATTAGTTATAAACTCTCCGGCCGCGGTTGCCGGAACTTACACAATAACAGGGCGTATAGATACCACAAATATTACTATAACGCCCGCTCCGCCAATAGCATTCAGTAATGGAAACTATAGTGTGTTTAATGTTACTTTGGGCAGAAGCGGTTTCCAAAATGGATTTTTTACATTTGAGGTTGCTGGAGCTACAAATGAGCCATTTCCACTAAAACAAGGGTGGTATGAATTTGATTATTCTGCTCATTTAGAGATTCCGATGGATCCGGTAAATAATATAGAGTCTCATATTGGATCTGATATGAATAGTCACAAGCCGGCAAATGCTATTATTGATGAATTTAGAATTTTATCTACACAATTAACAGATGTTCGTGTGGGCGAGTCATTGGCGGAAAACGAAGATTCTATAACTACAGATTATACCGCATTAAGAGAATTTATTGCAAATAGTGACACTTTAATGTTGTTGCATTTTAATGAACTTCCATTGTCTAATGATGCAGATTTTTGGGTAACATCTACCAGAGATTATTTGCAGTCTGGCAGTAGCGTTAATAGTAATTTTGATAAAAGTTTAATTGTGGCGGATAAGCCTTTGGTTTACGATAATAGCGGAAGATTACAAACATTATCTGAAGGTTCTATTGAGTTCTGGGTTAGTCCTAAGTTTGATACGTACAATGATCCTAATTTTAGGTTTTATTTTGATGCGAGTGGATCATTAGAGGAGGAAACCACAAGTTTAACTAATGGCACTGTACAGTTATCAAGAAGTGCCGCTAGTATTTTCAGTGTAAGATTGCAAACAGACGTTGATAATGATGGTGTCGATTATTTTGCTGGTGGTAGGTTATTGTCAGATTTTCAAACAATTAATTTGGGAAAGGCATTGCCAGCCCAACAGACTCCGGTAAAAATAAACTATATACCAAGCGGATTGTCTGGTGATCGCATTTCTATATATAAAGATCAAGAAGGATTTATAACATTTAATGTTAGGGCCGTTGGCATAGATTATCAGGTGCGACATCCAGTATTTTGGTCACGAGATTCTTGGCATCGTGTTAGAGCCACATATAAATTTAACCGCGCAGATAATCAGGATGAAATTCGCTTGTTTATAGACGGTGAGGAAAGGGGAGCGGTAAGGTTTGGAGCCGATTTATTATTTGGACAGGGGCTTATTTTCGGTCAAGGATTTGCTGGAGTTGATAATTCAGTATTAATAGATGATATCAATTTTTCCGATCCAATCAATGAATTTTTTATAGGTTCTGATTATTTAAGAGCCAATACAGCCCAGGCAAGAATTGATAACTTGAGACTGAGTAATGTTTCTAGAGATCCTTTAGTTATTGCTGGTCAATCTACGGATGTTAACTTTAGTCAAAATTTGAACATTGTGTATCCGGTAATTGAAGATGCATTTACTACGTTTTTAATGAATTTTGACACAGTAAAGTTTAAAGCAGATGATTTTGCACTGCTTAAAGATGATGTCTATGGTATATTTAATTTTACTATAAATATCATAGATTCCTTTAATATAGTTTCTAGCGACGCAAAAGTGCAACAGGTTTTAGAGAGTCTAATAAATGCACTAAAGCCGGCGCAAAGCAAAGTAACACTCAATTATATCAGATAGGTAAACCATGACGATTCGTAAAGATGTATCCATAATTCAAAACAGATGGCATGATGCTCAAAGAGTAGATCGTACCGACATGGATGTAGAACAAGAGAAAAACACCCAAACAGAGGGATCAATTATTCAAAATCATTTTGGTTCTGGTGTATTGTTAGCTACACGAGAGCAAAGGGTTTTATTTGATTCTGATATGCCTGATGCTGAACAGGCTTCGTTTATTGCTGCTCATACATTTGATGGTCGTGGAATTCATGTGCATCAACAACCATCTGATATAAACCTTGGAAATCAAATAGAAATAGAATTATCTGGTTCTAATGTTTTCGGTAGATTAAGTGTTAAAGTTGCTATTGTTGGTTTGGCTTTTGATGGAACGTTACAGCAAGATAAGTTTTATTTTTATAAGAATGGTTCTCAGGTTACTTCTAAACATTATATTCGTATTTTAGCGATGTTTTTCAATGATTTTAAGGGTAATAACCAATGCTCTAGGACGAATGGTGGGCGCATTGTAGTTCGAGAAACAGCGTCATTTCAATTGTCTCGTGATGCTATTATGGTTGCTCAGGACGTAGAACCTGATTTGTTTTGGCGTGATTTTAAGGTAGCAGATCCTACTGTAGCACCCCCTAACCCGACAGTCATATTGTATAATATGATTCAGGAAGCTATCGGATCCGAATATAGTGCAAATTCACTTGATATAACTACAACCGGACGGCAACCGGATCGAGAACTTGTACCTGGTGATGTTACTTCTCAAATTGGGCAAAAATTCCAAGCCACAACTGATAATATACAAAAGATTACATTATTATTGGGAATTAGAAAAGATGAAAACGCTACAGTTGAGCATTGGTTTGATTGGACTGGAGATTTGGTTATTAGCATTTATCCATTACAAACTACGGTTCAATGTCCAACGGCGATAGTTCCCGAATTGGCTATAGATTTTGATCCCGATAGTGAGCCGTTAGTACAACTCACTTATGATAAAGAGGCGTTAGAAGATATTGGATATGTATTAACTGACGTATTACAACCTGTGGATTTTGTTTTTAGCGCTACGCAGGTGGGGTCAGGAGATACTAGCGAGGTTGTTCCTGGCAATTTTTACGCCATAACAGTGCGTAGAGCAGGTGCAGCTAATGATGGCACGGTATTTATTGGCGTAGGTAATGACAGACTAGATGATGCTAGAACAACCGTATTTAGTGGTGTGTGGGTTGATGTGCCAGAAGAAGACATGTGGTTTCAAGTATGGACAGATGCGGCCAAAATTGCTGATGGTATGGGATATGATTTTGGAAATGGTATTCAATATTCTAAAACAGTTATAGATCCAGAAACTGGCGCAACTATTGATAATCAGATTAAGAACAAGTCAATGGCAGATACTGGTGAAAATGTTCTTAATATAGGTGTGTTACAGGCAATTACCGAAGAGAGCTTAACAATACAAAATGAACGCACTGGAAATGATGTTTTTTCTAGGAAACAATTTGTGCCTTCTTTTAGTTTTGTTGATGACGATGGATTAGCAGAACTTACGGATGTGTCAGAGCCATTGATTATAGGTTGTATGCGCGACACAAATCCAAAACAAAACCCAGAAATTACAGGAGAGTTGATTTTGCCGGGTCTTGTTAAGGGTGACACTTTCTGTGTTGTTAATCCGGGGCCCGATTTATTGTCAAATAATTTAATAGGTAGTAAATTATTGCCAAATTATCCATGTACAGAACCATATCGTATATTTAAGGTTGAATATTGTGTTGATGGTTATGGTGACGTTAATGGTGATGGGTATATTACAGAAGCAGATATAGCAGCAGCTGCGTCTTTAATTGGTGAGAGCATATATTCTAATTCTACCCAGCAAAAAATTATCGATGGATATTTTACAACATTAGAGGTTTTGCGAGCTGATGTTGACGGTGATGGATATATTACAGCTCATGATGTTGATTTAATTACCCAATATGTTAATAAAGCGATAAATTCATTTCCTGTTGGAAGTACGTTTAATCACATGTGCTTTACAGTGCAACAAAGCGTTGGCCGTTATGATGGCTATTTTGATTGTGATGGGTATGTAAGACTAGATGGTTATTATGGAATTAATATAGTATCACCTGATTCATTAAGCCCATATGAGTTAGTATATGATGGGTATTTAATGAGTCCGGTAATTGATATTGATCCTGTATTTTCCGCCGTCCCATTTATGGGGGTTACATACAAGGTTATTCCACAGCCATTTTGGCAAAAATATTTATTGACGCTTAGTAGTAATTCCAGACTTGTGCCGGCAGCTTTCACGGAGTCTGAATCTGTTACAAAATATTCTTGCGATAATCCGGCGGACTTTTTATGTGAAGAGAGGCCGAGTGCATTGCCAGTATGCGATCCGGGACGCAATGATTTCTTTGTTCCAGGTCATTTAATTATCGGTGACGGTCAAATATTAAAGCCCGATGGTAGTTTTCATAAGCAAGATATAGAAATAGGCACAATCATATTACAATTACCAGACAGTCCGTTGGAAGAGGTGTCATTAAATGTTTTTGAAAAATTTGTAGCTGATAGTAATAATACGGGATTTACTGTTGCTGGATATCCCGCAATGAAATATTCTGATTGCTCTACTGTACAGCCAGAAGATTTGTTTTTAAACAAAGTTAAATTCAATGTAGCTATTCAAGCTATGGTTCCGGCCATTGATGGATATGACGACGGATATAGTGATGGATATAGTGATGGATATGGTATAATTATTGACGATATTATTGGTGTTTATATGGACCATTCTACTGGAATATTAAAACTTACCGCAAAAGACATGTATGTAGATAAGGTTTATAAATCGTTAGTAACAAAGATAGAAATAACTGTATATTTAAAGAAAGCTGGGTGGATTACTGGTAACTTTGTATTAGTTGAGCCAAGTGAAATAATTGGGCTATTATCAACTTAGCGCTGTTATATAATAAAATATGCAGGTGAAAGAATTTCAAGACTACTTGTATGCATTATATACTTTTTCTGTTGATGAGTGTCATGTTGAAGTGTATTATATCGGTCAGTGTTTTTGGGAAAGGCGCGCTGAGCTAACGCCCCGACAAGTCATTGATATTATTAATATTTTGTGGCCCTCAGATGGTGTAGACATCTTTCAATATGATATTCCGTTATGGCTCACGTATGCAAAGTCATTAAATATTGATGATGTATGTGTTAGGGAAGATTTATATTCGAAGTTGTATCGTTATTCTGAGAGATATGTTATTGAAGAGGCGCAAGAGTTAATAGAACTTGCTGATCAGTTTGGTGATAATAATGTGTGTTTTGACCGTTTAAAACAAGCGGTTTATGAGTATAATACTGCTTGTGGCAATTTTAACTCGATTAGAGATAGGAAGTAATTATGAAAAAACTTATATTTGTAATATTGTTGGCATTATTTTGTTTTTCGTTTGGTTGTGTAAATACAGAAAATCAAAGTGTTAATGTGCAAAAACAAGAGGCCGAACAAGTTAACTGGTATCAGTTAAGTGATACGCGATTGTGGCTAGCGAAACAAGAAAAGAAATGTGTATTTATATATTTTCATTATCAAAGTTGTGCTGGGTGTGCCTTGTTTAAACATACCGTGTTAAAAGATCCGAAAATTGTCAAAAAGATCAACAGTAATTTTATGCCAGTTATGGTGAGTAGTTTGGATTCTAATTTTTCATATGCTGTTAAAAAGTTTGACGTGCATATTGTTCCAAGGTTTGTTATATTAGACTATACTCATGGTAATGAAATTATGCGGGGCGGTTTTCTTGAGGTGGAGCAATTGTCTGTTGCATTAGATCTTGCCGTATTAATTAGTAATCTAATAAACACATCACATACGTTGCAAAATAGCGGTGATTCAGTAATAAATCCATTTGTCAAACCATGAAGATAAAGATACAACAATTTTTGTTTGGTGGAACCCTTTTTAGCTGGGCTATTGTTGGCCAAAATATTGGTCGTGCTTTATTAGAAAAGGGTCATGAGGTTCATTTTGTTTCTACGGATGGTGTGAATAAAAAATATGTGCCAAAAGATTTAGAGTCACACGTTAAGCCAAGACCGATGTGTCAGTATGATTGTCAGATATCTTATACGGCTATGCATAATTTTCCGCATTATTTGGCGGCAGGCCCAAGAAACAGGTTTGGAATTTGGAATTATGATGGTACTATTATTCCGCCAAATATGATCAAATATCATACAGCATGTACTACTCTATGTCCATCATCTGATTTTTCCAAGGAAATATTCATGAAGAATAACATACCACATAAAAAGATTGTGGTTATTCCTCATGGAATAAATCTAAATGATTTTACTGTCAAAAGCAAACATCCATTAAAAACAAAAAAGAAGCGCAAAATATTATTGAATTTTGCAACTCCACATTTGCGCAAAAACATAAAAAAGACATTGTTTGCATTTGGTGAGGCCTTTACAAAAGATGACGATGTTTGTTTGGTTATAAAGGTCAGTATACCAAAGAAGAAAGATAGTGAAAGACGCAAAGGTTTTGATATTAATTTTTTTGAAATACTAAATGACTTTAAAAAGAAGTATAAAAACCACGCGGAAATAGAAGTAATCCGTGATTTTGTTCCAAGTTTAGTGGAATTATACAACGCTTGCGATATTGTTTTTATGATGAGTCATATGGAAATGTGGTGGTTGCCAGGTACAGAGGCTTTTGCTGCTGGGAAGTTGGTTGTGGCTAGTAATTATGGTGGTCAGTTACATTATTTAAACGAAAATAATTCATTATTAATTGATGGTAAGGTGGTAAGAATGCCAAAGCATTATCAATATTGGAATCCAAGCGTATATGCTGAAATGTTTGAACCAAGCGTTGAAGATGGTGCGGCCAAATTAAAACAAGCTGTGGACAATTACGACGAATTAATTAAAAAATTCGAGCCAAAGATGCAAGAAGCAGTAAAAGAGTTTACTTGGTCTAATGTGGCTGATAAAATATTGTCTATGGTGAGATAGTTATGTCTGATATTGAATTAAGCATTGTAATACCTGTGCACAATAATGCAAATTTTACTAAATCTGCTTTAAAAGATTTGATGAAATTACCTGGAGATCACGAAATTATTGTTGTTAATAATGGTAGCGATGATGATACAGAAATGGTTGTTTTAGAGGCTCAAAGCAAATGCACTTGTGATACCCCTCATGTAGGTTATATTAAATTTGAAAAAAATAGGGGATTTGGAGGGGCTAACAACGCTGGGTATATGGAATCCCTTGGAAATAATGTATTATTTCTTAATAATGATATTAGAGTAAAGAGTAATTATCGGTTATGGACATTTGATCTTATTTCGTATGCTAAAAAGGGTTATATTGTAGGCACTCAAGGCGGTCTTTTGGATGATGAGTTAAATTTTGTAACAGAGGGCATGGGTTTGCCTCAGACTAATTTGTGGTATATGAGTGGTTGGTGTATGTGTGGCTCTAAGGAAACGTTTGATAAACTAAAATTAAATCATTATAGGGACTTTTCTACGGGGAAAATGTGTAATGGTATGTCTTTAGGTCCGTGGAATGAGTTGTTTTTTGCATATTTTGAAGATGATGATTTGTCTTTTAGGGCAAAAAAACTTGGAATAAAATTTAAAGAGGTCAAGATTCCAGTTCATCATTTTGGTCGAATGACAGGTAGACAATTAGATTTACAAAAAATGTATATTGAATCTAGAGAACTATTTAGACAAGAATGGTTGGGAAAGATATGAAAAATAACGAAAAAAACCCATTTATTGAAGAAATTAAAACGCTTGTAATGATTGGCGGAATACCATGTGTCATTTTTTTGCTTAGCTGGTTGTTTACAAAGGCGTTTTTTTCCACAGATTCTGTTACCGGTTTATATTTTATTGGTTTTTGTGTGGGCGCTGCAACTCTTTATGCTATTTATTTGGTGATTTGTAGAATGATTGAGATTTATAGGAATATGAAAAGATGATTAGGGTTTTAACATTATCTTGGAATGGATTAGGTTTTTTAAACAAGCTTAGGGATGGATTGTTTCGTAATTTGGATAAAACAGGTTGTCCATATGAGTGGTATATTCGCTCAAATGGCTGTACTGATGGAACTCCCGACGAGGCGATTCGGTGGGAAAATACAAAAGTTCTGGCAAAAAATCATAATCGAGATAGTTTTTCAAAAGGTGTAAATTCTTTGTTCGATTTGGCGTCTCCCGATGATTCTGATATCATTTTGCTTTTAAATAATGATATCGAATTTATATCGGATAATAATATAAAAATGATGATATCTTTATTAAAAGATAATGCCGCTGGTATGATTGGTAGTAAATTATATAATGAAGATAAAACAATTTCACATTATGGCATTGTAATTTCACACAAATATGGTAATTTACCATGGAATTTTAAATCTGGACAGAAATCTACAAAATATGATTCTTATGACAGAAAATTTCAAGCTGTGACGGCAGCTTGTTGCGTACTAACATCAAAAATATTTAAAAAAGTTAATAAGTTAAATGAGGATTATAACTGGTGTTTTGAAGATGTAGATTTGTGTTTAAAAATTTCTATTAATGAAAATATGCCAATTTTTTGTTGTGGAAATACAAATATAATACATCAAACATCTGCATCTCTTAAAAAAAATCCGGTTAACAAGTTATTTATGTCACACAATGTAAATGTTTTTAAAAGAAATTGGGGGAATAAATGTATTATAGACCACCAATTGTATTTAAACAATCCAAAATATGGACTTGCAATATAATATTTATTTTATATTATTTTTTTCTATATTTATTAGCACAGATTGGACACCAAGTTCCATTTTTTATAGAGTTTGGCGTTGCAGACCAAATCTCCAATAGACATGTAAGAGTGTTGGTATAAAGTTATAATGAGGTCAAGATTTAGTACTAAATATTTTCCCTTTTCGCCTGGTATTCCTTGGACAATAAAATATTCCAAATATATTGTTCCGGAAGTGCCAGGATCTATTGTGTTGTCTAATTTAAAAGATAAAAACATCATTGTTGCTGCTTATAGTGGTTTTTTGGAATCATTTTTTTCATTGGTGTTGTGTGAGATGATGAATTACATGCTGCCAAGTTCTAAGTTATTATGGGCCGGGGATGACAGGTTTGGCTCATTGATTAAAATTAATGGTTTGGCAAAATTATATAATGGAGATGTAGATCAGTCTGTTTTAGATCGTTATCCTGTGCCTTTGTTTTTTGACAAGGAAAATAATGCATATTTTAACTGTTTGAATAATTATATTGATGTAAAAACTTATTATACGACTCATGGATATTTTGATTCTAGGGCGGCTGTAAAACAAATAATTGAAAAATCTTTATTTGATTGGGATATCAGATACATGCCTAAGTTGCGTAATTTGTATAGAGATCACAGCAAGTTGCGCTCTAAACTTGACGTGTCTAAAATTTCAGAGGAGCGGCCATTTGTGTTGTTGTTACCAGATACGGATTGGTCTGTACATAATGAGGATTGTTTAGGTTGGACCCCCACACAAATAAAGTCATTTGGTGCATTATTGTCTCAAGAAAATATTCCTTTAATTGTTTTAACAAAAAATCCTTCTAAATATTTTTATAGTTTTGTTACTGTTTTGCCAATGGAGATGGAATTATTATTGTATTTAATAATGAAGGCTAAATATATTTTATCAAGTACGATAGATTTCTTATTAGTTGGAGGGGCTATTTCGGATGCAACTATAATTTCCCGTCCAGTTAGTGGGGAATTCAAACTATCTAAAAATATAAGGTATTTGGAGGGGAAAAATGTTATATATACAATAGAGGAAATTTTTCCAACGAAAGTGTATTCTTATATTTCAGGAAATTAATATGATAGACTGCGTAGATATAATGATTGTTACACACAATCGTTTAAAACTAACAAAAGATACATTACAATGTATTTTTGATAATACTGAATTTCCATATAATTTAATATTTGTGGATAATGGCTCAGAGGATGGAACTACTGATTATTTAAAACAAATATGTCAAGAAAAAATAAAAAAAATATCCCAATTTAATAATTTTACAATTAAGGAAAACGAAAAGAACAGAGGAATAGCCATTGGTAGAAATCAAGCTCTTTCTTTATCTACCAGTAATTGGTTAGCAACTTTAGATAATGATGTCTGGGTTCCAAGAGGGTGGCTGTCAGAATGTGTATCTATACTTAAGGCGAATAAGCAGTATGCATCTATAGGGGTAAATATGGAACCAAAGCCATATCCATTAGTGACATTAAATGGGAAAACATTTCAGGATAAGCCACGTGGTAATCTCGGAACTGCTTGTATGGTATTTAACAGATCTTTGCATAAAATGCTTGGATGGTTTAATCATTTGGACTATGGGACTTATGGAGAGGAAGATGCGGACTGGGGGATGAGAATTCGAGTTATTGGTTTGCGTTTAGGTTATATTAAAGAGCAGGGCAAACATATGGGGGAAGGAGAGTACGATATTGGCGCTTATCGCGATTTTAAAACAGAATCGCACACGAAAAACCTACCCAAATTTAACGAGAATTGCCGAGCTTATGCTGCCCGCAAAAAATCATTGTTTATACCCTTTAATGATGAGTAGATTATGGTTGAAATTAGCGCAAAAGAGCTTGGTGCTTATATAGAAAATAAAAGAAGCTGTAGGATTTCTGAGTTTGGCTGTAGATTGCAGGCCCGTCATGGAATGCTTGTGTTAAATCTGTCTGATTTTGGGGATGTAATATCATATAAGATATGTGCAAGGCGATGTTCTGGTAATGGTGCGATATCTGTTAGTGGTTCTAAAGATGAAGTTATTGTAGCTTCAAAGGTATCACAATTAATAGATGTTGATGTGGATCAAAATAGTCGGATACACCTTGTAAGACCAAAAACATCAACCGGAGATATAGATATATATGGTGTTGTATTAGATATAGAAGACGAAACAGATATTAAAGGCGAAAATGTGATTAATAAGTGGAAATTATTAATATCTAAGTGTAGCAAGCATAACGGTTTGAGATTGGCCAGAGAAAAATTGTTTGCATCGGAAGGTGCTTTTATAGATTACAATGGTGTTATTGCATTAAAAACAAAGCCAGAAAATTCATATATTGTTGAAAACAATCGTGTTCGATTTATAGGTCCTTGTGAGATTAGAGATATTATATTTAAAGACAGTGCAAAAAGACCTCCTGTTACTAAGCAGCAAAATGTACCAATGTTTGCGGCTAGAAATGTACCAGCCCCAGCTGCGATACCAGAGGCAAATGATTCTACGGCAGCAGATCTTGCCAGATATGATATAACAAAATATAAGGCTGAAATTCCAATAACAATAGATTCAGCACAGTCAGATTTGGCACAATATGTATCTTATGATTCCGATGCTGTTGGAGGGTTTGATAAATTTAAGGCCAGTCGCACAAAAATGGTAAAGCATATTCATAGCAATGGAAAAGACTATGTTTTACTTAAAAGTGGAAGTTCTTGCACTATACCATTATCACCACTTGAAGCCGATACAAGTTATATTTGCATTGTAAATTCTAAAAAAATAGGGGGCAATGGCAAGATCTTTTTTGGTTTTGTTGCAGATGAGGCAACTCCAAAAGAAATTAAAAATATAATAGCAGATGATCGACTATCTGATAAATACATATCTATAAAAACCGGCAAAAAAGCATTTAATAAGCCACATAAACTTTATATATCCATGCCAAAAGAACATTGCTCTGGTGATGTTCTTATTGGTCGTGTATTAATTGTTAAGGATATTCATAAAGAAAAAATAGATCCAAGAAAACCAATATCTATTATTGATTCTAGTGGTATATGTGGCCTTCCTCCTGTATATAGCATAACTGAAGATTTAGAGATTAATGATAACGCATATAAACTTTCCAAAATGTATTCTAGATATCCATTTACTGCATCTGTAAATGAGAAATACGAAGATATCAGCGGGAACATTTCGGCAACAACAGTTTCTGGAATGCGGTGGATTAGTAAAATAGGTGGATTTTTCCCAAACTTAAAAATTATAGATAGTAGAAATGATTTTATTAATAACAAGCTTTTAATTTGTAAGGCCGGAGCTGTTAGACCCGCAGATCGAGTGTGGATAGACGTTTTTGATGAAGATAGCTTTTCAGATGATGATGTGAAAATTTTAAAAGAATGTAAAATGATTTTTAGCCCATCATTATCGAATGTGCAATTTTTAGAAAATGCGTGTCCAAATGTAACTGTTCATTTATCACACCGACCATTACCGGCCGTTCCATTTAGAAAGTCTGCATTTTTTACTAACAAAAATTTCGCATTGACATTTAATAGGAATGATAAAATTACCAAAATGTTAATAGATGTGTGGGATCAAAACTGGCCACAACTGGCTGTTGTTGGTGCTCGCGGCATGTATCCTGAAAATGTTATTGCCATAAACGAGTATTTGCCATATGAAGAATTGTTATTTATATTTTCAAAGGCAAAATTTATTATTGATATACCTTTAGAACATGATTATCATTCATCATTTTTAAGTTTTGCGTGTATTATGGGAGTGCCTGTAGTTAGTTCTAATTGGTTTGTGATGGATAAGAAAAATTGCGAGTATATGTTGCGCGATGGTAATGTGGATAATATTAAGGTTCCATCAGCAGATACTATTAAATCTGGTATAAATTCAATATTGCGCGTGAAAAGTAATTGTAAAGTTGATTATAAGTTAAACCAAGATATGAAAAAATGTATCAGCGCCTTCTATTCTGCCTGACCCCTATAAAACGTATTGATCATTGTTCTCCACATTCTTTTATATGATATGTGATGATATAATGCTTGTGGTATCATTATTTTATTTTTTAATTTTTGTAAATAACGTTCATATTCATTTTCTGAATATGATTTGATACGTTCCATTAACTTTGGGCCCAAAATATTATATTCTTTTCCATCTCTTTTTGTGAAATTTCGCAGATCTATATAAGATTGACTTGGGAAGCTAAAAGCATCTATATTGTAGCATCCCATATAGAGTGGAACAGCTCCGCCCTTCCATACTTCCGGTAATTTTTCTGTAAAATAGTTGAACGAATATGCTGGGTGATAACAATTTTCAGTACATATAGAGAATTTTACTTGACGCAAAATGTCATGTTTTGATCTTATGGGGCCTTTGTAATATGGTCTTTTTAATTTAAAATGGCCATACCATGATATTTTATATTTTGATTGTTGTTTGCTTAGAAAGTCAGCCAATTGTAATCTTAATGAATATAGTTCTGAATTGTGTGTAGATGATTTGTTATTTGCGATAAATACGATTTCGTTTTTTCTTTGCTTCCAAGGAACCCACCCTTTGCCAACCTTTTCCCGTTCGATTCCTAAACAGCTTGGGTGGTTTATTTCTATGACGCGCTTTTTTATTCTGTGATTAGTTATGGCTTTAGTAGCCCAAGTAAAAATATATTTAAATCTTTTTAGAAATGGAATATTGTAATCTTTGGGCAATACGCAAAATGGTTCTAATACTAAAATGTTATCTCCTGGCTTTGGATCTCTAATCGAATACCAACCCATTCCAATATTGATTTTTTGTGGATGCTTTTTTTTGCTGTGCCAGATTTCTCCATGTTCGTTTTCAAATATTTTGCGATCTGGCCCTGGTTGGGGGGCATATACTATATTTAGATTTACTCGGTTATTTACCATATTTTCCGTATATATATTTAATAGTATTCGAGTGATTTTTTGTTCGTATATTCTGATATATAACAAATAAAAAGAGGGTTATATGAAGAAATTTGTTATAGTCATTCCAAGTTATAAAAATAGTTGTTGGTACAAGAGAAATTTATCTTCTGTTTTATCTCAAAATTATGATAAATTTAGGGCCATTTATGTAGATGACAAGTCTCCGGATAATACGGGAAATTTAGTAGAAGAATTTTTATCTGCGCAAGATAAAAAAGGTTTGTTTAAATTAATTAAGAACCAAACTAGAGTTGGTGCGATGAAAAATCTGTATGATATGATTCATTCGTGTGATGATGATGAAATAATTGTAACATTAGATGGTGATGATTGGTTGGCGCACCCAAATGTATTAAATAAATTAAATAAAGTATATTCTGACGAAGATGTTTGGATGACATATGGTTCGTATCAAGATCATCCAAACAATTCTAGGGGCTGTTGTAGACCATTTGAACCGATGGTGGTACAACAGAATGTATTTCGTAGGGCGCAATGGAGAGCATCACATTTAAGGACGTTTTATAAATGGCTATTTGCAAAGATTCGGCAGGAAGATTTTTATGATCCAGATGGTAAATGGTTAGACATGGCTTGGGATTTAAGTTTTATGATCCCAATGCTTGAAATGTCTGGTCCACATTATCGTTATATACATGATATTCTTTACATTTACAATAATGAGAATCCTATTTCAGATTATAAAGTCAATATAAAACGACAAGGGTTTCTAGATCATTTTATAAGAACAAAACCTACCTATAAAAGGCTATAATAATATCAGCCATAAGCATATGTGTTTGGAGTAGTGAATGTCTATAACTTTTTTGCAATTAGGAAATTATGGTCGAATTGGAAATTCATTATTTCAAGCCGCAACAACTATTTCTCATGCTTTATCTAACAATACCGATTATATATTTCCAAAATGTCCATTATTAGAATGTTTTGTAAATATTCCAAGAAATAAATTTGTTGATATAAATGAAATTTGTAGTTCTTTTACGTATGAAGAGCCTCATTTTCATTATTCTAAAATACCATTTAAATCTAATATGAATTTACATGGGTATTTTCAAAGTGAGAAGTATTTTAAAGATTATACAGATTTAATTAGAGAAACATTATGTCCAAGATATGATGGGCGAATCAAACCTGGTGTTGCAAGTATACATGTAAGGCGAGGGGATTATATTCAGCCACATCTTAGTGGGTGTTATAATATATTGGGAATGGATTATTACACAAAAGCTATGGAGATTATAAAGGCACGAAAATATTTGGTTTTTTCTGATGATATTATGTGGTGTAAAAAGAATTTTGTTGGAGATAAGTTTACTTTTGTAGAGAATGATAAAGATTATATAGATTTATATATTATGAGCAAATGCGAAAATAATATAATAGCAAATTCTTCTTTTTCTTGGTGGGCAGCCTGGTTAAATAAAAACCCAAGTAAGACGGTAATAGCTCCAAAGAAATGGTTTGGTCCAAAATTATCGCCAACACATAATACGTCTGATTTAATTCCTAAAGGGTGGGTATTGTTATAGTGTTTTCTGGTAAAATATGGAATACAACCACATTAAGATATGGGAAAAAAGAGAATAGATAGAGATTTAGTAGTAAAAACATATAAAAAGCTTGGCAGGGTGAAATTAACTGCAGAACACCTATCAATAAGTGTACGTAGTGTTTCAAATATATTAAAAGAGCGAAATATTCCATCAGTACCAAGAAATTTACGAAATAAAAAATATGAAATAAACTGTAATTTTTTCAAAAATATAGACACACAAGAAAAGGCGTATATTTTAGGATTTTTATATGGTGATGGTTGTATAATTCAACATAAAAGTAAAAAATATTCTATGTCATTGGAAATAAAATCGGAAGATGCATATATTTTAGACGAAATGAAAAAACATATGGAAAGCACACATCCATTATATTACAGAAAGCGAAATAAAAAATGGAGTGAAACGGCAACGCTTGTAATAACTAATCAAAAAATGTGTAATGATCTAATTAAGCATGGCATGCATGTTAGAAAGAGTTTTGACCTGGAATTTCCACATAAGATGAACCAGCTTTTATATTCACATTTTATAAGAGGATTGTCAGATAGTGATGCTTATATAGGTATTGATAAAAAAAATAGAGCTACCTGGAATTTTATAGGAACGTCAGAAATTTGTCATTCTATTAAAACAATTTTATTAGAACAAAATATTTCGACACGCTTAAAAGTTGTAAATCGTTATTCTAGACCATTAATGAGGGTGGTTTGTACGCGAAAAAGTGACATAATAAAGTTATATAAATTTTTGTATAATGAATCTACAATACATTTAACAAGGAAATATGATATATTTTCTAATGTAAAATATAAACCAAGACCAGATATGTCAGGAAAAAATAATCCGTTTTATGGGCGTAAACATACAATGGAGGCAAAATTAAAAAACCGCTTAGCTCATCTTGGTAAAATATATAAAAAATCTAATGTTGATGTAACTGGAGAAAATAATCCCAATTCAAAACTTACAAAAGAACAAGTAATATATATAAGAAATAATAATATAGACACAAAAGAACTTGTGGGATTGTTTGGGGTCAATGCAAGCACTATAAACAGAGTTAAAAATGGCTCAACTTGGTGTTGTATATAGGCGAAATTATTGATATTTTAGCGTTATAGAGAAATTATGATAAAAGTTTTATTCTTACCTCTTAATTATGGCGAAGTGATTCAACGTGGCGTTTATGATGCTTTCGAACAGGCCGGGTGTGAATTGCAAGTATTTGATTATTTTGCTGTTTATCATAATCGCAGAAAAAACATAAGGGCTACCAGAAGTGAGTTAATTAAAAGGGCATCAGAGTTTAGGCCAGATTTAATACATATGCAAATTCAGCATACAACAATTATTGATGCCGGAACTATACGTGAGCTGAAGAGATTATTGCCGAATTCTATTGTTACAAATTGGACAGGCGATGTTAGAAATTACGTGCCAAAATCTTTTAAAAATATTGCTCAAATTGCTGATTATAATTTAATATCATCTACTGGCCAACTGGAAATGTTCAAAAAACAAATAAAAGGAAGACATGTTGGTTATTGGCAAATTGGGTATGATCCTAAATTGTATCATCCGTCATATGAACCGCCTTTAAATTTTGATTATGATATAGTTTTTATTGCCAATAATAATGTAAAAGAGGGTTATCCGGGGCGACCAGAGAGAGAGAAAGTTTGTCGATTATTGAGAAAAGCATTTGACAGACGATTTGGATTGTTTGGATCTGGTTGGCCCCGAAATTTTCGTTCAAGCGGAAGTGTAGATCAGAAAAGGGTAGCAAAATTTTATCATAAAAGTTGCTGTCTTTTAAGTGTAAGTCATTATAATAACTTGTCACATTATTTTTCTGATCGTCTTTTGATGTGTCTTGCGAGTGGTAGGCCGACAATATCTTTAAAATTTCCTAATTGGCAATCTTATTTTACAAACAACTGTGATTTGGTTATAGCAAATTCTATCGAGGACATAGTAACAAAAACAAAACACATGTTACAGAATCCAGATTTGGCAAATTATATTGGCAAATCGGGTGCAGAAAAAGTATTTGCGGAACATACTTATTTGAGTAGGATCAAAGAATTACTAGATATGGTTGGTTTGTCAGGTAGAATATAGGTAATTTTATGATTATAGGTGAAAATTTTGTTTTTATTCATAACCCACATACCGGCGGGGCGTTTATTAGATCTGCGTTTCGTGAGGCGTTGCCATCTGCATTTTCTATGAAGTTGGAGGATTGGCATAAGCCTATAGATAGCTTACAGATAAAATATAGGGATAAGATAAAGTTTGGTATGGTTCGAAATCCTTGGGCCTGGTATGTTTCTTTTTATTTGCACCAACAGCCAAACGGTCAGTTTCTTAGATTATTTTTGGACGGAAAAAGCAATGAATTTTCTAGATTTTTGAGCAATATGCTATCTACAAATTTTATAAAAAAGCGAATTGATAGCAAGTTTCATCCTGTGGGAAATCCTTATTTGCCGGTAGGGGTTCCAAAATTTAAGTATATGCATAGCTTAGATGTTGGATTTTTCAGTTATCGGTATATTTATATGTTTTGTTTTAATTATAAAGAAATATTTAACGAAGAAAACAAAACAAATATTATAAGAAATCATGATAAGTGGTTATCTTTGGATGTTGTTGGAAAAACAGAAAATCTTGTTGCTGATTTGTCTAATTTTTGTATTAAATACAAATTACCGGTTAATAAAAAACATATGAGTAAATGGCATAAAAGGCCAAAAGAAAATAGTTATACGAAAAAGCCTTATACAAAATATTATAACTCTGATTTGATTAGGCTTGTGGAACAAAAAGATAGAATGATAATAAAAAAATATGGGTACAAATATGGCTCATAATGTTCACAAAAACAAATTAGTACCACCTGGTCAATCTTACAAATTACCCACCCTTTTAGTTTCGTCTGTACATCGATCTTCTAAGCAGTCGCAGGCTCATGGTGGTGTTTATTTGGTGAATTTGAATACTGGTAAGTATAAAAATTTGTTTTTAGCTAAGCATGATGTTAGTTTACATGGGCGTGGTGGTGAGCGTGGTTTTCGTGGAATAGCATTTTGGAAAGGTAAAACATATTTGGGATTGCATGACGGTGTTCAAATATATAATCAAAAGTTTAAGCATATAGATACAATTAGACAGGATAATTATCTGGGAAGTGTTCATGAAATTTGTATTTTTCAGGGAACATTATATGTGGTTTCTACAAATTACGATTCGATTATTGCATTTAATTTACAAAACAATAAAATGATTAATTGTATGACAATAAAACATAAAAATAAGAATCAGTTTTTTTTATGTAAAAAAAATAATCCACCGATAAAAGCTGATTCACTACATATAAACAATGTATATGCAGATAATCGTGGGGTATTTTGCTCTGGTACTAATTTTTCGTCACTTTTGCAAATAAAAAACAATGTACTTAAAGTGTTTTCTAGGGTTTTACCAGGAACACATAATTGTCGTCCTTATATGAATGATAAAATTATTTGTAATGATACTCAAAGAGGGCGTTTAGCTATTCTTTCGATTGGTGGACGTTGTGATAAATATGTAAATGTTAGACGAATAGGCCATAACCAAATGGTTGGTGCAGATCGTTCTGAGAAAATAGCCAGACAACCATTTGCAAGGGGATTAACATTTGATGATCGGGTAATTATTGGAGGATCTTCGCCGGATATGATTTCTGTATATAATAAAAATGATTTATCTCATATTAAAACAATAAATTTGTCCATGAATATTACACATTGTATTCATGGATTAGAGATTTATCCATATCAGCAAGACGTGGTGTAATATGAGTAAGATTTCCAGATTATTTTTCTGTATAAATTCTGGTCGTTCTGGATCACATTATCTTCAAAAGTTGTTAAGCACTTCTCCAGAAATAGCATCTTTTGGTGAACAAGCGCCAACAATGAGCGGAAAATATTTACATGCAGTTAATAAATATCCTTATTCTGTCTCTTATGATGATAGAAAAATAAAAACAGATAAGATAGAAAACATTATTACAAACCTACCCAAATCAAAACTTGTTTATAGTGAAACAAATCATATGTTTATAAAAACGTTTTTTGATGTGGTTATTGACCATTTTGGACCAAAAGTAGAAGTTATTATTTTACGAAGGAATTTAGCAAATACATTAAAAAGCTTTATAGAGCTAGATTATTTGGGAAAAAATCACGTGTCTTATGATTGGATGGTTAACACAGATTCTCCCACGGCGGCTACAAGGGCTTTGGGTAAATTCAAGCAGATGAGTCATTATAATCGTTGTATTGCTTATTTGTTAGATATTGAGGCTAGAGCGTTGCGTTTCCAAAAAGATTATCCTAACATAAAAACACACGAAGTAAGAGTTGAAAATCTTAACGACGTTAAAAATGTTAAAATATTTTTTAAACAATTAGGCATCTCATACACAAAGGAAACACAATCTGTATTAGGAAACGCCGTTAATACAAGACAAAGTAGAAAAAAACATTTTAATAACATAACAACAGTAGATCTTTGTGCGAAAAAATGCAGACAATATATTAATCGCGCTAAAGTTGCTGGAATTGATGTTCCAAATGTTAAGATTATTTAATTGTAGGGACATTATATTATCTGATCAATTTTTGGTTGAGTAATTGTTGTTGTAATATTAAAATGTAAAAGAATTTAATATAAGGCTTTATAATGATTAATTTTTTGGCAAATAAAAAGTTAGATTATGCAAGAATACAAGATATTTTGTCTGTTTCAGAATCAAAAAACCATTATACAAACGATGGTCCCGTAAAACGATTATTAGAAAAAAAATTAGAAGAAATATTAGAAATAGACGAAGACAAATGTGTTGTTTGCGTGAGTAATGGAACTACAGCGCTACATACATTGATGTTTTTATGTGAAGAATATTTGGATGTAAATTCTTGGGTTGTGCCTGCATTTACTTTTCCATCACCTGTTGTTGGAACTGGGTGCAATGTTTCAATTTTAGATATCGAATATGATACATATACATTAGATTTTGACCAAAATAAATTACACAAATTTGATGGGATAGTATTAACAAATCTTTTTGGCTCATATGTCGACTTGTATAAGTGGCAAGCATATTGCGATGCAACTGGTAAAATACTAATTTTTGATAACGCTAGTTCTCCATTATCTAAGTGTAACGGGGTAAATATATGTAATTTTGGCGATTGTTCTTTTGGAAGTTTGCATCACACTAAATATTTGGGTTGCGGCGAGGGAGGTTTTGTTGTTGTTCCAAAGCAGTATTATGATAAGGTGTTATCCATTGTAAATTTTGGTTTTTATTTTGATCGTAAGCATAAAAAATTATCTTCTAACTTTAAAATGTCTGACGTATCGGCGGCATTTATATTGTGTCATATAGAAAACTATAACATAGATAAACATAAAGAAGTACAAAACAAATTAGTTAATATGATTAAAAGTATTGATGGTGTTAATTTGTTTAATTACAAGCCAGGAACAGTATATAATAATTTTCCGGTATTGTTCGATCAGCCTATAGGTACAGAAGCATTTGATAATAGTGGAATTGTAGTGCATAAATATTATGAGCCGCTGAAGTCTTTGCCATTTTCGAATATGTTATTTGACCATATTATTAATTTCCCATTAAATAATGAGTTTGATGATAATAATATAGATTGCATAATAGATGCAATTGATGGTATTGTGGTGGGTGATAATGTATGAGTTTAACCGGAAGCATAAAGGTGGTTTTAATAAAATATTTGGTATAGGAGAAAATAAAACTGGAACTACATCTTTAGGAGTTGCTTTAAATGTTCTTGGGTGTGGACAAATGGCTGCGTGGCCACAGTCTAAGCATATTATTAATGGATTTAGATCTAGTTATACGGATATGTTTTCGCAAATGAATGTTGTTTGTAGAATGTATCGTCATTTTAATGATTTTCCTTGGAATATATTAGATTTGTACCAAATGTTAGATAAAAGGTTTATTAATAGTAAGTTTATATTAACCGTTAGAGATCCTGAATGTTGGTTTAAATCATTAAAAAATTGGTGCACTGTCCCAAGTGGAAATTATACTGATTTAATGTGGAGAATTCATAAAAATTTCAGACGAGACAGGCGTTATAGAAGAGTGATAGGATTATTTGAGAAATGTTTTGAGCAGAAATATGGAATTAAGTCAAATAATGGTGTATTTCGGGTGAGCGAATATAAGGATAAGTATATAAAAGGATATATTAATCGTAATAAGATGATTAAAAAATATTTTGAACGTAGACCAAATGATTTATTGGTTGTCAATTGGGAAGATGGTGATGGATGGGAAGAATTGTGTAATTTTTTAAATAGAAAAATACCATCTCGTCGTTTTCCACATGCATTGAAAAGAAAATTTAATAACAAATATTATGGGTAAAACAATGTCAAATCAAAAAAAGCCGGGCGTACAAGGTAAGTTTCCTTTTGGTAAAGAAATTATTCATAAAGGTTACAAATTAAAGGGTTGGCCGTTAAAAAATGCTTGCTTAAATAAATATCGCAAGATTTTATCTGGAATAAAAAACGGTAAAATTGTGGAGGTTGGCGTATATGGAGGGGCAAGCATTTTAAGTGTAATAGATATTTGTATAGCAAATAATAATGTAATTTTTGGGATAGATCCTTGGGAGCGAATTAGCCGAACAAATGGGCAAATACCAGACAAAGATTTTTTAATTGAATGTCAAAAACAAATGAAATCAGCCAGAAAAAACCTAGAAAAAATCGTTACTGATTTAAAATATGATAAATATATTAAATTAATTCAGGGTTTTTCTCCGGCAAAAGCTAGTTTATTTGATAATAATAGTTTAGATATGGTTTATATAGATGGAGAACATTCATATAATGCCGTATTTTCTGATATGACGGCGTGGCTTCCTAAAATTAAGAAAAATGGCACTCTATGGGGAGATGATTTTGTTTGGAAGAGTGTTAGTATGGCAGTTAAAAAGTTTTGTAAAGATAATAAATTGAAATTTACAAGCACCGGTAGAAGCTGGTTTGTTCATGTGGTATAAAATATGCGTTTGGCAATAATGCAACCGTATTTTTTTCCATATATTGGCTATTTTCAATTAATAGCGGCTGCGGATAAATTTGTGTTTTATGATGATGTAAATTACATTAAAAGAGGGTGGGTTAGTCGTAATCGTATAAATATTCATGGCAAACCATCATATTTTGGCGTACAAACCAGCAAAGCAAGTCAATTTTCTAAAATACGTGATATCAAATTAAATAGTGATTATAAGTGGCGCAAAAAGCTATTAAAGTCTTTAGAGCTTAATTATAAAAAATCAATTAATTTTGATAAAGTATATGATATCGTAAAAAATGTGGTTATGTTTGAAACTAATAACCTATCAGAAATGAACAAAAAAAGTATAGTTCATTTTTGTAAGTATCTTGGTATTGACACCGAAATAGTTGATAGCTCTGTTATATTTGACAATTCGGAACTACATGGTCAAGAAAGAATATTAGATATATGCGTACAATGCAATGCAAGCGTGTATATAAACGCTATAAATGGAAAGGAATTATATTCAGTTAATGATTTTGATAACAAAAATATTAGTTTGAAGTTTATAGAGATGAACAGATCGGCTATAGATTATGATAATATATATTTATCTATTATAGATTTGGTTATGAATACTTCTATGTCGGATTTGTCCGAGATGCTTAATTGTTATACTTTAGTATAGTTATTTCTTGCTTTTTCGCGCGGTGCAGATATAATAGAATTGGTATATTTGATCTACTTGAATTTCTTCAATGTTTTTAGGAAGAAATTCAATTGGACAATGATGAATAACATTATGATTTGATAATACGAATTTAAAGTAAAGCTTTTCAATAAAAGATGCAGAATTGTATAATTGTTCGTCTAGGAACAGAATCTTACCACCTTTTTTTGTAACTCTTACCATTTCCTCTAAAGCAACTTTTGTATTAGCACAACTATTAATTGCGCCATAATTTGTAACGATATCAAATGTTTCAGACTCAAAAGGGAGCTTATGGGCGTCAGCTAACAAAAGGGTTACAGGAACATGTTGTTGATTCATGATTTTTTGTCCCTTAGTTAACATTTGTTTAGAAAGATCAACTCCTGTATATTCTGCATTCAAATTCATCCATCCATGACGAAACAGTGAATTACATGTACCTGTTGCGATGTCTAGCATTTTAAGCTTTGTTGTGGAATTTTGATATTCTTTTTGAAATTCTGAGTGTATTTGTGTAAATGTTTTGGTTGGTTTGTATTGGTGTTTGAATAGTGATATTTTGGTTGGAATAGCTAAAACTAATAAGTAAAATATGTATTTGTGTTTATATAAAATGTATGATGTGCTTATTAATAATATTCCTACAAAAATATCTGTTATAGATACGCAATGTTGTGAATAAACAAGCCAACAAATTGAATATCCAACTACAAGCATCAAATATAATACAATAAAAAAATATGCTAACCAGTATTTAATTGATATTTTAATTGGTCTGACCGGAAGGCTTAAAAATGGCATGAAAAAATTATAAAATCTTCCAAAAAGATTGTTATAAAAAGAATCCATAAGATGTTTATCGTCATTTCTTATTTTCGATTTAATTGAAAAATCTGGAATTCCATTTGTACAAACATATTGTTGTTTACAGTGTTTACATTCCCAATATGTTTTGTGTTTTAAGAATTTTGGGTTTTTACATGTTAAGCATATTATCGGTGATGTTTTGTTTGTGTTTTTATTGTTATTTTTCGTCATTTTTCTTACCAGTCTAATTTATATAATTATTATTTTGAAATCGCATAACCAAAACCAGATTGTCCAAAACCGTTTCCATTATAAAACATATATTTTAGACCATTATATGAAATTACATATGGATATGCCATCATTGAAGAATCCCAATTAGCATCAGAAACAGAAAAATTAATTTGATCGTCTTTTCTAATCCATTTTTTTCCATTGATAGATTCTGCATAGCCAATTTTATAGCTGTTTTGTAATGTGCTACGATAATGTGTGATATTGCGAAAAGAATACCACATTTTATATAATTTATTTTCTTTGATTATTGAGGCGCGAACAATGCCCCCTTCTTTATTGGATTTATAATCAATTGCAACGTTGTTATTGCGTTGCCAGTTTATTCCATCATTTGATTCTGCGTATTTTATGTGATAATATGGTTCTGGTTTATTGTTTATCATTTTCCATTTTGTACATGACATATACCAGTTTTTCCATACATCATTCTCAATCATTACCCATGATGTTCCAGTAAAATGAGGCTCGGTGTGTGTTGTTCCAAATATTGGGCCATTAGAATATCTTTCGAAGGATTTTCCGCCGTTATAGCTTATGGCCAATCCTATAGAGTTATGATATGGTACTGTTTTTCTTGTTGTCCACCCGGTATAATATAGGTATTTTTTGTTTCCATTAGATATTACGCATGATGGCATAACGCCACTGTCATCAAACGTTCCTAATTCGCCAAGATCCAGTACCGGTTTGTGATGTTCATATAGTATATTTTGTGGATTTCCGGCTTCTACATCTATAAAGCTTATTCTGCTTTTACCTAAGGCATCTCTTGTAGAAAAATATATTCTCCAACGATTTTTTGATATACTATCTATTGTAGGTAGCTGTGCATGTGTCTGATTCCATCGATATTTACCAGATACATTATATATATGGTCTATTTTTTGCCACATTGTTTAGATTTGTTTTTATGTGGAAATGGATTTTTTGTTGGAACTTCTTTGTTTAAGAAATGATAAAAATCAATCCATGAATTATCTTTGCTTACGTCTAATATAAAAAAATTGTGATGATTTTCAAAATATTGGATTATCATATTATTTCTACATTTGTAAATTTCGGTATAATATGAATCATTTTTAGGAAAATAGTTATGACCAAAAATTTTATTATGAAATAAAAAGTAACCAGTATGTATTTTAGGCTTTAATACATTAATTACCATTTTTTTTAATGATAATAACCAATCATTTTGATCGCGAATGGTTAGTATAAATTTGCTATTTGGAAATTCTTTATTAAGATGGATAAAAAAATCATTTGCCGCCCATGGAATATCTTCGAATGATTGGTATTGGTTGGCAATTTTGAATAGTTTGTCATATTGATTATTAATCCAATATGGCATTAGTTTATTGGAGTTTTTCCAATGACCTTTTAGGTGTTTATATCCTAAGTTTTTAAGGGCAAATCCTAAAGAAGATGTTCCTGTTTTTGGCCACCCTATTCCAAATATTTTTTTCATAATTATATATAAATATTAGAAATCAATATCTTTGCTCAATAAAGGCTCATCATTTTTATTCGTGGCATGTTTTGCTGGCGCACCTTTGTATATGTGCCATGGGTTTGTGTCTTTGGTAATTAATGCCCCCATAGCAATAAGCGATCCTTCTCCAATTTTTGCGCCATCTCTAATTGTTGCGTTTACTCCGAAAAATGAGTTTGCACCTACGTCACAATGTCCAGAAAGTACAACATGAGATGTGAAGAATACATTGTGGTCAATTTTGCTGTGGTGACCAATATGATTTCCGCTCCAAAAAACACAATTATTGCCAATTTCTACAAATGGTTGTATTGTATTGTCTTCAAGGATAAAATTGTTGTCGCCTATTTTGTCGGTTAGAACTGTGGCGTGAGAACTGATATAATTAACAAACGTATATCCCTTATTTTTGCCCTGGTCGTAAATTGATTCTCGCAAACGATTTATTGATCTATGTGATAATGGTGCGAACAGACAATATTCGTCCGTACTGTAATGTTTTTCTATATCTTCGAATGGCACAACAGGTAAGCCTTCAAATACCGCATTGTCTGGCATGTACTCTTTAGACACTGTAAATGCAACGACCTCATGTTTGCTATCGGTTCTTAAATAATAATGAGCCAAAGATGCAAAATCTAAAACTCCAAAAATTATAACTTTAGCCATATTTAATAGTCTCCATTATTTGTAAATATATGTTGTATATTCATATAACCCATAGTCTTGTCTAAATGTGAAATTTTTCGATATATTATTTCTCAAAAAATTCGCCAATTTATCAAACGGCAAATGGAAAAGATCTTCTCTAGTCCAATCAACATGATGAGACATGAAATTTACGGATAATCCAATTTTGGAATGATTAAATATTTTATTAATCATATTTTTCGTATAATCAAACATTTCGGTGAAGGTTAGGTTTTGTTTTTCTGTAAATACCCCATTTGCGATAATGTAATCAAATTTTGGCAGTTGCAATTTGTTTTTCAAGATATCGTAGCAATAATATGTGTTTTGTGGGTATTTTTGTTTTGATTTGTTGATGAATTTTCTCGAAATATCTAGTCCAGAATATTTTATATTTCGATATTTTTGGACTTTTATGTAATCATACAAATGAGACAGTCCGCATCCAAAATCCAATAACGTTAAATTATCATTTTTATTTTTAATAACGTCTAGCATAATGCTATGTCTTATTTGTGCATCATCAGCATTTGGCCAGTCAACACCTTTTGGTGAATCTCCGTATTTTTCAAAGCAAGCTTCATAGTGTGATACTATATTTAAATATTTTTTCGTCATTTTAAATATATGTATTTAACCGCGAAAGTCTCGACAAAGATTATTTTTGCTTGTTGTCTTGTGTTATTATTGCATTTAAAGAGGGACTATAAAGCCGAACTTGGTAACAATATGACAAAATCAAATAACATACAGAAAGTTCCTATTGCCAAAGGTTCTGGGCTTATGGTGTATAATCCCTCTATTGAGTACTTTATAGAAAAAATAGCGGGACGTAAATATTTTTCTTTTGTTAGATTTCAGGTTGAATTTTGGTGTACAGCAAGGATAGCATTACAATTTATGGGGTATCGAGGTTGGGCATATCCAAATTCTATTGATATCACACCGGAATTTATTAAAACATGGTCTCAAAACATGATTCGAGCATGGGAGGAAAAGCAAAGTTATAAGCGCCCATGGGTATTTAAGTCAGAAATATTTGAAGAACAATTAAATATGATTGTTAATCCAAAGCCAAATAATTTTAAATTGGCGGTAAGTGATCGGGCATGGTTTTTTGGTAAATTCCCACCACCACCAGGAAATTGGCCGTGGTCTCCCAGAATGGTAAAGAAAATGATACCGAGTGGTGAAATACCATTTAATGCGATATGTTGGAGGCGCTGGGGCTATTTTGGAGAGATTCAAAAATTTTTTAATACTTTCAAAGATAAACGTATTGTGATAGTTGGCCCTTATTATTTTGATAATTTTGGTGAAAAACTTGGTTTGAAAAATTATACACATATTAAGATAAGTCATACAAACGCAAGTGAGTATGTGTACGATTACTTAGAGGAAATAAAGAAGTTTCATAATAGCATATCGCCAAGTGATGATGTTATATATTTTTTTAGTGGAGGATCTCCTGGTATATGGTTAATACAACAACTACATAATAAATTGCATAACGCTTTTATGATTGATATTGGTCGGGCATTTGATGTTTATTATTTTTACGACACAATAAGAAAGGGCGATGCTGCGTGGAAATGGGGTTGTTGGTTGGAGAGAAATCCTCCTAAATGGATTAAGAACAAACTTAGTAATGTAATAAGATAATTATAGGTAAATATGGACTTTATTGTATTGACATATGACGACAGGCTGTCTTTTACGGAATTAATGATAAGATCGTATTTGGATTTTTTTCCGAAATTTGATATTACATTTAATATTCCATACAATAATGACGAAACATTAAGAAAAATAAAATTATTGCCAGGAAATATTACCCCAATAAAATGTAAAAAAGAGATGAAACCCACCATGTCTGCTTTATTGGGTAGTATACCAGATAATAAATTTGTTTATTGGTGTAGTGATGATCGTTATGTGGCAAGTTTTAAAGATGCACAGCGTTTTCGAAAAATCTCTAAAACATTATCTAACAATGCGTCGGTCAATTTAGACGCAGTAAGAACGCTAACTATTCCGGCGCAACACAGGCGAAATGTTAAGATTAAATTAGATAAAAACTTAGTATTGTTTAAGTTTTCAGATTCTGTTGTTCATGGGTTTTGGAATCATCACTTTATTAGATGTAAGTGGCTGAAAGATATTTTTATTAATAATAATTTGCCTGAAAATTATGAGTTAAGGGATTTACATAAGTTGATGGGTAACAGAAATAAACAATATAATCATAGAATATATACTGTTGGATCTTCAATATGTGTGTTTGGTGAAACTACATATCATGACAAAATGACAATAAATTGTAGAAAAGCAATGAACAAATATGGCATACAGATACCAGAATATCCTTCAGATAATATAAAAATCTTTTTTGATGGAAGACCTAGACTTACTCGTGTAAAATGATTGGAAATGATGTCAAAAAAAATATTTAAGCAGATATATTAGAAAGATATGAACTCATCTTATGATCCGCGAATGGAACAATATCCCTTATTAATTAGTTATCCGCGAAGCGGTAGTAATTGGCTTAATTGCACCTTAGAACTTTACTATAATAAACCTCGTTTAAGGGGTGATGGTCCTGTTACATTTTTGAAAAATCGAAGAAAAAGAACGGATTATATGTGGTTTCATGACCATGATATTTTTTCGGACCTTAAAGTTGGTCATGATAACATATTATATTTGTATAGAAACCCAGATGATGTTATTTATTCGCTTTTAATGGCGGAAAATGGGCACACTACTCAGAAATTAGTAGACGATCAAATATTTAGGTTGAAAAAACATTTTAGAAAGTATATTTTGAACGGAGTCGCTACGGAATGTGTTAGATATGAGTCTTTAAAAAATATGAAATATAAAGAGTTTGATAAAATAATAAAGTTTTTTAATAAAATCGATGTTTTGAATAAAGGTAAACTAAATAGTGCTATTAAAATAGTAAAAAAGGGACAAATAATTAATAAGGAAGTTGATAAAAGATATTTTAATAAAAACATGCTGTCGAGTTCATATGAGGTTGGCCGTAAAAAATTTAAGGATCAATATTCATCATATATCTATGCAAATTTAATTACAAAAGAGTTGAGTGATTATTTTGTATAATTCTTAATATTTATTAGTATGGATAAAAAACAAATTGTTACAATTTTTCAAACTTATGGAAGTATAAGTATAGTAAAGCAAACTCTTCCATCGGTTATTGAAGAAACTAAAAAAAATGATGCGGCGTTGATTGTTTTTGATTCTACCGAAATTAAAGATGGCAGAAAAGAGAAATGGCAATATTTGCAAAATTTAAATGTAAATGACGATTTTTTCTTAATATTATCTTCAAATTTGTCAGTTGCAGATTCTAGAAACACTTGTATGTTTTTAGCGCAGAAGTTATATGTTCCAGATTATATTTGTATAATGGATGATGATCATGGTTTTAAGTCGGGTTTCATAGCAAAATTAATAGATGCTATGCAGAAATATTATGGAAAAATTGCCCCAAATGGTCTTCGTTTTGGTTTGTTTACCGGATGTGGCGAACATAGGCACGGCCCAAGATTAAATATGAAAGATGGACATACATGTCCAGATCCTACATGTAAGCCAGGCGCTCTTGGTGGAACAAATGGTTGTTTCAGATGTGCTCCAACTTCCCATTGGAACAATGTGTTAAATGGATATGAATCAGACGAATATTTAATATCATATTATCAAACAAGTAGTATAAGTAGAAGAAATTACCACAAAGGATTTACCACTTTAATTGTAAAAAATGGTAGTAAAATGTTTTGTATTAATTATTCTGGCAGAGGTGGCTCCGCACCTAAGGGCAAAATGTTGTGGGATGATAAATATACCGCTAGTGATAGGCGCTCAAAATATAGGAAACGTTAAATTTATGATGAAAAAAAAGAAACAAAAAATAAGAGAAAGGAAAACTTATTTATTGTCGTTTCCCAGATCGGGAAATACGTGGGTACGATATTGTATTGCGCATATTATTAATCCAATAGTAGCTGGTTCGCGCCAAAAAACTGTAGATTTAAGTGGTAGTGATAAGGTTTTATTAAAGGTTCATCATATAAATAATGATAGGGCTCAAAAAACTAAAAAATCTCATAAATTGATACTGCTGGTTAGAAATCCGTATGAAGCTATTGTTAGAACTATGAATAAAAAGAATATAGGACTAACAAAAAGACGTTCCCGCAAATATTTTAATTGTTTGGAAATGTATAATGACTGGGAGGCTGATAAAATATTAATATATTATGAAGACTTAATTTTGAATCCTAAAAAAACTTTAAAAAAAATATTGAAATTTCTAAACATATCTTCTAGAAATTTGGATGATTTTATATCTTCGTATGAGTTTCATCAAAAAAGAAGCCTCAAATATTACCACAAAGTAGCTGAACGTGGCCGTACAGAGGGTGACGCAAACAAACTAAATTATCATAGTAAACTAACACACAAAGATAATTTATCTGAAGTGAAAAGATTAGTAAATTGTGAATATAAAGATTTGTCCATAAAGTACTTAAAGCGATATATGAATAGTGTCTAAGGCAAATAAATGCCAAAAAATAACAATATAATGATTAATATATACGACATACTTAAAGATATTGTGTTTGAAAATCCAATTGTGTTTGAGATTGGTGTGCACAAAGGTCAAGATACCAAAAAATTATTGGATGTATTTAAAAATGTAAATTATTATGGTTTTGAGTGTGATCCGCGCAATATAGCAAATATTAAAACAAATTCGGTATACGATAAGATTACTCTAGTAGAATTCGCCGTTAGCAATAAGAATGGTGTTGCAGATTTCTATATGTCTAATGGTACTCCACAAACGCATTCCATAAATAATACGGCTTCGTCTTCTTTACATGAGCCAACTGGACATTTAGAACGATGGAAGTGGGTTACATTTGAAAGGCCAATACAAGTAAACACATGTACATTAGATACGTTTTGTCAAGAAAATAACATAGACCATATTGATTTTATTTGGGCAGACGTACAGGGTGGTGAATATAATATGATCCTGGGTGCTCAAAATATTTTAAAATTTACACGATATTTGTATACAGAATATTCAAATGTTGAGCTTTATAAAGATCAAAAACCATTAAATGATTTGTTGAAAATATTGCCTGGGAATTGGAGCGTTGTTAAAGATTTTAGGTCAGATGTGTTTTTGAAAAATATTGACCTATACTGCAAGTGATAAATGAGCAAAATATAGAAAAAAAATAAGTGGGCCGATGGTTAACATATATGATGTTACAGATAATTGCATTCTTATAAGTTTTTTTGTGTTATATTTATTGGTGTGTTTTGACTTTGTGGGGTTATTTGTTTTATAATTTGGTGGTGTTTTTATGAAAAAATTTATTATTATGTCACCTGTGCGGTCAGGATCTTCATTGTTGAGAAAAATGTGTCATGAGCCGCCATATAGTCACTTTTTGTTTCAGCCATTTAATTTGAACCAGCTGAGAAAGTTAGGTATTAATAAGTCACTTAAAGTAGTGCAAAACAGAATGGATAATCCATCCAGATTTTTAAATTTTCTATTTTCTAAATATCATAACGAGTCTGTTGGGGCAAAAGTTATCATTACCAGTAAGGCAAACCATACGTTGGAAAATATATGTAGAAACAAAAACTTTAAAATTATTTTATTATATAGAAAAAATTTAAGCGAATCATTTGTTTCTAGAGAATTAGCAAGAACAACTGGACGATGGGGATTACAATCTGGTGATCCTCTACCTAAAATAAAAAACACATTGCATTTTAATTATCAGGGCATTGAGAAATTTTCCAACAAAGTGTTTAGAAAATTGTCCGCATGTAAGCGCATTTTAGATGACAGATTTACAGATGATTATTTGGTTTTATCGTATGAGGATCTCGTAGACAAGAATTTAAAAATTGATATGAAAAATATAAATATTGTTAGGGAATTTGTGGGAATTTCTAAATTAAGACAATATAATCCGACATCGCAAAAACAAAATGATGAAAAAACTTATTCTATGATTGAGAATAGGCAAGAATTAGATGAAAAATGTGGCAAGATGTATGGGTATTTAGGACAAAGATCTGAACCATTAATTTGGAAAGATTTTTAAAGGAGAAAACAAATGAAAACAGCGTGTATTACAGGGATAACTGGTCAAACTGGATCTTATTTGGCGGAACTATTATTAAACAAAGGATATAAAGTATATGGTCTTAATAGGAGAACGAGTACATTTAACACCAGTAGAATAGATCATATTTATAAAGATCCTCATATATCAAAACAGTTGGAGTTAGTATATGGGGATATGTCTGATTATTCTTCGTTGGCAAGTTTTGTTGGAGATGCAAAGCCTGATATTTTCTTTAATCTTGCGGCCCAATCTCACGTGAGAGTTAGTTTTGATATTCCTGAATATACGATGGATATAGTTGCTACAGGTGCTTTGAGGTGTTTAGAGGCCATACGGAAAAATAGTCCAACAACAAGGTTTTTAAATGCCTCAACATCTGAATTGTTTGGAGATCAACCAGCTCCTCAGAATGAAAAAACACCGTTTAAATCACGATCACCTTATGCGTGTGCTAAATTGGCAGCTCATAGCGTGACGGTTAATTATAGAGAGGCTTATAATTTATTTGCGGTAAATAGCATATCATTCAATCATGAATCTCCAAGAAGAACAGAGAATTTTGTTACACGCAAAATAACCAGGGCCGCAACAAGAATATATTTGGGATTACAAGAAAAGTTATACTTAGGTAATTTAGACTCGAAACGAGATTGGTCTGATGCGCGTGATGTTGTTAGGGGAATGTATAAAATTATTACCGCAAATGAACCCGATGATTTTTGTATAGCAACTGGTGAAACCCGTTCTGTTAAAGAATTTTTAGAAACGGTATTTTCTAAGCTTAATATGGATTGGAAGGATTATGTTGAGTTTGATCCAAGATATTTGCGCCCAACAGAAGTTCCTGAACTATGTGGAGACGCATCAAAAATTAAGGAAACACTTGGGTGGCAACCGGAATATTCTTTTGATGATTTGGTACAATCCATGATAGATCACGATCTTGATTTGGCATATAAAGAGCGAGTTACCGGGGAGGAAATAAAAATATGAAAATAAAAATAATTAGTGACGGAACAATAGAGGGCACAAAAGTCGTCAGCGCTAAAACTGGCGAAGAAATAGAGTCTGTTACTAAAATAGGTTGGATGGCTGAGTCCGGTGAAATATATTCAAGAGCTATAATAGAAATAATAAATGTGCCTGTCGAGATAGAATCAGATGCAGAATTACAAATAAACGTTCCAATAAATGTGTCTGGAGAATAGATATGGTAAATCCAAGCGAAAATATTAACTTATTAGATGTTATTGAAAATCGCGTTATTATGCCTGATGGAAATAGTATAAGCGGAATTAGTTTTTTGGAATTAGAGGTAAGTTCGGACGAATTATTACCATCATTAATAATAAATGTTATACCAAATAAGGTAGATATTAAGGGTGATGCTACGATAAAGCTTTTAGAATGGTCGGAAAAGGATGAAAGATTCGAATTTCGTGGAAAAGAAAAGCAAACTAAAGTACACATATATAATGACAGTTTTAACGCTTCTAAAAGAGTTCCATCGTCTGCTGGTTATATTATAGAGGATATAGATAATGATGAAGTTATAGGGGCGTGTCAAAGAGTTAGAATAGAACAAACCTCTACATCAAAATGGATTGAAATCGAACAAATAGATTTGAGTTCTTGTCCAGAGGAGCGAAAATGATCAGTGTTTTGTGTACAGGGGCAACTGGGTTTTTAGGAAAGCATGTTCAAGATACCTTTGAGCCATATATTGTAAATAATGATTATTTCGTTGCGTTTTTAGGCTCTAATGGTGGTCGTGGTGATTTGGCAAGTCCGGCGTTGGCTTATGATGTTTTTTCTCGTTATGAACCAGATGTGGTTGTTCATATGGCTGCTGTTTGTGGTGGTATTTTAGCTAATAAAAATGCCCCCGCTAAATTTCTATCTACCAATTTACAAATGGGTTTAAACATTTTTGAGCTGGCAGTACAGTTTAAAGTAAAATATGTGTATACGCTTGGTAGCGTGTGTAGTTATCCGAAATATTGTCCAGTACCATTTAAAGAAGATGATATTTGGAATGGTTATCCAGAAGAAACAAATGCCCCATATGGATTTGCTAAAAAGGGTTTGTTGATGCTGGGTAACACATATCGTGAGCAGTATGGGGTTAGAGGCGCGCATCTTATACCTGTTAATTTATATGGACCTTATGATCATTTTGATTTAGTAAACAGTCACGTAATTCCCGCTCTTATTAATAAGTTTACAGATGCAATACAAAATAATAAAGATACGGTATATTGTTGGGGTACCGGGGCTGCGTCTAGAGAATTTTTATATGCAGGAGATGCTGCCAAGGCTATTGTTCAGGCTGTTACAACAGGGCTTGATACAGAATTGCCAATTAATATTGGAACGGGTGATGAGATAACAATTAAAGATTTGGCATATTTAATTGCTAAACTTACAGGATTTGAGGGTAATATAGAGTTTACTGGTGAGGTTTCAGATGGCCAGCCAAAACGCAGATTGGATGTGTCTCGCGCAAAAGAGATTATGGGATTTGAAGCTAAAACAAAATTATTAGAGGGGTTGGTAAGGACAATCTCTTGGTACCAGGATAATTTGGAGAAAACAAAATGACTAATAATAAAAAGAAAGACAACAATAAAAAAACATCAGATTATACACAAAAAGAAAAAGATACTAAACTAGAAGTGGTAGAAGATGTTATGCGCGACCCTGAAAAAATTCAGGAACAAATTGAAGCTTTGCAGAAGATTGGTCAGGATTATACTGATGAAATTTTAAGTGGTAAGGTTATTGAAAGTACAGAAGACGTAGTTACACATCCGGTAGAATATAAAGATCCGAAAGATTCTAAAAAGCTTGAGCAACCATTAGGCGTAGCAATAGATTTAGCTATTGAAATGCGAAATAAAAATATGTTGGATGATGATGCATTTATTAGTCAAATAAAGGAAATAAGAAGATGGGATGATGATTTGATTTCTGGGTTTCGTAATAATATAATGAGTGATGATGCTTTTATAGATAACACTTCTAATTCCGATGATACTGATGTTGTGCCCCCTGTTAGTTCTAGTAAATTATCTGAGGCCAACGCATTAATGATTGGTTTTGATAAGAAATACGCAATGTCTAAGGCGAATTATATTTATTCTAGAACAGTAATGAAACAATACGAAAAAGACTTGCGCAGTAAGGGTGAGTTTAGCATGAAAGAACAATATTATAAAGCCACTTGTGAGTTTTTGGCGGCAGAGCGTAATTATAAGATTTATGATAAAGTATATAATATTGTTGTAAAAAACTTAGATGAATTGTCGATTAATTTAGAAGACGTTACTCTGCTAATAGAGAAAAACAATCAGGATCCTGATTTGTCGCCTGAGACATTATCTGCATTATTTGCACACTTAATGCCAACAGAAGAGCAGTTAAAAAAAGAAAAAGAGCGTCGTAATAGAGTTGTCGTAACTGATGACTTATTTGTAAGATATGAAAAGGAAAAACAAAAAAGTAAAAAAGCAATAGAAAAAGACACTGATGTTTCAAGCGCTTTTAATAAAACATGCTCACAGAAAGAATAAAATATGAGTAAAAAGAAAATATTAGTAACAGGATCTTGCGGATTTATATTTTCAAATTTCGTAAGACATGTCTTATATCATCAAAAAGAGTATGATATTGCCAGTATAGATAAGGTTGTTGCTCCAAATAGCCTTCACAATATTTACGCTAACAAGGGTCACATTTTTTATGTTGGAGATGTGGCTGATCCTCATTTTATAGATGTTGTATTTCAAATAGAGCGTCCAGATATTGTTGTGCATGGTGCGGCAGAGACCCATGTAGACAATTCAATTAGTGGTGCGGTTCCTTTTATTAAGTCAAATGTTTTAGGAACTCAAGTTATTGTTGATGCATGTGTCAAATATAATGTAGAGCGTTTGATTTATATTTCAACTGACGAAATTTATGGGCAGTTATCTAGTGAGTCAGATAAGGCATGGTCTGAAACTTCTCCACTAGATCCAAGAAACCCATATTCTGCCTCAAAAGCAGCGGGAGAGCTTATTGTACAAGCTGCAAATAAAACCCATAACTTGCAATATAATATTACAAGATGTTGTAATAATTTTGGACCACGACAATCTGCAGATAAGTTAATGCCAAAGATAATTAACAACATCATACACGGGGAAAAGGTGCCAATATATGGTCAGGGAAAGCAGTTAAGAGAGTGGATTCACGTTTTCGATAATTGTGAGGCCATTATGACAATTTTGCGCTCCTCTCCACCAAATGAAATATACAACATATCGTCTGGGTATGAGTTTTCTAATGTGGAAGTGTTCCAAGAGATTTGTAATGTTATGGAAAAGGGTTATGATTTGTTAAACTTTATTAAAGATCCCAGACCAGGACATGATTTTAGATATTCCGTGGACTCTTCTAAGATAAGAAGTCTGGGGTGGAAACCAAAATTTAGGTTTCGAGAAGGGTTAAAACAGTGTGCGGCCTGGTATATAAATAATCAGTGGATTTTAAGGTAATATTGTCAAAATCATTGCATAAAATAACATATATGTAATGCAAAATGATATAGTGTAAGTTTTTGTAATTATTTAGAAAATAGGAAGAATCATGTCAGTGAAAACAGATGTAGTTGAAGGTAAAAAAGAAGAAATTATAGATGATATTTCTGAGCATGTAGTTACGTCTGCGCCGGAGGTGGATGATGATAAATTACAGGCTTTAAAAGAACAATTTGCATCTAAGAATAAGGAACAGGATAAGATGCCCCCTAGAATATTAGAAGAAAAGACAAGAAGTATAAAGTTTGGTATAATCGGTAGCGGGCAGGCTGGATCGCGTATTGCTGAAACGTTTCATTCATTGGGTTATGAAGCAATTGCAATAAATACCGCCACACAAGATTTAGAGCATATAAACATTCCCCAGTCGAATAAGTTGCTTCTGGATTATGGTCTTGGTGGTGCGAGTAAAGATAGAAGTTTAGGAAATGAGGCGGCAGAAACACATAAAGACGCAATTTATGCGTTGATTAAAGATAAGTTAGCTGATACTCAAGTGTATGTATTTTGTACGTCTTTGGGGGGCGGTAGCGGTAGTGGTTCTGTAAATACCATTATCGATATTTTAGCTTCTATTGGAAATCCTATTGTTGTTATTACTGTATTGCCAATGACCAATGAAGATGCGCAAACAAAAAGTAACGCACTTGAGTCTTTGTCAGAGCTTGCTGTTAAAGCTAAAGAAAAAATTATTCATAACCTAATTGTTGCCGACAATGCAAAGATTGAATCAATTTTTAGTGATGTTGGCCAAATGGATTTTTATAATGTTAGCAATAAGGCTATTGTTGAACCATTAGATGTGTTTAATACGTATTCCTCTCAGCCCTCCTCAATTAAAGGTTTGGATCCAATGGAATTTTTGAAGGTTTTGATTGATGGCGGTGGTTTGAGTTTATATGGCTGTATGAATGTGGCTAATTATGAGGCAGATACAGCTATAGCTGAAGCTATAATTACTAATTTGGATTCAGGATTACTTGCCAGCGGGTTTGATCTAAAACAGACTCGTTATGTTGGGGCCATGGTTTTGGCAAACAAGGATGTTTGGAATAAAATCCCGAGTTCTAGTATAAATTATGCCATGAGTATGGTGCAAGATACCGCTGGAACTCCACTTGGTGTGTTTAGAGGAATTTATACGGCAGATATCGAGGAAGATGTTGTGAAGGTTTATTCGTTTTTTAGTGGTTTAGCACTTCCCGAGCCTCGAATCGAAGAGCTTAAAAAGGAAGTTTCATTACATCGAACGACTCTTAAAACAAAAGATGTTTCTAGAGATTTAAAGCTTAATATAGATACTGGCGAAAGTGAAACTGTGTCTGCTGTCGAAAAAATTAAACAAAAGATTGAAAAGAAAAAGTCAAAATTTGGTCAGTTTACACAAAAGCTAGTAGATAAACGTAATAAATAATGGCTAAAATTGTAGTAAAAGACAATATCTGTTACATAAAAGAAGAAACAGATATTAATTTTGTGCGCATATTAGATGATGAATTGTCCTTTAGAGTGCAGGGGGCGGAACATACCCGAGCATATAAAGGCTATTATGTTGGTGGTCAATTTATTCGATGGGATGGAGTTCATCGTATCTTGTCGAATAATTTAACTTTTCCGTATGGATTATTATCTAGAGTTTGTGAATTATATGAGCGATATGGTAAAGAGATAACAATTCATGAAGAGGAGCTTGAAAGAACTCCAATAAACTCAATAGAAATACTTGGCGCATTAAAGAGAATTAATAAATATCCATATCCATATCAGCTAGAAGTTTTAGATACCGTAAAAGAAAGTTATAATGGCATTATACGTATGGCAACCGGATCAGGAAAGTCGATCATTGCCGCTTTAATTACCGCATATTTTGGAAAAAAGTCTGTTATTTACGTTATTGGAAAAGATCTTTTGCATCAAACTAAAAGATTTTTTGACGAAATATTTGATGATCCCGTGGGCATTATTGGTGATGGCTTATGCGATATTCATGATATTAATATTGCTAGCATATGGACAGTTGGACAGGCATTAGGGCTTAAAAGCAACAAAATTATTGATGATGTATCAGATGGTGAAAAGAAACTTGATGAGACGAAATATAAATACATCAGAGATATGATGAAAACAAGCAAGGTGCATATTTTTGACGAGTGTCATTTGGCCGCTTGTGATACAATACAAGAAATATCAAGAAACATAAATCCCGAAAATGTTTATGGAATGAGTGCATCACCATGGAGAGATGATGGGGCTGACCTATTAATTGAATGTGTGTTTGGTGGAAAGATTGTAGATATTTCTGCTTCTTATTTGATAAGAAACGGATATTTAGTTAAACCGATAATAAAGTTTTTAGAAGTTCCAAAATATCATGAATCATTAAAGAAAAGCTATCCAACAATCTATAAGCATTATGTAATAGAGAATGATATACGTAATAGAAAAGTCATAATGGGAGCTATTAAACTTGTCGAGCAAGGATATTCTCCATTAGTGTCATATACTCGCATATCACATGGCAAGAAATTATATAAAGAAATTTCTAAACATATTCCTTGTGTATTATTAAGTGGTAAAGATTCTTCTGATACTAGAATAAGAGCCAAAGATGATTTAGAGAGTGGTAAAATTAAATGTATTTTAGCATCAACAATATTTGATATAGGTGTTGATTTGCCTTCTTTATCTGGCTTGGTTATTGCCGGTGGTGGAAAATCATCTGTGAGGTCATTGCAGAGAATTGGAAGGGTGATCCGAAAATTTCCCGGCAAAACACAATCGGCAATTATTGATTTTTTGGATAATGCGCATTTTTTGAGAAAACATTCTCTTGCTAGAAAGAAAATTTATTCCATTGAAGATGAATTTCATATTATATGGCCGAAATAACGGAGAAATTATTATGATTGATTTGAACGAACAAAGGCGAGAGGCTATTCGCTTTCTTTCTAAACCCTGGCAAAGATTTTTTAATAGATTCGAAGAGATAGAATCATTAAAAGTTTCTCAGTGGAAACCAATTCATTTGTTGGGATATTTTGATAAGAGATATCGTGAACATTATAATAAAAATTTTGCATATAGTTGTAAAAAGGCACCAATGAAATGTACTGAGATAGTTTTAATTAAAAAGATGTGTGCTATGTTGGCTACCACGAATATGAGAACTGTCAAAGATTATATTGATTGGGTTTTTGATTGTAAAATTATTCCGCAAAAAATGAAAATAAGAACTTTAGCTTTTTTTGGTACTCCAGGGTTGGGGAATGAATTCTATGAATATAAATCTGAGCATGATAAAATAAAGCGTACGACAGATTTACCAAAAAAGTTTAAAGACATAGGTAATAAATTGGGTTTTCCAATTAATACTTTTGGTGATTTGGCGTTTGCAAAAATGGCACTTGATAAGTATGATAATGATGAGATTCGTGCTCCATATAAGGCGCTTTTTGACCAATTGTATTCGGTTGGATTTGAGTTTGAGATGATAAAGGACTTAAAATGATCGATCCTAAGCTGTTTGATGATGATATAGATATGTGGGACCAATTTGATTTTGATGACGATGATATAGACATATTAGATAGATTGTTTGAAGAAATGATCGATGAAGATGAAGATGATTCAAATACATCATCATCGGCTAGAAAAAAAGTTATACCAAAAGGAAAGTTTAAAGATGGTATGATTTGCGCTAAATGCAAAGAATATTACCCATATGCAGTGCCGAATCAGAATGATGGGTCAATGGTATGTTATAAGTGTAGGAATAACCTATGAATTCTATTATAGGAAAAAAGGCTAGAATAACATTTCAAAATGGAACTACAGCAGAGGGTGTTATTATTGATTGGTCGGATGAACAGTCAATATTGAAGTCCGAAGGTGGCGAAGATTTGTTGATAATAAATAATACACGAAATAATGTTGTGTTTATTCATGTGTTCTTTGATAGTCATAATGTGTTTGGCGTCGATGGGGTTATAGAGCCAGATCCTCCTGTATTAGATCATAATGAAACAAATTGGTCCAAACGCACCAATAAATTATCTCAAGCAAAAGCTAGGCAAGTACAAGATCTTAAAAGACAGGTGGCCATGCATTTAAAGCGTGGTCCTAGGGCAATAACGGGTAATAATTATGTCTTTCCGAATTTCCAGAAGTGATTCATTAATAACTATTCCTCAAAGAAAAGTCGTTGAAGCTCTTGGCAACACATTAAAAGATTGTCCAACATGTAGTGAGGCCAACGCGCAGCTCGATACGGCTTGTGAAAAATGTAGATTTATCAATACTGCTTTGCAACGATATGCCGCGAGTAATATTCCTATTAGATATTGGTCTTTAGATATGAACCGAGATTTTAAGGGTAACAAGGCATTATTAGATAAATACAATGAAATTGTTGATGATTTGGAGGGGGCATATAGTCGCGGAATTTGTTTGTGTTTTGCAGGCTCACATGGGGTTGGAAAAACACTAATAACAACTAACATTTTAAAAAGAGCGTGCGAAAAAGGTTATAATTGCTTGTATGTTACTCTTACAGATATTGTTGAAACAGCAATAGCTAGCCAGTATTCAGATAAAAACATTATTCGCAGAGAATTATTAATGGTTGATTTTTTGGTAATTGATGAGTTTGATCCTCGATATATGGCAACTGATTCTGCGTCTGATTTGTTTGGAAGAACTTTAGAAAATATATTTCGCACAAGATCACAGAATTGTTTGCCTGTTTTTATGTGTACAAATTCTCCAAATGTTATTGATTCTTTTGTGGGTTCGATTAAGCTTAGTATTGAGAGTTTGATGAATTATGTGGACATCGTTCCTGTGGTTGGTTCGGATTTTAGAAAGCATATGAAGTAAGTATGGTGTAAATGATGACTGATATGCATGATATTGCTAGTTTTGATGTTGAAGCTTCAGAAGATGATGATATTCGCGTAGAAAGGCAGGATCTTAGACTGCTAAAAGCAATTGTTACAGATAAAACGGTAGCTAGAGAGTTCGTCAGTACATTTGATTATACTTTATTTATGTATGATGCCAAGCCATTTGCTAAGTTGGCTATGGATCATATAAAAGCATATAAATCGCCACCAACTAGACGTACAATGCTAGAGTCTGCCTCGGGCCCTAATGAGCTAAAGGAAAAATTAAATCTTATTTGGGATCAATTAGATGAGGCTGAGTTTAATAGAGATGAATTCGAATATGATCTTGAAAAAGTAAAATCTAGATATACAAAAACAGAAATATTAAGCCTTAAAGATAGTTTAGATAATTTTGATTTTGATAACGCCAATCATGAGCGCATTATCAGACAAATACGCAATAAAGTAGACCTGGCAGATACTGTAAGGCGGGGTCAAAGGCAAGTATATGTTCAAAAAACTATGAAGGATTATATGCCCGAGTTTTTTGAAGAATATAAGAGAAAGGCTGAGGATCCTGACATTGATGCGGGTATTAATACTGGTTATTCATATTTAGACTATGCTACTGGTGGTTTGCGAAACGCTCAAATGTTGATAATTGCAGCAGAATCAAGCGCTGGAAAATCAATGTTACTGAATAATATGGCTATTCAGATTTGGATGCAGAAAAACACCGTATATACAAACAAAGAACATTTTGGTAAGGGCTATAATATATTGTATTTTTCTTTAGAGATGCCATTCAAAGCCTGTGTAAGAAGATCTATTGCTAGATTGTCTGAACTTCCGATTTATGGCATTAGAGATTGTAATATTAAATCAGAATATATTAAAAACTTAAATCGCGCAGTTAATTTTATTAATCAATATCCGTATCATTTTGAGGTTGTTGATATTCCTCGCGGTGTTACTGTTGAGCAAATTGAGGCGCGATATGACGAAGCTGTTTCCAATGGTCGTAAGCCTGATGTTGTGGTTGTAGATTATTTGGGATTAATGGAGTGTAATGATATAGATGGCGATGATTGGCTTAGATTAGGATATATTTCTGCAAAGTTACATGAATTTGCTCGTGCTTATGATACAATTGTTTTAACGGCGGTGCAGCTAAATAGACCCGGAAAAACAATTAAAGACTCTGCCGATCTTATTGGTATGCATAGAATTGGGCGCTCCTCATTAATTATTCATCATGCGGATATTGGTATACAGATTGAATCGAGAAAAGGTGAAAAAAACTTTCCAGACATGGTGTATCATATTATTAAAAATAGAGACGGTGAGCTTGGAAAACATGTATTAAGTAAAAAGTTTTATATGGCTACTATTAAAGATATGGATGAGCCGTATAAACCACCAGAAGGCGATGGTATAGGCTCTTTTATTACAGCTAATGCCGAAGAAGATATTTCTACGGCACTTCAAAAATATGATTGGTATGGTAAAAAAGAGGATGACGATGGATCCGAAAAATAAATATAATGTTGTTGCGAAAGCCGTTAGAATAGAACATGTCCAACAAGAAGATCGTGTCTTTATTGTGTTTGAGGTTATTGATGAAAAATTTAAAAAACGCATAAAAGAAGATTGGACACAGGATATAGATCTAAAAGTAGTGGATAAGAAACTTGTCGAATTTACAGATGATACAGAGGAATAATTATGCCCACATACGAACACATATGCACACACTGTAGTTATGAGTGGGAGGAATTTTATAGCATCAAGGCAGATCCTCCTACGGTATGTCCCAAGTGCAAAACAGAGGGAAAAGTAAAGCGTTTAATTTCTGGCGGATCTGGAAAAGGTATAGTAACATTAACTGGGCATGAGCTTAATGCTAAAATTAAGTCTGATGCAAAGAAGCTAAAAAGAGCAGCCGGTAAAAACGAAAAAATGCTTGCAAATTTAGTAGGCGAGGAAAGATATCATCAAAATAAATTATTGCAAAGCGAAATAAAGAAAGATTTGAAAAATAAATAATATGGCCCAGCGAATAACCATAGATTATTTAATTAGAATTTTGAAAGTATTATTAAAAATTGATAATATTGAAATATTGAAATTAACTATAGAATCTATTATCGAGGAATTAGAAGAAAAGAAAACAAATAATGGTTATCAAGACATTTAGTTTATGAAAGGATAACTATGAAATGTTTAGTCAAGGAAGAACTAGATTCTTTGTCACATGATTATATTTGCTTTAAGAGGGTTGTTGAAAAGTTTGATTCAAAAGAATTACGCAAAGTTTTTTTAACATATCAGAAGTCTTGTATTAAGAAATTGGAATATTTGGTTTTTATGAAAACTTATAAATATAAGTCATTTCCAAATTATTTTGATTTACGGCAAGAAGCTTTTGAGGCTCTTTTGTTGGCGTTTAATACATACGATCCTAACAAGGGATCTTTTACGTGGTGGGCAAATCAGTATATTAAAACAAGGGTGTCGAGGGCAGCCAATGCGCACTCTACTATAAGGTTTCCGCTTCACAAAACAAAGGAAATGACACCATATAAAACCAATAAAATGCCGATCATGGTCGATAAGCGGCCAGATCCTTTGCAATTAGCCGAATCTTCTGAAGATAGCCAAAACATACAAGAGGCAATAAAATCATTACCAGAAAAACATCAGGCTGTAGTTAATATGACGTTTGGTTGTAATAATGTTAGACAACAATCGATTAACAATATACTTGGAATATTAGATTTGACAAGATCTCAATACATAAAAATATTAAAAGAATCAAAATATAAAATAAAAGAACACATTTTACACTTAGAGAGATAGATAAGCTTAAGGATGATAAGAATGGGAGATAAGACATATACGTACGACGAAGCTATGGCGCGTTCTACAGAATATTTTCATGGCGACTCTTTTGTTGCCAGTGTATTTGTTGATAAATATGCGCTAAAAGATAGTTATGATAATATTTATGAAATAAGTCCTGTTGATATGCATAAAAGACTCGCCACGGAGTTTGCAAGAATAGATTCGGATAAATACGGGTTAGATTTTAATGAAAGATATGAGGTATATTTTTCTGCATTAGATAAATTCGCGAGAATTGTTCCAAGTGGTGGTGTAATGTCTGCCGTTGGTAATAATTTTCAGTATATGTCTGCTTCCAATTGCGTTGTTGTTGAGCCTCCTAAGGACAGTATTGGTGGAATTTTTGATACTGCCAAAGCGCTTGCGCAATTATATAAGAGACGTGCAGGGGTCGGAACTGATTTATCTACACTAAGACCTGAAAAAGCTGCAGTAACTAATGCTGCTAAAACGTCTAGTGGTGCATGGTCTTTTGCTGATTTGTATTCAAGTGTTACTGGAATGATCTGCCAGTCAGGTCGCAGAGGAGCGCTTCTATTATCATTAGATGTTCATCATCCTGATGTTTTACAATTTGCACGTATGAAATCTGATCGAACCAAAGTTACAAATGCTAATGTTTCTGTGCGTTTAAGTAATGAGTTTTTAAATGCTGTAGAAAAAAACATCGAATACGAACAACGCTGGCCGTGCGATGGAAAACCAAAAATATCTAAAATGGTAGATGCAAGAACAGTGTGGAAAGAAATTGCCACGAGGGCAGCAGAAGATGGCGATCCTGGAATAATGTTTTGGGATAATGTCTGTGATTATCTACCAGCTCACTGTTATGAACAATTTCGCACAGTTAGCAGCAATCCCTGTGGTGAAATTAATTTAAGCAGTTATGATTCTTGTCGCTTAATATCAATTAATTTAACAGCTTATGTTAAAAATCCGTTTAAAGATAATGCATCATTTGATTTTAAATCATTTTCCGAGGATGTAAAAATCGGAATGCAAATGATTGATAATTTGATTGATCTTGAGTTGGAATTAATTGATCGTATAAAAACTATTTGTGACGAAGGGTTTGAAACCGAAATTTGGAATAAGCTTCAAAAATCTGGAGAATTGGGTCGTAGAACAGGCCTAGGAACTCATGGCTTGGCAGATGCGCTGGTTCAACTTGGTATTAAATATGACTCAGATGAAGCTTTAAATGCTGTAGATAAAATTTATAAGGCATTAAGAGATAACGCATATCAGATGTCTGTAGATTTGGCAAAAGTTCGTGGTCCGTTTCCTATTTTTGACTGGGAAAAAGAAAAAAATAACAAATTTATTAAACGATTACCCAGGAAAATTCTTAAGGATATGGAAAAATATGGTAGAAGAAATATTTCTTTATTGACGCAGGCGCCTACTGGATCTGTTGCTATAGTTAGTAAGCTTGGCGGATTTGATGCATATAATATTTCATCAGGAATTGAGCCAATATTTCAGATTTCCTATATAAGAAAACGAAAAGTAGATGCTACCAGTGATAATATTGATCATTATGATGAGCAGGGTAATGCGTGGAAAAAATATAAAGTATTTCACTCTAATGCAAAGTGTTATTTGGACATGTTTGGTATAAAAGATGATGCTTTACCAGATTATTTTGTAACATCAGATAATATTGATTGGAAAAAACGTGTAGAAATTCAAGGTGTAGAACAAAAATACATTTGTCATAGTATTAGTTCATGTCTATCCGTTGGTAATCATTTGGTACATACATCGGATGGTCTATCTTATATAGAAGATATTGTAGGGAAAAGATCAGAGAAGGGGTTTTATAATTTAGCTGAAAGCACAAATACTATTAATCACGAAAACCAGCAGGCTAATATTTCTGAGGGCTTTTATAATGGCAAAAGTTATTGTTATCAGATTTCTTTTACTGGTGGCAGGAAAATTATAGGAACTCCAAATCATAAATTACTTATATTAGGAAATAATCTTGGGACTTTTCGATGGGCTCAGTTGGAGGATATAAAGCCTGGCGATTTTGTAGTTGGAAGAATTGGCCTGGGTTGTTTTGGGAATAGTCAAAAACATTTTTCTACTACATTGGGGAATTTCAAATCTAGTATTTCTGGAGGAAATACAAAAAAGGTTAAATTACCCAATAGAATGAGTAAAAAATTAGCTAGGTTACTTGGGTATTTGACTTCTGACGGATCTGTATCTGATAATGGTATTCGGTTATCACAGTTGCGTAATAATGTGGTGGATGATTTTATAAATATCATAAAAGATATATTTGGTATTGAATGTTATGTGTGTCCAGACAATCGTGTGGAAGGATTGGTTTCTGTTCAGGTTAATAGTCGTATTGTTCGTGATTTTGTGCGTTACTTAGGAATAAACGGTAAAGCTCATGAAAAAACTGTTCCCAGATCTATTTTTAAATGCGCTGGTAGACAGCAAACAGCTGAATTTATTAAGGGATTAACGTTGGATGGATTTGTGTCATGTAAAAAATTAGGTATAATGACATCTTCTAGTAAGCAGTTGTGTGCGGAGATTCAAATTATTTTAGATCAGTTTGGAATTGATTCTGGTATTGTCAAGGTAAATAAAGAAGGAACAATAAGAGAGTTTCCCGGTGGTAATAAATATGCTACAAAGGATGCGTGGACTGTTTATTGTGGCATGAATGAATCTCAAAAATTTATAGAAAAGATAGGCTTTGCTGAAGACCGAAAAATAGATGAGGCGACAAAAAAACTTAGAGGACCATCTAGGAAATCTTTGGTAGGTCATATTCCTGATTTGAATGTTAGAAATGTATTTAGAAAGAATATTCTTCCGTCAATAAAATCAAACAAATTGTATGAAATGTTTTATTCAATGACATGTTATAATAAACAAGGTATGGATATTACAAGAGATACATTGTTAATGTTATGTGATATGGGTTTAGATGTGTCAAAATATAAATCTGAAATATTTGATGAGACTTTTGTTTTTAGAAAAGTTGTTAGCTCTGATTTTGTGTGGGAAAAAGATACGTATGATTTATCAGTTGAACATGGCCGCTCTTATGTTGTTAATAATTTTGTATCTCATAATACAATAAATTTGCCGAGAAACACAAAACCACAGGTAATTGCTGATATTTATTGGTATGCGTGGAAAAATAATTTAAAAGGAATTACCGTGTATGTAGAGGGAACAAAAGATGGTGTTCTTGTTCCAGATGTTGATGAATGTGGAAGGCCATTGAAGATTATTCCCTCAAATGCTCCTAAAAGGCCCAAAGAGTTAAATTGTGAAATTCATTACGCAACAATTAAGGGAACAAAATGGGCAATTTTGATAGGATTACTGCATAATTACCCATATGAGATGTTCATGGGGAAAGCGGAAAAATTCGATATTCCCAATAAATTCAAGGAAGCAAAAATTGTAAAAATTAAAAAGGGAGTATATAATTTATTAACAAATAGCAATGAATTGTTGGTAGGTGATATAGTTAAAACATCTGACAATGATGATGGAGCATGGACATCTAGAGTTATGTCCATGGCATTAAGACATGGTATTCCTGTTGATTATTTGGCAGATCAATTATCAAAGGATGGTAGTGTTGTAGATATAAATAATGTATTAGCCAGGCTTTTAAGAAGATATATAAAGGTAAGAGATAAGAGTCGCCAGGAAACATGTCCGCAATGTGGTAGTCCTGAACTTATTTATTCCGAAGGTTGTAAAAAGTGTGGTGGTTGTGGTTGGACAGGATGTGGCTAATTTTTTTGTTAAATAAATAAAAAAAAGTTAATGAAGAGTGTTATATTAGCTAACAGGGATACATGTCGTATTGTCGAAGAGGAGGCAAAATACGAATTTACCATACATATTTTAGAAAGTATGGGTATCCCTGAGGACGTGTTGGAAGAATGTTTTCCAGAAGGTGGTTTTAATGATTTTTCTGTAAATCATAAAATTAAACTTAGAGATATATTAAGAAAATTTGATATAACTATATTGGGAAATGGTGATGGGGGATTTAAGATATACGTTGATAAAGAGGTTGTGGCTGAATGGAAAAAAAGTATTTATTATCTAAAAAAAGATATGTCAAAACTTAAACCATCAGACCAATTGTATGTAGAAGTCCATGTCGAATATTGGACTATTTTTGAGGAGGAATAATATGGATAAAGATAATGTAACCGAAGAAACAAAAACAGAAGAGACCGAAACAGAAGCGGTTGTTGAAGAAAAAGCACGATTTGTGTCTAGCGAAGACCTTGAAAAGATTCGTAATGCTAGAGCAAATCTTGGATTTATGACAATGCAGCTTGAAAAGGTAACTACCGATAAGCGTAGCGCTGAATTGGTATACGAGAACCTTATGCTTCGTGTTTATATGAAGTATGGTCTTGGAGAGATGCATTTTGTGAATGAGGAAACTGGTGAAATTCAGGTGCGTAAAGTAGTAGAGGATCAAACGGGATAATCAATTATGAAGCACACTATAAATGATTTGGCTGATATGGTAGTAGTACGTAATCATTTGCAATTATTGGCAAATGGGCCTCGTGGTGGTCCCGTAAGTAGAGATGAAGAAAAGGCTATTCGGGAATTTATAGAAAAACTAGATCGCAATATAATTAATTGCGCACTTAGTGATAAGTGTCTTTGTGGCGGATCTGGTTGTTGTAAAAAGTCAGCAAAAAAGAAAACAACAAAGAAAACGACTACAAAAGTTGTTAGGAAAAGCCAAGATAACGCCGATGAATAAAGACAGATTTGCTGAGAACCAATTTATTGTATTAAAAGACGATAAGTGGTTAGAAAGACAGCGATATGCCGGCTCGGTTGTGGCGAAGTGTTTATATCAAGCAAGACAAATGATAGAGCAAAAAACTCCTAATTTGTCATTAAAAGATATTGAGCATGAGTGTGTTAAAATAATAAAAGACAAAGATTGTTATCCTACCTTCTTGAATTATAAGGGGTTTCCCGGGGCTATATGTGCGTCTGTTAACAAGCAATTAGTCCACGGGATTCCCTCTAATTATAAATTAAAAAATGGTGATATTGTAAAAATTGATATTGGCGCTACTTTTGAAGGTGCTATAGGAGATGCTGCAATAACTGTTATTTATGGCGATCCCATTTTATCTAAACATACAGAAATGATTGAAGTTTGTAAAAAATCATTATATTTGGCAATATCATCTATTGAAGTTGGAAAAAGGTTGGGCATAATCGGCGAAACTATAGATAAATATGTAAAATCATCGGGTTTTAAGCTGATAGCCTCATATGGTGGTCATGGAATTTCATACAATACCCCACATGCGCAACCTTTTGTATCGAATCGTGCAAATAAAGATAGTGGCGTTAGAATACAGCCGGGAATGTCTATTACTATAGAACCAATGGTAACTATTGGTAGTGACAAGACAAAAGTAGAACGAGATGGTTGGACAGTTACTACAAAAGATGTATCCTCACATTTTGAGCACTCTTTATTTATACGTGAAGATTCAGTAGAAATTCTTACTAAATTGGAAAATTAAAATGAGAATAGAATTCGATGAAAAAGGTAATAATTTTATTGAAATAAGGGAAGTGGGGGAGAATATCGCTGTAATATTATCTTCTCAAGACGGAAATAATATTTCAAAAACAATTGTAAATTCGGTATATTTAACAAAGGAGCAATTTTCGAATATTATTAAAGAGCTAGGGTTATAATCAGATTTTATCTATTTGTCGAGTAGTAATGTTTAAGTTATATTGTGTTGTAATCGTGTAACTAGTACAAATTATAGGAGAAATTAAAATTGTAGGAGAATATTTATGAAAGCCAGACTAAATAAAGTAAAAGTTGATATTTTAGTTAATAGAATAAATAGGCGTAAGCTTACAAATAATACTCAGCGCGCATTGTTGTCATTGTTGATTCGTAAGGGACAATGGATGTCAAGAACTACGTTACGTATGCCAAATGTAGGTTCTCGTATTCGTGATCTGCGAAAATCAGAGTTTGGCGCCTTTAAAGTAGATTGTGTAAATGCAAATAAACTTAGTCGTAAGCGAGGAAGTAAGATTACGACACGTCCAACTTATTATAGGTTGGATCCTAAATCAATAACACTAAAGGCCTTAAAACGAGCGTTTAAGGGGGTGATATAGAGACTAAAATTAATATTTAGCAGACCGTTGTGTATAAAACCCGGTGACGATTTCGTCACCGGGTTTTTTGTTTTTACACAACCCGTGTTTCCATTATCTAATTATTTTTACAGGCATATTTGAGCATACTTGTGAGATCGTACAGAAATACCTGTAATATATGTTTTTTAACAACAAAGTAAAGCTGAAATATGGGTTATAGTAGTTATCCAAATAAAGTAGATGGTTCAATTGAGCTTCCACCAACTGTTGACAATGTTACACCTGTTAAAGGCGAAGTTGTTAACAGATTAAGAGATGCCATTATTGCTATAGAATCTGAACTTGGTGTGTTGCCTAGTGGGACATATGGTACCGTTAGAGCCAGGTTAGATGCTATGGAGGCTCTATTAAGCTGGTTAATTAAAAAAGTTACCGGTGGTGGTACGGGTGCAGCTGGTGGAGTTCCAACACATAAAGATAAGGCGCTAAGTCCGTTTGTCACTGCTGGAGATGGTTCTTGGACCGGATTGTCATTAACAAAGACTCCTGCAAAAGCGACAAACGGAAATGCCTATGTAACCGTTACCATTAATGGATTATCAAGTGTTGTTGGTAATGGTGCGATAAATAGAGAGTGTTATTTTTCCGGTGATGGTGGGGCTACGGCAAGAACTTATAAGCAATTACAAGCCGGAGATCGTTTATATTGGAATGGTATTATTGCTAATATGGAGCTGGATCCTAATGATACAGTAGATTTTCATTATGACGTTGTTTAATTTAGTAGGGCAAATATGAGCGGCAAAGTAAATCTAAAACAACTATTTCAATCTGATGCGGTTGGAGGCGGAATTATCCATTATGATGGTGATAATTGGGCGTCTTTTAATTCAATGTGCGTATTTGATCATATTGCCGGCCTCGGGGATGGTTATTGTGATTCAATTGTGTGGATATTTAATGATGATCAACAACCTGTATTAGGTCAGCTTGGGTCTCTAAGTGGTGATGGTTACGATTTTATTATTCAAGCACAACCAACTACAGCTCCTGGATCACGGGGTGGTCATTTGGTTTTATCTCCTGGTGTTGGGGATGCATCTAATGGAGAGGTTATTTTTGTAGTTGGAGCAATTGGTGGACCAGCAGCTGTTGATATGGCCGTTTTAGGTCGTGATGTTGATGGTCCATATTTTGAATTTACAGAAGATGCTGATGTGTGGCTTGGTCATGGCATAAGAGAATCAGCTGGTAATGGAAGATTATTACATTTTGAAGCGCAAGAGTCTATTTCAGCTTTTTCACGTGGTGGAGAACTAAGGTTAAGTGGTGGTGTAGGTGAGGCAACCGCAAATTGGCACGGCCCTGTTACAATTTATAGTGGTTCAACTCAGGCGGCATCTTTTGATTATTATCATGCCGATATAGATGTTAGGGTTGAGATTGAGCCGGCAGGTCTTGTTGCTACTGGAGAAAGTGCGGTAGATGTAGATTTAAACATTGCTGATGTTGATGATGTTTTTGCCGTAAGTGCCACATATACTCGTGGGACAACAATAAGTGGAGATAAATTATACGGATGTTACGCGGGTACACCTGGTGATTATTCTGCGGCTGGCGGTGATAGCAGAGAGGTGAGAGTTGCTGCCTATACAGCTAAAACGCCATTTAATGCTCAGTCAGCTGCAACAATATCAGCATTTTATATTGTTGGAGATTCTTCTGGTACAAATACTTATGATTATGGATTGTTCTGTCGTGATGAAACTCTTAGAATTGGCACAGAAGCTATTAATGTAAATAACGGCCCTGATATTGAGATCATAGCGGGAGATGGAGAAGAAAGTGGAATTACTAATGGCGGTGATATTATTTTAATAGCCGGTGATGGTTATGGAGGTGGAAATGATGGTGTTGTTTATATTCCTGGAAAGCTGACGGTTGACGGTGCTTTAGATCCTATTTCTGTAATTATTCAAGACAAGGTGGCCGGTGATAGTGCATATTTACAAAGTTATGATGGTTACGCTGTGTCATTCGTTAATCCCGGTGATAATTTTGGCCGAATAAGATACAATGATTTAACGCAGGATTGGGAGTATTCAACGCCAAATACTGCTGGTTGGCTGTCTATAGGTACTGGTGGTGGTGCTGGAGAATGGACACAATCGGCTAATACTTTATATCCAACAACTGCCACAGTAGATACGTGGCAATTCCAAGAAGATCCGGCTTTGGGTGGAGTATTAATAACTCAAGAAGACAACACTTTGAGTAGTGGTTCGGGAGAGACTTTTACCATTAGGGCTCAGGCGGCTACTGGCGGTGGTGGTCGTGGTGGAACATTAGTGTTACAGCAGAGTGCTGGTGCATTTGTTGATGGCAGTGTAGATGTTTGGGATGCGGCTACGCCTACACCAAATGTAATAATGAGATGGCTTGATGATGGCCCGTATTGTCATGTTCCAAAATTTGCATTTTTATCTAGCGTAGTTAATCCGACCATTATTCATGAAGCGATTGCTACTGCGGGGACCGATTTAACCATTCAGGCACAACCATCCGAAGACAATGCTGGTGGAGCATTAATTCTTAACGGTGGTGGTGGAAGTGTAGTTTCTGGCTCATTTGATGGCGGAAATGTTGAAATAAATGGTGGTGATGCAAATGGAACTGGTGGTAATGGTGGCGATATTCAGTTAACCCCAGGAGGAGGGGGATCGGCGAGTGGTGATGATGGTGAAGTAATAATGATTTTTGGCTCATCAATTGTAAATACAACCTTTACAACTGACGTTACTGGATATGTTGGCAGTATAGGAATTGTATTTTCACAAGCATCTACTAATCCAATAATTACGCAAGATGGGGGTGGTTTAAGCGGCGATCCTGGAGATCCACTGACAATAAAGGCTCAAACAGGAGCTAGCGATGCACAAGGCGGAGAACTTAGGTTGTTTGGTGGAAATGGCACAACTACATTTGCTGGCGGTGATGTGGTAGTTCACGGCGGTACTTCTTCACTTGGTTCTGGGGGAGAGGTACAATTACAAAGCGCAGCAGGTGCGAGCAGAATAAGAGTAGATGATAGTCATTCATATTTGGATGAAGATCTTGAGGTAACAGATGATTACGATATTTATCCCACCACTGATGGACAAGGTAGTGTTGGAACAAATGCCAATAGGTTTGGGCTTATACGTGGAGTTACTGTTACTTCTGGTGACCTGGCGTTTGACGATAGAAAATGCCCAGTGTGTAATCAAGAGTTTCAGGTAGATGACGAGTTAGCATTAAAGGTTATCTGTGTTGAGGATGATGATGTAGGACACAGAATTACAAAGACCGTACCAATGCATCAAACATGTTGTAAATCATAAACAACAAAAACAACCAACAAAATAGAGAGTCTGACAATAGAAATAACAGGTTAAAATCATGACAAAGGTTGATCTAAAACAATTTGCTCAAAGTGGGGCCGTTGACCAAAACGTTATTCGGTATAATGCAACTACAGGTTTGTGGGAACCTGGTGTGGCAGCTTTTTCTGGTGGTGGTGGTGCCCCTACAGCAGAAGACAAAAACCTTATACCATTTGCTACCGGACCTGGTAATGGACAAGATACCGGAATTGAAATTAGCGAAGAACCAATAGGAGATCGTTATGTTACGGTAATTGTTAATGGTATTTCTTCTAGTATAGGAGATGGATATACCTCGTTGGACTGTTATTTTTCTATAGATGGTGGTCTTACAGCTTTAAATCTGTCTGCGATCACTACTGGTGCTAGGTTATATTGGAATAGTACGATTGCTGGGTTTCAGTTGGCTCCCACGGATGTAGTTGATTTAGATTACGATGTGTTAGATGGTTACAGTCCGGGCCCAGGCCCTAGTGGCGATTGTGGTTGGACAGATGATGGCGCTGTGGTTCGTTTGACAACTATTACTGATTTTGTTGGTGTTGGTACTGTTGCCCCTAATTTGAAGTTTGATGTTGTTGGTGATATTGGCGTTTCTAGTTCTCTAGTTGTTGGTCCATTAGCCACCGCTGCAACTGTTGGTGAAATTCGATTAAATACTGATAACTGGGTAATGTCTCGTCAAGGCGTATCAGATGTGGGCGTTGTTGGTTATGATTCTGCAGGAACAATGTCTGTATTAGGTCATAATAATCCTGCCTTAATGCCATCATGGACTGCCGCAATATCAACTAATGGGTTTGTTGCTGGAAGTGCCGTTCCATATATGGCGGTTACTCCAAATTGGGCCGGAGTAAATGGTGTTTATATTAATTTGGACTCTATTCATTTTGAGGAAACAATTACAAATCCAATTATTACGCAGGATGCAACAAATTCAGCTGGGGCTGCGTCATATTTAGAGCTGTCCGCACAAGATAATTCAAATGCCGCTGGAATAGGTGGAAATTTGTTATTAGAACCAGGTGATGGAACATTAATGAATGGTGGTGTTCATATTGGGTTTAATCACAGCACAACAGATGCAGATATTGGCGTTTGTATAGGCAGATACGCCAGTGCAGAAAATTATGGCGAAGTTGCACAGTCTAATGGTGTTTGGTCTTCTGCCGGTGAGTCTCAGTCATCTAGTCTGGTTTTAAGGAATGCGTCTTCCGGAGCCGTAACTGTAGATTTGTTTTTAGATGGTATGGCAGAATATTTTGTTTTAGATACTATTAGTACATATATTTTTGAAATTAAAGTTGTGGGTTCGTCTCCTTCGTTGTGGCCAAATATAGTATCGGCGGCTTATAAGTTTGAACTATGTGGTCGTAGAGATAATTTTGGAACACAGATTATGGGATTAGTCAGTAAGACAATTATTTATGAAGACGAAGTTGGTTGGGATTGTGATATTGACATAGATGATACCGGCGCTGATGAATTAAATATACAATGTACAGGAATTGCCGGCAGAGATATCTTTTGGACTGCATATGTTAGAGCCACAAAGGTTCAAATTCCACCAATCTAAAGCAACAAACAGTAGGCATATAAATGGCAAATGGTTTTATATACGACAGAAGTATACCTCAGATTGAATTAATTGATGGTTATGACGGAACTACCCGTGTAATCATAGACGGATCTGAAAACACTAACAGTAAAGTTTATGTTAATGCTATTGCTGGGAATGGTTTGTCCCCCGTTACTATAGATGCCGACTTTGGTGCTGGTGTTCAAAATCAAGTCGCGGTATATGCTAATGTTTTTAGATCTGGTCCCATTACAGCATCTGGAGCTGGAATTGGCTGTTATTTGGCTCAGATAGAAGAACATGCCGCTGATGATGTGCGTTCTATAATTGCTGGTTATTTGGCGTTGGAGCCTAGAAGATCAGCTCCTCATGCCACAGAAAGCGTAGCTGCATTTGCTGCTTTCGGTGATTCTGCCTCTGATAATTTGTGGGACAGTACACTAACGATGTACGGTCAAGATTGTATAATTAATGCAACTTCAATGGGTTCGGGTAGTGGGCCAAATTTTGCAGTGTATACGGGGCAAGGTTATGACGGTTACGGCGGTGGTGATGCTGTATTTACAATGGGTTACGGCGATATTGCTGGCGGAGCTGGTGGTAGTTTTATAGTTTTTCCTGGATTAGGGCCAACTAGTGGAGAACATGGATCCGCAATCTTTTGGAGTGTAGATGAAGATCAAACGCCAGTACGAATTAGAACCACTGTTCCAAATTTTGCTGATTTGACAAGGTGGGAGAATTATGATGGTTATTTATTAGCTGCTGTAACTGGTGACGGTCATTTTCAGATGACAGATGGGGCTGTACCAGGATATGTATTGACATCTGATTTTGATGGAGTCGCTTATTGGGCCCCTAGTGACGGTTATGATGGATATGGTTATTGGACATTAGATGGTAATTTTTTATATCCCAACTTTTCTGATTATGACGTTGTAATAGGTGATACTACAACATCTATTCCTGGGGAAAAATTACGAGTAAATGGCGATACAACAATAGATGGTAGATTGAGGGTCGGGACGGCTACAGATGCTGTTGGTATTGGCGATTTTTCTTCTGGTATGGTTGGTACTACCAGGTTGCATTATAATCAGGCAAATGAGAGTTTAAATCTTTATGATAATGCAAATCAGCAAGTCATTCAATTACAAGCATTTACTCCGCTTTCGACATTGCCCTATGTTGCGGTTGGACTTGGAACTCTTTTTCTTCCGGGACCAATTAATCCAGTAAGCCCAGAAACTGTAAGAATAGACAGTCCACTTTCTGGTTTGCGCATAGAGGATAATTTAGGGCCAGCTGGTAGTTATATTGAGTTTGGAGATGGACAACTTGCTGCCCCATCTCAAGCGATTGGGCCTTTGGGACCTGAGGCTAGATTAATATATCATGCTGGTTTTAATTCTTTAGCGGTTTCTTATGCCGGCGCTCCTTATGTTCCAATTGGTGGTGGCGCACCTTCTGGTTGGACGGATGATGGCGTTGTTGTTAGATTAACTACCATTAATGATGCTGTAGGTATAGGTACGGCCACGCCAGCAGCTGGTATGAAGCTTCACGTTGTTGGTGATACTTATTTAGAGTGTGATGATTTTTGGGTAGGTACAGACGGTTATGCGCGCATGACCTATTCTAGGCTGCAAGAATCATTAACCCTATTTGACAGTTCTGATCAGGCAACCATATTATTAGACGCATTTACTAATGGTGGGTATATAGGAATAGGATCTACAGCGGTTATGGGTCCAAGCGGTTCAGAGCAATTGAATGTTGATGGTGACGCTTATATTGGGGGAAAACTAACCGTAATTGGAGAGATCGATCCTGTTTCAGTAACTATTGAGGACAAAGTTACATTTGATTCGGCTTTTTACGAGGCTTATGATGGTAGCAATGTATCTCCTGTTTTACTTTCTGAGTCGAGAGGATTACTTAGATACAATAATTACACACAAGATTGGGAAATGTCTACCCCAAATACTGGCGGATGGGTTAGTTTTGGTGGTGATGGCTATGCCGGTTATTGGGATCTTAAAGACGGATATATTCTTCATCCATTAGATGATGATTTTGATGTTACTATTGGGACAGATAGCGTAACAGGTACTGGCGAAAAGTTATACGTATATGGTCGTCAAGTAATACGTTGTGACAATCTTCCGTCTGGATCGTCAGAGGCGCTGTATGTTGAGGCGGATATTCAGGAATCCTATCAGGCGGTAATTAACGCTAGTATACGCAGGATGACCCCTCTTGATGGTTATTATTTCGTTACCGGCATTACTAGTCGTGTTAATAATTTAGCTGCGGACAATATTTATTCTGCCTCTGTGGCATTTGCTGCGGCTGAACCGGATGTAGAAAACCCACAAGCGGTACGAGTTGCTTATGTAGTAGAAGGCAATCAAGATACCGGCAATTTTTATAATGTTGGTCTTGCGGCGGTTGATCAGGATCTAGAAATCGGATCAGTACGAAGAGCGCCTGGTGATGGCTTTGATGTTAGAATATCTGCCGGCCAAGGAAGTTTTGATGGTTATGGCGGCACTTTACATTTGAGCAGTGGTGGTGGAGAATCTACAGCTCCTGGTGGTTATGACGGGGCAGATATTGAAATGTACACCGGTAATGGTGCATCTACTGGTCCTTTTGCGGGTGCGGCAGGAAATTTGCTGATAATATTAGGTAATGCCTCTTCTGATGGTTTTGTTCCAGCAGATGGTGGTAGTTGTAATGTTGAGTTGGGTTCGGCGGCAGGAATAGGTGGAAATCCTGGAAGATTTACAATTACTGGAGCTAATGGTCATTTTTCCGGCCCAATGGCTATATTTCAGAATCAAGATGGTTATTCCGCATTAGAAATTGGCGTAGAAGGATGGGCCTCTGTTGGTGGCGGATTTGGTCTTGCTAATAGGGGTGATTTTGCGGCCGGAATAAGTGGTGAGTCCAGCGTAATTTATTTCCAAACAGATGGTGCGATGCGTTGGAATGATAGTGGTGGGCTTAGTACCGTCACTATAAATGGTAACACTTCTTTTGTGGGTATTGGTACAGATGTACCATTCGGATCTGAGTCGTTAAGTGTTTTGGGTGATGTTCGTATAGACGGTGAATATTTAAGGTTTTCTAAGTATAGCCCTTCACCCAAAATTACAATAGAAAATTACGACCTTGTTGGTGCTGCAAATTCGTTAACTATTAGGTCACAAATTGCAGATAGGCTAAATTCTATTGGTGGTGATTTGATTTTGGGCGCCGGAGATGCGTTAAATCTTAATGGTACTGGCGGTGATTTAACCATAACGCCAGGACGAGGAAGTAACACGGATGGCACCCTTTATTTACGGGATGGGCAAGGACAATACGGATTATTAGTTAGAACTAGTGGGGCTTATTCTCCAAACGCATTAGTTGACTTTGGAGCCGCTGAGGTTACTTCTAGTGGAAATCCTATATGGAATTTTGGAACATCATTGGCTACATTTGGCGGTAATGTTCAAATTGATGGAAAACTGACTGTAGATGGTGCGTTAGATCCCATTTCTGTAACCGTAGAAGATAAAGTTGCCGGAACTGGCGCATATTATGAGGCTTATGACGGAAGTTTAGCCGGCGTCGTAAATCCTGGAGATGACTTTGGTAGAATTAGATATAATGACAGCACCGGATCGTTTGAGCTGTCTACACCAGTAAGTGGCGGTTGGGTTCCCATGACTGGTGGTGGCGGTGGTGGAGGAGACGGTTATTGGTCCTTAGATGGCTACACATTATATCCAGACAGATTTAACTATAATGTTATAATTGGTGACAACCTTCCTTCTGGTTATGGTGAGAAACTGGCCGTACATGGACGCCAGACAATTTTTGGTGGCGCCATTGATCAGGCCGGGTATAGTGCTCTTTATGTTTCTGCTGAGTGCGATGTAATTGCTAGTAGTGTAATTAGAGCGCAAATGGATCGTGTTAATCCGGCGCCACCAGGCCAGGTGGTTTCTGGAATTTCTTCTCAGCCTCAAACTATTGTAGGAGATAGCGGTCAATCAGGTACATTTGCCTTTTTTGCAGAAACGCCACAACGATATGATTTGGATGCGCAGTGTGCGGCCTATGTTTTATTTGGTGACGAAAGTTCGGGAGATTATTATGATGCCGCGTTGTTGTCAGTAGATCAGCGAATGGTATTATCTACTATTAGGGCCGGAAGTCCTGGTGATGGCCCAAATATCTACTTGGCGCCTTGTGATGGTTATGACGGTTATGGCGGAGATGTTATACTACAAGGTGGTAGTGCCTTTTGTACTACAACTCCGTATTCTGCCGGAGGAATTCAACTACAAGGTGGTGATGCCCGCTCGATTACCGGTAGCCCATTTCCACCCGGTTCATCTATAGATGGTGGTGGAGTTCTAATTGAGCTGGGAGAGGGCGCAGAGGGTGGTAGTAATGGTATATTTAATGTTACAACCCCAAGAAATACCACAGATGATTTCGTAATATTTAGGGACGGCTATGATCGCCCGGTATTTTCTGTAGATCCATATCTCGTTGATATTCATACAAATGCTAATGTAAAGAACGACTTGTATGTGGGTGGAAAATTAACAGTAGTAGGAGAGATTGATCCTATTGCTGTTATTATAGAGAGCCCATTAAATGATGCATATTTGGAGTTTGGCGACGGTCAAAGTGCTGTTATTTCTACATCTAATACTGGTCGTATTAGGTATAATGATGCTGAACAGAAGTTCCAGATATCAATTAATACTGGGGATTATGAGGATATTGTTACTACGGCCTATTCCGTATGGACTCGCGATGTAGCAGGATTTGTATATCCTACATCTGTTTATGATCAGGTGGTTATTGGTGGCTCCGATCCTCCAGGTACAGAACAGTTAAGAGTTAGTGGTGGTGATTTCTTAATGGAGGGCGATATTGATTTTGGAGTTAATACAATATCTCCAACATTGTCTCAAAGACAAACATCTGGGATCGGTACAGATTTAAATATAGTAGCTCAAAGAACTGTTGGTGACGGATATAATGCGGGTTCATTGTGGTTGGTAGGTGGTAATGCCCCGACAACTGGTATGGGGTCTTCGGGTGGCAATGTAATTGTTGCTCCGGGAGATGGTGACACAGAGGGGGCGTTTTATTTGAGAAACGCTGCCTTAGACAATATGATTATCGCTCTTGATGATAATATTAACTTTACCGTGGTGGGTGGTGGATCTGGTTCTGTTACGGCAACTGGCAATCCTACTTGGAATTTCGGTACATCAGCAGCTACTTTTGGCGGAGATGTATTTATAGATGATCAGCTTGGTGTTGGAACAATAACGCCAGACGCTAATTCTAAGGTAGAGATAGAGTACACACAAGTTACAAATGGTCGTAGTTTGTTGATTGACCAGACGGTTGGCGCTGTTGGCGTAAATTATGGTGTTGATGTATCTTACACACGGACAAATGGCGCCACTCCGGGACAAATGATGTCCGCTTATCATACGGTATTAGCTAATGACGCGGCGGACTCAGGAGTTTGGATGGCCGCTTTCCATGCCGATTTACCAGACAAGCTTCCTGGTAATGGTATGTTTGGTATTGTTATTACTGGAGATGAGGGTGCCACTCAAAATTATGACCAGGCGTTGGTAACAATAAATCAGTCATGTAACATTAGCACCGCACAGTTTAGCGCTGGTAGTTCTTATCCTATTAGATTAAATACAGGATATCCAAGTGGTGATGGTAGTTCGGGCTTCTTGGAATTAGAAAGCCTAGACGCCGTAGCAACAGCTCCTGGTAGCGCACATGAGGCTGGAATTATTTATCTTATTGTGGGTGATTCGGCAGCTGGCGATGGTGCGGCAATAGCAGGATCTGATATCAGGATGTATACTGGAGCTGCAGCCAGTGGTATTGGTGGTGGTGCTGTAGACGGAGGAGATGTTCAATTAGTTACTGGTCCTGGTGATGGATATGGATATGGTGGTGGTGTTATTCTTTCTGGCACAGGACATGATGAATTTTTCTTGCAAATTAATGATAGTCGTAATGCAGAAACATCTCCGGGAAGCACTGGTCGTATAATTTATGATGCTTCTATTCAGAGATTTATGATTTCTCAGAACGGATCGGTATATGCTCCAATTGCCACAGATGATGGATATCTTGGTTCTAAGTGGACGCGAGACGGATCTGTTCTTTATCCAAATTACCCAGCCACTGATTCTGTAGTAATCGGCGGAACATCTTTGGTTTCGGATGAGTCTTTACATGTTAATGGGCGACAGATAAATGTTGGAGGAGAGCTTCTTTCTGATGAATCTGCCTTAGAGGTTTCCGGGTCTATAGGACAAACAAGTTCTTCAATAATAAGCTCGAAAATGGAACGATATGCCGCTTTAAATGCTGGAGATTTTGTTTGCGGCATATCTAGCGACATAAGGACGTTATTGGCAGATGATCCGTTTGCTATAAGAGCATCATTTGTTGCGTCTGGCGTTTATGGAGATTATGTACCAGCAATAACATCTGCATTTTTAGCAAAACCTGGTGATATTTCTTATGGTAATGTTTTAACAGCCTTGGATCAGCATCTAACCATGAACGCCGTAACAAGAGATCCTGGCGATGGTTATCATGTATTTATACACGCAGCTAGTGCTTTCGAAAATGGCGATGGCGGTGGGGTGTTTATAAATTCTGGAAACGCTGATGCAACTAGCGCTGGCAGTTATTCTGGGGGACCTATTAGACTTGCGGTTGGTCCATCAGAAGCGTTGCCTGGTGGAGAGGCTGATGGAGGAGAAATTAGCATACAAACAGGCAGCGGAGTATCAGATGGAGGCGTGTCTGCATATGGTGGGTTGTTTAATATTAGATTAGGATCTGGTTCTGGTGCCGGTTATGGCGGTGGTGTATTAATTTCTTCATTAGATGGGTACGACGCATATTTGCAAATGGAATCTGGTGAAAACGCACAGGTTTCGGATATTGGTACTGGAAGAATCATATATAATGCTACTACTAATAGATGGGAAGTTTCTGAAGATGGCGGTCCTTATAAACCATTAGTAAGTGGCGGGAGTGTTGGAGATGGATATTGGTATCGCGATCCTATTGGCGTTTTATATCCCGAAAATGTTGCCGATAATGTGGCTGTAAATGCGACTAGCATGTATGATACAGAGGTATTTAGGGCCGCAGGAGATATGGCGGTTGGGGGCGATGTAATATTTGAGTCGCTAGTTGTTGGGCCGTCAATATATCAAGATTCTATTAGTTCTGGTGGCGCTGAAGCACTAACAATTAGCGCACAAACAACGGATGATGTAGCTGCAAATGGTGGGGACCTTGATCTGTTCGGTGGTAATGGTGGAGCTACTAGTGGTACGGGCGGTAGTGTTAATATTGCTAGTGGTACTGGTAATAATGACGGAGCTATAAACTTTAAATCGGGCAGTTTTGATCTGTTAAGTTTTGCAAGTGATGGCGGCACACAATCTCGTATAATTTTTGATAGTGGAGTTAGTGCTGCTAATATTTATGTTGCACAAGAATTTGGTACGGCAAATGGCTGCGATCTTACAATTTCAGCCCAACCTGGCGCAATTTCAGGGGGTTCTGGCGGTGATTTAAGATTAATTTCTGGGCAACAAACTGGCGGCGGCATAAGTGGAGATATTGAGCTGAGATGTGGCTTATTTCCTGTTGCAAGGATATATTCTAATAGTACAATTGCGGGTTTTGTTGCGTTTGATTACTCTATTGGTGATTGTTATATTTTACAAGAACAGAGTTCGTCTGGAGATGGCTCTGATTTTTATATTTCGGCTCAGCAGTCATTATCGTCTGGGGACCACGATGGAGGCAAGTTATCATTAAGTGCTGGTGATGGATATGGAAACGGAAGTGGCGGAAATGTATTAATACAATCTGGAAATGGTGGGGCTAATGTTTTTGGTTATCCTGGTCAAATTGAATTTAAAGCCGGATCGCTTGATCTCGCGGTCTTGAGAGAATATAATTTAAGCCCAAATTCTGCTAATTTTGTTTTTGATTCTGAGCTATCAAGTGGTGTGGTTATTTTTCAGGACACTGCTCCGGTCGGTATGGATGGTGCTGATTTTCTAGTTGGGGCACAAGACGCTGGTGCTGGAGGGTCTAACGGTGGCGATTTAATACTATTTTCTGGGCTTGGTAATGTTGCAGATGGCGCAGTTCAAATAAATGCCGGTAATGCTCCAGTTTTCAGAGTAAGCAGAGATAATGGTACATCGTTAGGACAGATAGAGTTTGATGATAATCTTTCTGGAGTATTAATATCTCAACAAAATCCATCAGTTTCGGGTGATGGGCGTGATATAACAATTCGGGCTCAAAGTGGTATTGCAGGCTTTGATGGCGGTAATATAGAGATATTGTCAGGAGAGGCTGGTGCAGGTGGTACGGATGGAGATATTATACTTAACGCGGGCAGCGGAGAAGTATATATACCCGGCAAATTAACTGTAGATGGATATTTAGATCCCTCGGCTGTTATTATAGAAGATAAGGCAACCGGTGATGGTGCCTATTTTGAGATGTACAATGGTACGGCTGTAGCTGCCCCAGATATTGGTGATAACTTTGCTCGGATACGATATAACAATATATCAAATCAGTTTGAGTCTGCAGTGCCTGGAGGCAGTTGGCAAGTATTAGGTGGTGGTTCGACCGGTGATGGATATTGGTATAGAGATCCTTTGGGCATTTTATATCCCGAAAATGTTGCTGATAATGTTGTTATTGGCGCCGCATCTATGTATGATACAGAGGTGTTTAGAGTAGCGGGAAATACATCTGCTGGTGGGGATATTATATTTGAGTCTTCAGTAACTGGTCCGTCAATATATCAAGACTCTATTAGCTCAGGAAATGCAGAAACATTAACAATTAGAGCACAATCCACAAGCGACGCGGCAGCAAGTGGTGGCGACTTAGATATTTATGCCGGTGCTGCCACAAATATAACGGGTGGTGATGGTGGAAATCTAATACTTCATAGCGGAAATACCGCTGAACCAGGAACAGATAATGGTTCTATAGATTTGTATAGCGGCAATACAGATCATATGGTTTCGTTTAAGATAGATGGCAGCTACACATTGTTAGAATTTCATCCAGATGTGATGCCCGTTATAGTTCAGGAGGACGCTGATTCTGGAGACGGATCCGATCTTGTTATTGTTGCTCAAAGCGCTGCGGAAGATGGAGCAAATAGTGGTGGTAATATTGTAATACAGACTGGTGATGGCTATGATGGCGGAAGTAATGGCATTATAGAGCTTAATGGAAATGTTGAACATAGTTCGGCCGATGTAGTTAGTGGTGTAGCGTTCGGTATGTCAAATACGACATCTGATGCAAATCCTGTAAGATTATACTTAGACGAATATGATAATGATTTGGTGCTTGAAGATGATTCGGCGTATACTTTTGATATTATTGTAACAGCGATAAATACTGGAACAGGAGATGTTGCTTCGTGGCATTTCTATTATTCTGCAAAGCGTTATGGTGGTATTACCTCAGAAGTTAATGAGTCGGACAAAACCACGATCAGTGATGAAAGTGGCGGGGTGTGGAGCTGTGATCTGGATGTTAACCAGGCTGTAAACAATGAACTTGATATTGTTTGTGTCGGAGATGTTGGTGAAAATATCAAGTGGGGCGCAACAGTTAAATTTACCAAAATAAAAATGTAATAAATAAAGAGGTTGAACAATGGGATTTAAGCGAGATAATGTAATTGGCAGCATAACTCATACAAATGGTATTGTTGTTTTTCCAGATAAAATAACGGTAGGCACAACGTCATTATTGGGCGATGAAACACTACGTGTGGATGGTTATGTAACTGTTGGTGGTGCTCTGGTTGATACTTTTATAGAAATGACTGATGGTCAGCTGGTTGATGTTAGTAATCCCAATGAAGGTAGAATAAGGTATAATGCATCAACACAACATTGGGAAATTTCTTCTAATGGGGGTGCATATCAGGTTATTGATACTAGCGCTGGTGAGTGGACTAGAGTTGGTGATACTTTGGAACCCAGTACGGCATCAGTAAACACATGGCAGTTTGATGAGACAGCTTTTGGCGAGCCATATATTAAGATTGAGCCAACTAGTTCTGCGCCGGGTAAGGCTTTAACAGTTATTGCGCAAAATACAAGTGCTGGTAGTTCTGCGGCCGGCGATTTAAGATTATATGGTGGCGAAAGCGCTAATAGTGGTCCTGGTGGTAATACTACTTTGAAAGGAGGTACGGCAGCGAATGGTACTGGCGGGTATGCACGAGTAGAAGGTGGTAGGGGCGCAACAGGTGACGGTGGTGATATAATAATAATTCCCGGTTCTGGATCTGTTAGTAATGGCGAAATACAAATAAAAGATGCTAATAGTATTGATCAAATTGTTATAGGTAATGATTTAGTTAATTTTACAGGTCTGTCTGTTATAGCGGATGGTAATCCAACCTGGGAGTTTGGATCCGGAAACGCTACCTTTGAAGGTAACGTTCTTGTTGAGTCTGATTTGGAAGTAGAGGGCAAATTAGTTATAGATGGTTATTATGATATGGCGCCTGCTAGAAGCTTGGTGGCTATTGGTCAGACAACCGATACAACCCCAACCGAACTTTTAGTTAATCTCGCAGATAGGGTGGTTATACAAGATAATTCTAATTGTTCGTTTTCTTTGTTAGTTTCTGCCAGAAGAGTTGATTCAAATGGCGAAAACGCTACATTTATGTTTGAAGGAAATATTCATCGCGATAGCGGAGTGGGAACAACTGTTTTGGATGATTATCAAAAAACTATTGTTCATACCGATGATGCGGACTGGGATGTAGATATAAGCGCCGATGTAGTAAATGGCGCTCTTAAAATAGAAGTTGTTGGCGAGAACGCAAAAGTCATTATATGGGCAGCAAGAATAGATACAATGGAAATTGTTTATTAATTTCCAATTTATGTATCAGAATTAGTGACGCTAATGTGTGGGAATATATTAATGGAGACAATAGGTAATGGGTTTCACTAAAAATAATACTGATGGTACTATCATTCATGAAACTGGTGTAGTTTCTTTTCCAGAAAAAATATCTGTTGGTACGGATGTTATCAGAAGTGACGAAACCGTTCATATTGATGGATATCTTTTTATAGATAGTGCAGCGAGTGACGCCTGCGTAGAAATGGGCGATGGTTATTTTGCCGATGTTAGTTTGCCTAATGAGGGTCGTATTAGGTATAATATTGTTACGCAACAGTTTGAGGTGTCTACGGATGGTAACCCCTATGTAGGTATTTCAACTGGTCCTCAGGCTGGTCCTTGGAATGAGGGTGCTGGAGTAGTATACCCAGATTATGCTGCATGGGACGTGGCTATCGGTGATTCCATTATGTTTGACACCGAAAAGTTGCGAGTTGTAGGTGATATCGCCATTCAAGGTGGAATAGTTATTGAGGACTCAGTAGTTGATCCTGCTATTTATCAATATGAGACGGCTGGTGCTGGAAATACTTTATATATAAGCGCTCAAGAAACTACAACAAATAATCAGACGGCTGGAGATTTACAGCTATTAGGTGGTGATGCTCCGGTACTTGCTGGTGGATCTACTGGCGGAAATGTAATTTTAATTCCTGGGGTTGGTGATACTCCTGGTTATACTTCAATCCAAACATCTATTGGTGGCGAGTTGTTTAGGCTGGGATCTGATGGTGTTATTAACTTTTCAACAAGTGCCACAAGTATAACCGCATCAGGAAATCCAACATTTAATTTTGGCACAAGCCTATCTACATTCGGAGGAGATGTAGATATATCCGGAAAACTTACGGTGGATGGATATATCGATCCTGTTGCAATGATTATAGAAAGTGCAGGAAATGATGCGTTCTTAGAGATGGGTGCGGGACAACTTGCTGGAAGAAGTCAATTAGGAGAGGGTCGAATTAGATATAATGATCTATCTCATCAGTTTGAACTTTCAACAAATAACGATCCTTATGTTGCTATATCTACCGGGGGTTCTACTAGCCCTTGGACAGAACTGGGTGGCCAAGTATATACTAATAATTCTTCTTGGAATGTTTCGCTCGGCATATCTACCCAATATGATCAAGAAAAATTGCGAGTCTATGGGGAATCTATTTTTGAAACGGCAGATTTTGATGATGTACCAGTTACAATTAAAGCTGGTCCAGTACAAAACGAGGTTTTGCTTGAGCTTGTTACTGATACAGAAAACACAATATTTGAAATTGATGGATATGGTGGAGTTTTTTGGGGAGAAGATGTTCCGGCGCCAATCTTAACTCAAGAAACAAATGCCGGCCCTGGAAATGCAACGAATCTTACAATACAAGCGCAATCTATGGAATCTGGTGGTCTTGGAGATGGCGGATTTCTTATTCTAAAAGGTGGTCTTGGAGATGGTGTTGGTGGAGCCGCGGGGGCTGTAATTGTAGAGAATGTTGATGCCGGAGCAGTACCGTTTACTATTCAAGGGTCGCCCGGTCAATCAGCTGGCTATTTTGAAATTAGCGATGGTTACAATATTATTTTTGATGTTGCTGATGATATTTCTGTAGGGTGTGGTGATATTGTTCCTATAAATGCCCCGGGCACATTAAGCAACTTGGGCATTTCTGGTGGTGGTGACGAGTGGGGTAGTATATACTTATCGGATGATCAAGAGATAGTATTTGGTACTACACAGGATATCCGGCTTTATCATAATTCGGCAAGCCATCATCTAGAATTCAATTCTAACGTTGTAAGTGAAACGAATGATGCTTTTCAGTTTTATGCCACAGTAGGTGATGCCAATTTTATATCTATTGCAAGTTTAACAGTTACAAGATCTGCCCCGCTAACTGGTGGAAATGTATTTACTGTTTGGGGAGGTGGTGTTGATGGTTATGTGGGCGACTCCTCAGATTCAGCTATTGTAGTTTATGGGGCTTTGCCATTAAATACACCATCAGATGCAAATATAATAGGCTTTGCATGTCTTCCATTCGGGATTGATTATGATATTGGCTTGTTACTTCCAGATAATGTTCCTATACATTTGGGATCTGATATTTCTTCGGGATCTCAATTATGGCATGATGGGTATGGTGTTGTAACAAATAGTAATACGTGGTCATTTGGTGGCGATGTAGATATATCTGGGAAACTAACTGTTGATGGTTATTTAGATCCTCCAGCTGTAATTATCGAAGATAAGGTTTTTGGTGATGGGGCGTTTTTCGAGATGAAGGATGGTTCAGGTGCTGGTATAAGTTCATCCGATGAGGGTAGAATTCGATATAATCAAGCAGAGCAAAGATGGGAAATGTCAGCCAATGCTAATCCTTATGAACCAATAGGTGGGGCTAGTACTTCTCCGTGGTCTGAAAATGCTGGCGTTATCTATCCTACGACTCATGCAACTGATGATGTTGTTATTGGTACGAATGCCATGGTAGGTACTGAAAGATTCTACGTATATGGTGATTCAGCTTTTGGAGCTAGTGCAACGTTTCCAACTGTAGGATCAATAAGATTGGCGCGAGGTGGTAATAATGGGCTTTATTCTATTGATTCTGGTTCGGCAAATGTTCAATTATTACAGTTTGATTTATCTGATCAGGTTGTTCTTGGAGGCACAGGGCCAACAGGACCTGCAGATGTTGTAATTCAAGCTGGTGAAGTTTGGTTGTCTGGTGGAATAAATTATTCTACATCTAAATTTGAGATGCAGGATGATGAGCTTTATTGGGCAGATAATATTGGTACTCCTCCTGGTGGTCCTTATGTTTATCAAGAGGATAACACAACATCTATTGCTAGAAGAGACTTTACAATAATTGCTCAGACCGACAGAATTACAGATGGAACTTCTGGGTGGCTTAAATTGGCAGCAGGAGGCGATACTGGTTATGGTGGTGGAATAGGTGGCGATGTAGTTATTTATGGCGGACTATCTGATACTGGTCCAAGTGAGGCTGAAACTGGTGGAGATGTTGTTTTATGTCAAGGAAATGGCTACTATACAGGAAAGATTAGATTTACTCAGCCCGCGGCAGCTAGATTGGGGAATCCAGGCGCTGATATTATGGTTATTGATGGTACCACCATTGATATGACTGGTGCAACATCTATTTTAGGTCTTCCTGCTGGTGCAACGGCTTGGGAAGATGCTGGAAATACTCTTTATCCCGCAAATAATGAGGATGTTGTAATTGGTGGAACAGATGCTGATGGTTACAATTTAAGGGTTGTTGGAGATGCGAAATTTAATAGCGATGTATATATTGATGGTAAACTTACTGTTGATGGATATATTGATCCTATTGGAATTATCCTAGAAGATTATACTGGCGATGGTGCTTTTATACAAATGGCTGACGGTCAAGCTGCAGATGTGAGTTCATCTGATGAGGGCCGGATAGTTTATAATGCTTCCAATAGTAGATTTGAAATGTCTGTAGATGGAAGTTCTTATCAAGAAATTCCAACAGGCTCTATAGAGTGGACTCGTTCAAGTGATGTTTTAGAACCATCTACATCATCGGTAAATACATGGCGCTTTGATGTTAATGCTGGGGATGTTGTAATAACTCAAGAAGAAAATCCCGCATTTAGTTCTTCTGGAGCTATGCTTACAATTAAAGCTCAAGATGCATCTAGTGGTGGTAGTACCGGAGGAATGTTGGCATTAAAACAGGCTGCAGGATGGAGTGCCGGTGCGGCTGGGCCGATAGAAATACAAGATAGTTCGGGTGCAGAGTTATACACATTTGAAGCCACCGGTCAACTTACCATGGAAGATGATTATGATTTTGTTCCTGCTACAAGTACTCATGGTCAAATAGGAACAGCATCTTCTAAGTTTAATAATGCTAATTTAAGCGCTTATGCCGCAATTGGTGCCTCAAATCTTGCTGATGCTGGCGCAGTTAGACTTTCTAATAATACCGGCATATATGGTAGAAATTCTGGAAATTCCGCAAATATACTACTTGTTTCTACTAATGCTACTGATGATGTTGTTATCGGTGATTCTTCTACATCTGTTGAGTTAGGTGCGGATTTACATTTCGATGATGATTTTGGACCAAATATTACTCAAAATGATAGAACAGGTAATGCTGCTTGGTCTATGGGCATTAAGGCTCAAAGCGTTACTGGTGGTGGAGATTACGCTGGTGGAAGTATTACAATTGAAGGTGGTAATGGTCAAGGGACTGGATCTGGCGGTGATGTTAATATAACAACAGGAACACCCGGGGCAAGTGGAGCTGCTGGGACAATAGATTTTAGTATAGATTCTACAAAGGTGGCGTCATTCACTGAGGACGGGACTGGTGAATATGTATTAGAGTTTAATAGATCTAACGATTCTATTATTAGACCTGCAGGAACTTCATCCGCTAATGGTGATGATATATACCTACAAGGAGGTACAACTACATTTACAAATGCCGATGGCGGAAATGCTATTATTGATGGTGGTCGCGGAGATGGAACCGGAGATAATGGTTATGTTGAGTGTCAATCTGGTGGAACGCGCACTCTTCCAATTGGATCGCATACTAGACAAACATTAATTGCTAAACTTGTAAGTATTTCAGGTTCTAGTTGGGCAAATTTGGGAGACGAGGCTGGTGTCATTGAGTTCGATCCTACCGACTTCCCATCAGCTAAACGAGTTGTTAAATTTGGAGCTGTGTTTAAGAGAGTAGGTGGTTCTGCTAGCGATATTGTTCACTTACGCTTACGAGAAGTTGGTGGAGCTACATTATCTGGTACGGAAATAACAACAACATCAGATTCTTTAACATATGTTGAGGTAACATTAGATGTTGGAACAGATATCCAGAATAGTTCTCAAATATATCGTGTACAAGCTAAGGTAACTGGCGATATTACTGGAGAGGTAGAAAACGCAGAAATGCGTGTATCTTATGAAACAAGTTAGTAAAGTTGTGATAAAACTATGGACAATACCGTTTGTAAAAAAATAGGAAGACATTTTTGGCTATGGCCTTGGCAACACACAAAAAGGTGTGCTGTTTGTGGTGCCGTAAAAAATCTTAAAGTAGGTGAAAATACCATTACAGCCAGTCCTGACATTCCTCCAGTTACTGATGTTTTACGCTGGTCAATATCACAGTCATCTTTAAACGAGGGTGATATTGGTATGGACACTAATTTAGGCCGACCTCAAGCATATATGCATTCGGATAATCGCGATCTCATACACGCTGATGAGTCTATGGCCCAATATGAAACACAAAGATTATCCGCCCCACAACATAGCGTATATTTGGCAGTAGATAGTTCTAAAGATGTTGCGGTTTCTATTAGTGGGGCTTTTATTGGTGTAAATAGTGGGTTTCCGGTTTATATAGAAATGCGCCCATCTACATATGTCGTTGGAGCTAATGATTTTGCAGTTATAGAGCGTACAAGATATCGAATAGGCGTAGGAACTGGAGAAGATCATGTAGGTCATAATGGTCATGGTATTATGTATATGAATTCAATAGATTCTGGTGAGCGACATGAAGGATGGTTTCAGTCTTTTTTTTGGGTTGATGATCAAAGAGATTGGCTGACAATTACAACACAATCTGGTCATACAGAAATATATGAAGCGGCAGAATATATAGTAACATCGCATGCTTATACTAGAATACAAGTTATAGAAGACTTTAATTTAATAGAAATAGCCGGAAATGCCAATGATTTTTTTCAAATAGGATCAAGATTTACTGCAGCTTGGTGGCCTATGAAGGCACTCTAGGAAATATATGAGTACGGGAATTTGTAAAAAAAGAGGGAAACATTTGTGGATGTGGCCATGGCAACAGACAAAACGATGTTTATTATGTGGCGCTTTTAAAAATTTACATGTTGGGGAAAGTTCATTAACGTGGAGTCCAGATATTCCACCGGTAACTGATGTTTTGCGGTGGTCCAGCTCAGAATCTCCAACTCAAGCTGGTGATATTGGAATGAGCACAGTTACCGGAAGGCCAAGATCTTATATTAGTTCTGCAAGTAGGGATTTAGTGCATTATGATGAGGCTATGGTTCAAATAGAAACTATTAACGTGGCTGTTCCGTCCCAAGTTATTAATTTTACAGGGCTTGATGGCGATATCGATATTGCGTATTGTCTTTCTGGCAATTTTGATGGCGATAATGCTGGTATTCAACATTGGATTGAAATAGATATTAATGGAAATGCTCCAACTGTTAATGAGCAATATAGAATAGAGAGGACGCTTTATAATACTAATGTTGGTGGCGTTGTTGAAGATCATACATCTGGCACTACAGCTCATCCCATTATGTGGGTAAGAAATTTTGACAGTTCAATTAGGGAGGGATGGTTTCAGTCTTGGATTTGGGCATTAAAGTCATATGATTGGATTTTTATAAATACTTTGTCTGGTCATAGTGAGTGGGTGGATGGTCAAATTTATATCGTTACATCGCATTCATTTTTGCGCATAGAAGCAGATCAAATCAACACAATATCGGTGGATGGTAATATTGGAGCGTATTTTGAGCCTGGTTCAAGGTTTACTCTTGCATATTGGCCGATGAAAGATTTGCCGTAATTTTGAGGAAATAATGAAAAAATCATTGTGTAAAAAAATTGGAAGACATTTTTGGTTATGGCCTTGGCAAAGATGTAAGCGATGTATTGTTTGCGGCGCATTTCAAACCTTGCAAGCTGGCGAAAATACTATTACTTCCTCCCCTAGTGCGGGATTTGATGTTTTAAGATGGTCTGGCAGTCAAAATGCCTTACAAGCTGGTGATTTGGGTATGGATACTGCAACTGGGCGCCCACAAGCATACATTCATTCAGCAAATCGCGATCTTATACATATTGATGAGTCTATGGCTCAAATAGAAACAATACGTGTATCTGCCCCTACGAATTCTGTGGGTTATGGTCCTGTTGTTGGAGATCGTGCTGGTGCTTTTTGCATAACAGGGATGTATCTGGGATTACAACAGGCTCCTTCATTGGATTATTTGATTTATTTGGGAGTAAATGGTACAGGACCAGCATTAGGTAATAGTCATTATATTATTGAAGACACATATGGTACTCCGGGTGATACTCAATATTCAGGAAATAGAAATGCTATTGTTCATGGTTGGGATGGAGATTTTGGAGATGTACACGAAGGATGGTTCCAAACTTGGGTGTGGGTAGGTAGAGATATTGAATATATTGTGGCCAACACTAGGGCGGGAGTTATGCAGTGGGATGATGGGGTGTTGTTTTCTACTACACAACATTCATATTTACGAATGCTGCAATCAGATGTTGGGTCTGAAATAACCTCATTGGAAATTATTACGGATCCTGTTGGTTTTTTCCAAGCTGGCTCTAGATTTACATTTTCTTGGTGGCCTATGCAAACATTATAAAATTTGCACATTAAAATTAAGTAATAATAACAAAAATTTGAGCTATCCAACGCCTAATTTTGCATTGCTGTAGGTATTGAACTATCCAATTTTACCTAATAAATTGCTTTTTAGTAATAATACACATATAGCGAGATGAATAATGGCGAATGGTTTCATATATAATAGAAGCATCCCAGAAATTAGACTAATAGACGGTTATGATCAAAACGATGTGGTTATAATTAGTGGAGATCGTGATTCTGGTCTAAATTTGGGTGTTACGGCGGATCTAGATGTTCCCGGTCCACCACCAATATCTTTTATAACAAGTTTTGGCCCTGGAGTTGTAAATACTGGTGTGGTTTCCGCCACAATGGACCGTCCCGCTCCGATGGTAGATTCAAGCAGCGGATTGGTATGTTATTTTGCTCAGGCTGAAGAACATGCTGGCGATATAGATACAACGCTTATTGGTGGTTTTGCTGCGATAGAGCCTGTTAGAAGCCCATTTGGACATGCACACGCAGCAGCTTTTGTTGCTTCAGGAAATCCTGTTACTGGTGATGATTGGGATTCTACCTTATTTTGTCTAGATACCAACTGTGTTATTACTACTATTACTGGTTTTGATGGTTATGGTCGTTATTTTTTGGTTCAAACTGGTGATGGTTATGAACAGTCTGGTGGAGATGCCATTTTTGCGCTTGGAGATTCTTATGGTTCTACACCGGATACATATGGTGGTAATTTGCTTGTTCGACCTGGTCTTTCTGAAGTTGGATTTCCTGCAGGAGACCATGGAAAAGTTGTTTTAGAGGCTAGAGCATCTGATCAGCAGCTTCTTGCAGTGAGGGGGTTTGCAGGACAGACAAGAGACCTTGTAACCTTTACGGATGAAACGGCCACAACCTATTCTGGAATAACAGCTGATGGAAGATATTTTTTAATTGACGGGGCGATGCCGGGTTATGTGTTAACCTCGGATGCATTTGGGATTGTACGTTGGGCACCTCCAACTGGCGACGGTTATGATGGTTATAGTTATTGGTCGTTGAATGGTACCGATATTCATCCAATAGACGTGGCGTATAATGTGGCTATCGGAGATATCGCAACGTCAGGTGGTGGTGAAGTATTCTACGTTAGTGGAAGATCATTTATGGATGGTGGTTCATTGCCGCCTTTTTCTGATGCGTTATTGGTTGAGGCTAATTGCGATAATGGAAATGTTTCTGTTATTGAGGCTTCGATACAAAGGATCAATCCATTAGGTCCCGGAGAAATTGTTTCCGCTATTAAAGTTGGCGCAGAAAATGTCTTGGGAGATCATCCATCTTCAGCTATGGCTGGAATTTTGTTTGATGCTCCAACTATAAATGATTCAAATCCACCATCAGGTGCCATAGTTGTATTTGGAGATAGTGCTTCTGGTAATTATTATCAGGGAACTGTTGTGGCTCTTGATCATGATTTAAATTTGTCATGTGATAGAATATTTTCTGGACCTGGTGATGGTCCTAATGTGGCAGTATTTGCCGCCAGTGGTGTTTCGAATGGTGTTGGTGGTGTCATTTCTATGCAAACAGGTAGTGCCGATGCAGCTGGTGCTCCTCCTGGTACTGCACTTGCTGGTGGAGCATTATTATTTCAAACCGGAGATTCATCATCAAGTGCAGCGGCTATAGATGGCCCGCTTATGTATTTTTTGTGCGGCAATGCGAGTAGCACTAATGGCGATCCAGCTACTGGTGGTGGTGTACAGTTTAATATGGGCTATGGTGACGGCATTGGCGGTCGAACTGGAGAATTTATCATAAATGATCCAGTTATGAACAAATATGTTAGAGTAGATTTTGATGGTTATTCTACCAGACTAAATGGCGGATTAGATCCTAATTTATCTAATGCTCAATTTGAAATTCATGCCGATACAAACACAACAAACGGGCCAGGAGCTAGCTTGGCATTATTTGCCAGTAATGCAACTTATGATTTTGGCCCTAGTGGTTTCGATGGTGGAAATATTTGGCTTCATACTGGTGATGGGTATCAGATTGGTGGCTCTGGCGGATCTGGTGGTAATGTTAATATATTGTGTGGAAGTGCTGCTGCTGGTGGCTCCGGTTTTGGTGGTGGTGTTATTGTTTCTTTGGGAGAGTCGGATGATTATGATCGACACGGCCGATTTACTGTAGAATCTACTGTTGGAGGTCCGTATTGTAGTACTTATTCATCATCTCCGGACACAATAGATATTGTTGGTTTTGCACAGAGCACGTTTAGATTAAGTTCGGAGACAATTGGTGATGGTGTTCCTGGCACATCTTTTTTCATTACTGCATCTAACGGTAATGCATCATTGCCTGGTGGGTATGTTGGTGGTGATTTGTCATTGGTGGCTGGACATGGGGCTGTTAATGGCTTATTTGATGCTGATGGTGGTGGGTTATATCTCTTTGGCGGAGATGCTACAAGTGGTAATATAGGCGCTGATGGTGGGTCTATATACTTCCATCCCGGTGAAGGTGCTGGTGCTGGTTTTGGTGGCGCGGTTGTAATGCAAGCTGCTGAGGGTCATATTGGTGAGTTTGTTAGAATGCAAACTACTGATGGCTATCCTGTATTTTCTGCGGGTGTAGAAGGTTGGGTAGAAATAGGGTCGGCAACAGATCCAACAGATTTGGGTGATTTTTCTTCTGGTATAGATGGTTATGCTAGGTTATTTTACGATCAATCCGAAGGTGCTATAAATCTATTTAGTGGTAATGGAGTGGCCACAGCGGTTTTGTCCGCAAATGTAAATGGTGGATTTTTGGGGTTGGGAACAGTCGGGCCGTTTGGATCTGAACAATTAAGTGTTGTTGGAGATGCGTATATAGGTGGAAAACTAACTGTGGTTGGCGCTCTAGATCCAATTTCCGTATCTATATTAGATACTATTGGTGCTGGTGATGGTGCATATTATGAGGCTTATGATGGTAGTGGTGTTGCTCCCGTAGGTCCTGGTGATAGTTTTGGGAGAATTCGTTATAATAATCTGTCTCAATCTTGGGAAGCTTCTACTCCAATTACTGGCGGTTGGTTGCCAATTGGTGGGGGAGGACCATCTGGTGATGGTTATTGGAGCTTAAGTGATGGGTACATATTATATCCACAAAATACAAATTACGATGTAGTAATCGGCGGGACAGATGTTACTGGGGATGGTGAAAAATTACGAGTTCAGGGACTTACATTATTAGAAGGTCAACCAGGACAAGAAGATGCTGTAATTGTTAGTGGTTGGTGTGATTTTGATGACGCAACCGTAGTAAATGTAGAGATGCAGCGATTTTCCGGACTAGGCCCTTATGAGGCAGTTCACGGCTATAAAACAGAAGTAACCAGCATACCAAGCGATCATGTTGACTCTTTAACTTCTGCGTTTACTGCAGATGTGCCTGAAATTGGAAATCCTGCAGCATGGTCTTCTGCTTTTACACTTTTTGGAAATGATAGCTCATTTGATTCGTATACATTTGCACTATTATCTGTAGATCAAAATCTTAACATAGTTGCTGCAAGATCTCCTTCTGGTGGTCTTCACTCTCCACATATTCAACTGGCAACTACGACACCTATGGATGGATATGCTGGGGATATTATTATAAATCCAGGAAGTTCTAATGCGGCAAATCCAAATAGTGCTTATAATGGATCGAATTTAGATATAATAACTGGAAACGGATCAGCTTCTGGGTTTGGTTATGCGGCAGATGGTGGCCATGTTGAAGTAGAGCTTGGTGGTGGTGCGAGTGGCGATGGAACAACCCCCGCAATGGGTGGTGGTTTTTATGTAAAATTAGGCGCCGGAGATGGTGTCGGTGCTTTAGGTGGTGTATTTCATATAGCCAATTCTCCAACTACAAACAATAATATGTTGGAGCTTACAGAAAATGATGGAACAACAAAGATAGCTGTTCTTGGTTCTCCTGGATATTTTAATTTGGGCCAAATATATGTGGCGAGTGGCGCCGGAGATTTGGCAGCAGGAGATGGGTACAATTATCTGTATTATGATGCTTCGGAAATGCGTCTGATGATGACGGATTTGCTTGGCAATCAGCAAATTACATTAGAAGCAGATACAAATGGTGGTTATATTGGGGTAGGTGGCGGAGCAACAATTCCTGCAGGACCAGAACAATTAAGGGTAGCAAACAATGCCGTTATAGAAGGTGCGTTAGCTGTTAATGCCTCGGGAATGGCTGGAAATGAAACTCTTAGAGTAGATGGCGTTGCCGGACAACCTATGGCTACATTTATAAGGCCGGGCAGTACTTGTGCGTCTTCACAAATTGCCATTGATGTACAGGCAAGGGGCGATATTTTAGCCGGGGATACATGCCAGGTTGTAAGAATTTTGGGAGGAATTGGAGCCAACAACGCCGGTAGCACAGGTATTGCTTTAGATGTAAATGCAGAAAGCGATGGTAGTTGGACGGCTGGGGCCAGTGGTATTGGGTTGAAATTATCTGGTGGTAAAGTAGATTCTGATGGTACCTTTATAGTTGAACATATATTGCAGCCAGCAACGATTGGTGGAAACCCATCATATGTTGATACCATATTGAAGGTTGAAAAGGCAGGTGGAACGTTAGTAGATAATTATTTTGAAATTGTAGACCTAACAACTGCTGCATCTCCTATATTTAGTGTTAGTGAGACATTATTTAATTGTACATTAGATGCAGAGTTTAACGCTGATGTACAAATAGACGGGAAACTAACAGTAGATGGATATATTGATCCGATTGGTATTATTATAGAAAGCCTAACTAATGATGCTTTCTTAGAACTTGGCGATGGACAAAATGCTGTTGTATCTGGACCTGGTACTGGTCGTTTAATTTATAATGATTCTACACAGGCATTTATGATGTCTGTAGATGGTGGCCCTTACCGTATTATTGGGACGGGCGGTGGTGGAGGTGATGGATATTGGGAGCGTGATGAGTCTGGTTTCTTGTATCCTGTTTTTTCCGGAGATGATATTGCTCTAGGGTCAGATCCGGCTTCAATTGGAGTTATTAGATTAAATAATAATGAGGGAATTTATTGGAATAACACCTTGGGTACTGGAGATATTAGGGGGTTATTCGTTGATTCTAATAATGATGTATTAATTGGAAGTACGGGTGGTTCCCAAAGAGATGTCGTATTAAATGTTCCAACTGGTAACGAGCTAAGAATGCAAATTAATAGCTCGGATATGGTTGAGGTGGCGTCTAACTATATAATATTAAATCCACGTCAGTTGGTTTTTGATAGTTCGACAAGCTCACCAATCATATATCAAGACCAAGATATAACACCAGGTGTAACTGGTCAAAACCTTACTGTCCAAGCCCAGAATTGCCCCGGCGGTGGTGGGGCTGCTGGTGGTTCTTTATATTTGGAGCCTGGAAATGGAAATATAGCAGGTTCTGTTGTTATAACAGACGCAATTACACCCATCATTACAGTGAATGTAAATGGGGTAGAAATTGGAGATCCATTATTCAGATTCGATAAGAGCATAAGTACCCCAACTATTTATCATGAAGATTCTGATGGTTATACTTCTTCATTGACTGTCAGGGCACAAGGAACAACACTAAATTCAGGCACAGGAGGAAACCTTAATATTCTAGGCGGCTCTGCGGCTTTTGGTGGCGGATCAACTGGTGGAAGTGTTGTTATTCAGGCTGGGGCTGGCGACACTGAAGGATCTGTTCTTATAAGAGAGAGTGCTGGAACTACATGGTTATCATTTGCAGGTGGTAATATAAACTTTTCTAATGGCACCACAGCTGTAACTGCAAGTAGTAATCCAACTTTCAATTTCGGTTCAGGACTATCTACTTTTGAAGGTGATGTCCAAATTGATGGCAAACTAACAGTTGACGGTTATCTGGATCCTGTTGCCGTAATTATTGACAGCGCCACAAATGATGCTTTCTTAGAATTTAATGCAGGAGAAAATGCGGCACTTTCTCCGTCTGATGCTGGGCGCATTATTTATGATAATACTTCCAAGTCATTCATGGCATCAGTAGACGGTGGCGCATATGTTGCCTTGGGTTCTGGTACAGGAGATGGCTATTGGGGCCGTGATGTAACCGGATTTTTGTATCCAATTGTTCCAACCGATGGTGTTCAAATCGGTGGCGAATTGGAGATGGATAATAATATCATCCTGAATAAATCCATGGTCGGTGCGGGATCCCCATCTCATCTAATTGAGTTAATTGGAGAAACCAGCGTAGCAGATCGTTCGGTTTATATATACAACAACTCCTGGGCGGCAGTTGATAATTATGGTATTAGGCTTGATGATGATAGCAACAATTTATGTGCTGAATTTGGTTTTGGTGCTGGGCTTGGCTCTATTTGGAGGTTTAATAATGCTTCAGGTGGTATGAGGCTACATACAGAATCTGGGGTTGAAATTTGGGCACTTAGTCAGGCCGGATCTTGGAATATCCAAAATTTGCATGGCATACAATTTACCCAACCAGGATTTTCAGGTGGAGCTAGCGCCAATGCATTTAGGGTTATTGGTGGGGCCCATGTTGAATTACCCGCTTCTACTGAGAGATCGGATATAAGTTTTGAATTAGGGCGAGATGTAGAATTTGCCGCCGGGGCATTAGCTCAACAGAGAGCGGTAATTGTAGAGGCTCCGACTTATAAGTTTGATGGCGCCTCCACGTTAACTACAGCTGCCACGTTTGCCATAGAAGGCGCCCCATCAGAAGGTACAAATGCAACTATTACAAATTCGTATGCATTATGGGTACAATCTGGTGATTCTAGTTTTGGTGGTGATATCTATTTTGATTCATCTGTATTGTCGCCCACAATACAGCAGAATAATACAACAGTTGGCGATGGAGAAAACCTAAGAGTAGCCGCACAAAGCAGTTCTGCTATTGGTAGTGCTGGTGGGAATCTAACTCTTGCGGCTGGTTATGGTACCGATGGTTATGGTGGTCATTTGGGCTTATATGCCGGTAGTTCCGCGGTCTCTGGAATAGGTGGAAATGTTTATCTAACACCAGGAGAAGGCACAACGGTAGGGCAGGTAATAATACGTGAGCCGTTTGGTGGTACTAGTATTGTAACGTTTGATGATACGTCAGTCGAATCTCCCGGCAATCCAACATGGAATTTTGGCTCTTCATTAGCTACCTTTGAGGGTGATGTACAAATCGACGGCAAGTTGACTGTTGATGGCTATTTAGATCCTATTGCAGTAATAATTGAAAGTGCAACGGATGATGCTTTCCTACAATTATCTGCTGGTGAAAATGCTGATATTTCCAGTGCCAATGAATGCCGATTGATATATGATAGTGTTGGTGCTAGATTATTAGTATCTGCAAATGGCGGTCCGTATTCTCCCATTGATGGTTACGCAGGATCTTCTCCATGGACATATATTGGAGGTGTTTTATATCCGGATAACTATATTACAGACGCAGTTGTAATTGGTGATAATGCTGTTGTTGGATCAGAGTCATTAAGAGTGGTCGGAAACACCTCTTTGTTAGGAAATGTCGTTATAGAAGAAGGAACAACGAATCCTTCCATATTACAACTAACAAAAACCTCCGGTGCTGCTCAAACATTATCAATTTCAGCACAGTCTAGCAATGATTCTTCTGGCGGTCCATTAACTCTAAATGCTGGAAGTGGATATACGACAGGTGGCGATATCAATGTGAACGCTGGTGACGGATATACTTGGGGTAATGGTGGTGCTATTCGGTTGCGTGGTGGTGATGCTACTGGAATTTTGGGTAGTGGTGGTCATGTTTACATCCAAGGCGGAGATTCTGTTGGTGGTACTCAGGGTTATATTATTACTAATTCCAGCCAGGTTGTGTTTAAGGATTTCTCTGGAACTACATTTGCCTCCATAAGTAATGATAATGAGGCATTGTATTTCTCTGGCGGCTCCTCTCCAACCATTCAACATCTTGCTACAAATACATTTACCAATCCACTATCTATTATTGGCCAAAACAGCTCAACGGAAGATGGTGGCAATGTTGTAATTTCCGGCGGAGATGCAACGGGAGCTACTGATAAGTCTGGAGGCGATGTCGAGCTTTATGGTGGGTCCGGAAATGGTATTGGAGTGGCGGGTATTGTTCACTTATTTGGTAGTGGTCATATTCTAACTGTTGATGGATATGATCGGGTAGGCGTATCTGATGTCGTAACAATAGACGTGGCAAAAGATCGATCTGATGCGTTTAGGTTGATGGAAGATACAAATCTTTATATGCAGGTCTTTACAGATATTGGTTCCGAATCAATTGTCTTCGGGGGAACAACAAATCCGGATTATGAGTTTTTTGGTACGGGAACCGCAACGTTCGAAGGCGACGTGGAAATAGGAGGCAAACTTACTGTAGACGGTTATATCGACCCGGTAGCCGTAATAATAGAGAGTGCGACAAATGATGCTTACCTTGGGTTGAGTGCTGGGCAAAACGCCTCACGTAGTGCTGCGGATGAGGGAAAGATTATTTACAATGCAGTTTCGCAGAAATTCCAACTTTCAGCTAATGGAAATGCTTTTGTAGATTTAGCAACTGGAGGAAGCAGTGAATGGAATAGAACTGGCGATGTTCTAACTCCCGCAACTGCTAGCGTAAACTATTGGGAATTTGATTCAACCGCCTTAGATCCGGTTATCACCCAGGCTGATGAAGATGGGTATGATGTTACAGCTCAAACCCTAACCATTAAGGGTCAAGATGTTACTGGTAATTTGAGTGTTGGTGGTGCTGTTGAAATTTGGGGTGGTGCTGCCGCGTTGGATAGTGGTGATGGCGGTGATGTAATAATTCATGGCGGAAACGCCCCAAGCGCTGTCGGTGGTGATGTAATACTAAGACAGTCCGGCGGGTTTAATACTGGCGCAATTAGAATACAAAATGTTGCTAGCGATGACATATTATCCTTTAGCAGTAATCAAATTAGCGGCTTGGCCAATAACCCAACGTGGTTATTCGGAACTGGAAGTGCTAATTTTGGAGCAGATCTTACCGTTGTTGGTGAGCTTAATGCCGGTAGTGTTGATGTTTCTGATTATGTCGAGATAGGAGGCTCACCCGCAGACTCAGGCGCTATTAGACTGGAAAATGCTGATGTTATAAACTTCAGAGAAAATGGCGGTCTCGGAAATATACGCGCACTTACAGTAGATGTTAACGACGATATTTTTGTGGGAAGCAATAGTACTTACCAAAGAGATGTTGTTTTGCACGTACCTACTGGTAACAATATAAGAATGCAATATGGGCCTGGTATTACAACAGCAGCAAGATTTGTTACTGGTGCAAATGCTGTGGCTATGGATCTTACTGATGGTTCTGCCGCTGGTGTTGGAAACCTAAACGAAGGAAGATTGCGTTACAACAATGTTACAGAAACATTCCAGGTGTCTACAAATCATGGTTCTTATGAAGATATTTTAACTGGCGCATTTCCTGAAGTCAGTAAATGGACAAAAGATGGTTATGTATTATATCCAAATGATTATGAAAACGAGATAGTTGTTATTGGCGACACTTCCCCGTTTACAGATGAAATACTTTCTGTACATGGTAAGCAAGTTATAGATGCTGGAGCGTTAGGAGACAATGACTTTGGATTATCTGTTGTTGGTTACTTAGACGGTACTCAAACGGCTCTAATTTGGTCTCATATGGTTAGAGACGGTTATTGGGGTGTAAATGGTTTGGCAGGAGCAATTGGTGCTGATGTAGCGACCCAAATTGGAGATGATCCTGATAGTAATGTGGCGGCTTTTGTTGCCACTCCTCCCGCTATATATTCAACAGATCCCAATACATATGCGTTTTTGGCAATGTCTGGTGGCGGAACTGGTTATGAGACTACTCTTGGCGCTTTAGAGCAAGATCTGTTAATTCGTACTGATGTTCCCGTTGGCGCTCCAGATGGTTATGGTTACGATATTATATTAGAAACCGGACCAGGAACGGCCGCTTCAGGAGCTTATCGTGGCGGTGAAATAACATTGCGCGCTGGCAATGCTGTTGCTGCTGTTGGGTCACGATCTGATGGCGCTAGCATTTTTGTAGAAACAGGTGATGCTGCTTCAAATGGTGGCGGAAATGCTGATGGTGGTGATTTTGAGGTTCTATTAGGAGATGGTGCCGGTGGCGGATCTACCGGAAGTATGGTGGTAAGAGCTGGCCTAGGAAATGATGATTATGTTGTATTTGAAAATAACTCAGGGGCCAGATCGTTAACGGCTGGTGGTTTAGGTTGGGCTTATGTTGGTTCTGCCTCCGATCCTAGTGCTCCAGGAGACTTTGCTGCTGGATATCAAAATTCTACAAGAATGTTTTTCAGTCGTGATTTAGAAACATTTCAATTGTTTGATGGTACAAATGCAAACACTTTTGCCATTGAAATAGATTCAGGTTATGTCGGAATAGGATCGGGCGCAACAGGTGGGCCATCTGGGACCGAATTATTACAAGTTGATGGTGATGCTTATATAACCGGAAAACTTACTGTTGACGGATATTTAGATCCCATTGGTGTAATAATAGAGAGTCCAACATTTGATGCTTTCCTTGAACTTGGTGTTGGTGATGGGGCAAGTTTGGCTCCTCCAGATACTGCAAGATTAATTTACGACCAATACAATAATAAACTACGAGTATCCTATAGTGGTGCCCCATATCAAGATGTTGGTGGGGATGGATATGGAGCTTCTCTGTGGACACAAGTTGGCGATAATATGTGGCCGGCAGCTGGTACTAGCGCTAATGTTATAGTTGGTGATTTCTCTCAAGACGGATATGAGAAATTTAAAGTTGTTGGTGATCTTGGTCAGTCGGTAATGTATGTGGAGCGGCCAGAATCTGATATTACTGACGATAAAGAAACATCTGTAACATTTAACCTTACACCCAATAATATTGTAAGTGGCGGAGAGGTAGGCGCAGTACACATTCAAGCTGGCGCAAGAGGTGATATAGGGTCTGATACATTTGCTGTTGGCCTTGCTATTGATTCTGTATGGGAAGGTAATATGGCATCTGACTCTGTCGCTTCTGCTATGATTGTTGAGTGTGGGACCAGAAGCACTAACGCTGAGTATACTGCTGGTGCTATATTTGTCTTACCAGAAGAAATAGAGGGCGGATATGATTCTGGTTTGTCTGATATGTTGCGTTTACTTAATGAGGGCGGCACATTAGGTAACTTTATCAATTGTGAAATGCCTGGTGAAATAAGTGCATTTAAGGTAACTGGTGATGGTTATGTTGGTATTGGTCAGGCAAATCCGACAACACAATTAGATGTTGTTGGCAAAACTATATTGCAGGACTTGCAAATAACAGGATCATTAACTTCTGATGGTTATGTTTTAACTTCAGATAGTTTAGGCAATGCTGTGTGGGCTCCTGCTGGTGGCGGAAGTTATTGGCAGCGAGATCCTGTTGAAGGAATTGTATATCCTAGCGTATTAACTGATAGTATTGGGGCACCAGCAGATATTATTTCTGTAAACGGTGGAATGCTTTATTGGCGTGATAGCACTGATACTCTTGATATAGAGGTGTTAACACTTGATGCTTCTGATAATATTATAGTTGGTCAAAATACGACAGATTTTAATAACATTGCACTATCTGTCGGAAATTCTGGCGTAATAGAAATGCAAACAGGTGGTCTTGCCAGATATACCGTAGAAAGTAACGGCAACCTTACGATGGAAGGTGATTTTGATTTTGTTCCTGATGGAGATGGACAGGGCGAAATTGGAACGACAGGATCTAGATTTGCATCATCGCATTTTAGCTCTTATATGGCTGTTGGTGTTGGTGCTGGGTTGCCAAGTGTCGGTGCTGTTAGACTGCAAAATAATTTGGCCATTGAGTGGTCTAGTGCGGCAATTAATGATGTTCAAGTTCTTTCGTTAGATAACTCAGATCAAATAAATGTTGGAAGTTTGGATGCCGATCTTGCCGGTATTATTTACAATACACCATCATCTACATTTCATAGCTTAAGAATAAACAACGCAAGTATTCTTGAGTTGGCATCTGCATTTGTTGAGGTAAGCCCGGCGGATTTGCGATTTGATAATGATGTTAATAATCCTATCTTTAGGCAGTTTGATGATACTAACGATTCTGCTACTGGTTGGTTGTTTACTATTCATGCTCAAGACATGACTAGTAATGTTGATACTACTGGTGGTGATTTGTTAATTCGAGCGGGTAATGCTAATACTGGTGGGACCGGAACAGGCGGAACCTTACATTTGCGAGCGGGTAACTCAACAACAGAAGGTTCCGTAATTATTGAGCAATCTGATGGTACTGGTATGATGTCCTTTGCATCTGATACCAATACCGTTACGGCGCCGTCTAATCCAACCTGGAATTTTGGAACTGGTGTTGCAACATTTGGTAACGAGGTAAACGCTACTAGTTTTGATGCGACAAACTTTATCGAGATAGGAAGTTCTCCAGCAACTGTTGGCGCATTAAGAATGACTAATAATCATTCTGTTTATTGGAGGAACGAGCAAGGCACTTCAGATATTCGTACATTATTTGTTGATGGTTATAACAATATAACTCTTGGCGATGATCTTGGTGATGTAAATGATGTTGTAATTTATGCCGCATTAAATAAGGAAATCCACTTAGACGTTAATAACGATACAAGATTTAGTGTAAGTGAAACTGGCGTCCAATGTTATGAAAATGCAACATTCTTAGAAGATATTCTTGTGGTTGGAGATGCCGACTTTGAAGGCGACGTACAGATTGATGGCAAGCTCACAGTAGATGGTTATATAGATCCGATAGGCATAACCATAGAAGATCATTATGGTAATGGCGCTTATATGGAAATAGGTGATGGTACTGCCGCTCCTCTTTCAAGCCCAGGTATGTGCAGAGTAATTTATGATTCGACAGCACAAGAGCTTTTGGCATCTTTCGGGGGAAATGCTTATGAGGTCATTGGTACTGGCGGCTCTTCTGATGGATATTGGAGTTATGATTCTGTAACAGGTACTTTATATCCCAAACTTGATTGGACAAATGATACGCTAGTTCTTGGTGACAATGAAATGGCTGGCGCAGAAATGATGCGTGTTACTGGGGCTGTTCGATTTGAATCTCATATGGAATTAGGCACCATACTTCCGGGTAATGGCGCAATTAGGATGGAGAGTGATAGCGCGATTGTTGCTAGAAACTTTGGAGACTCTGCTGATATCAATTTAATATCAAATGAGAGAGAAGGGGCAACTGATCAGTGTAATATTATTATTGGTAATAATGACGCAACAGCCTTAAATGATATGCAATTTAATCTTCCAACGGGTGGTGCATATCAGTCCTTAATAGCTGGCACAAGATACATGAGGTTACAAGAAAGTGAGTTGCTTCTAGGTGCGAGTGGTTCTGGTTACAATCTTAATTTTGATGCTGGCGTTTCTGATCCAAGTATTTTCCAGATAACATCACCTGATAATGGAATTACCGGTAATGAGTTGAGGGTTCGCGCACAAAGTGTTAGCGGAACGGTTTCACATGGCGGCTTATTAGTTCTTGGTGGAGGTGATGCTGATGATGGTCATGGTGGCGGTGCTATTCTATTTGGTGGAGACGGCACTGGTGGTGGTGCCTATAATGGCGGCACAGTAACATTACGTCCCGGCCAAGGGGGAAGTAATAATGGAACTATTTCTATAGAAGATGCAACTGAAACAGCACAGATTGTTGTTGATGATGACGAAGTAGATTTTGTTGGTTCTGCAGTAGTTTCAACGGGAAATCCAACATGGAATTTCGGAACGGGAGCTGCTACATTTGAGGGTGATGTTCAGATTGATGGTAAATTGACCGTAGATGGGTATCTAGATCCGATAGCCGTAATTATAGAGAGCGCTACGACCGATGCATTCTTGGAATTAGGCGCTGGTGAAAATTCCAGCCCAAGTCTCGCTGGAACAGGTAGGATTAGGTATAACAGCTCTACCGATAAATTTGAGATGTCAGAAAACGGTGGAAGTTATGGTGAAATTCCGACAGGCAGCGTAGAGTGGAATAGGACATCTGATACTTTAAGTCCATCAACGTCTAGTGTAAATGAGATAGAGTTTGGCGCAACAGCTGGCGATATTTCGATTACGCAGGCTAATAATACTACTGGTAATGGCTCTACTATAACTATTAGTGGCCAGACTTCAGGTGGCGGCAATGGTGATGGCGGTAATGTTGTAATAGAAGGTGGCGTACCTCATGGTTCTGGCGCTCCTGGATATGTTGATCTAGATATTCAACATATGGCAGGATCAACTTATAGCACTCTTAAGGACGCCATAAACCAACAGTTTACTCCTACTGTTATTACTGGCGGAAATATTACAGATAATGGTGATGGAACTGTTGCTGTTACTGCCGGCACTGGTATAATTAAGACTACTGACTCTAGATATGGCGAGACAATATTTATAGATTGGGCCGCAAATAATAGCTTAAGCCTAACAGATGAGTCTATTAACTTTATTTATTGCGATTATAATGGGGGCTCTCCGCAGCTTAGTGTGGAGACTGTTGACACTAATTTGTGGAACCAAACCAGAATTCGAGTTGGTATGGTTTGGCGTGATGGTACTGTGGCCCATATTTGGGTTGCTAATTCTGAGTTTAATAGTTTGGGCGGTCAATGTTCTAGGCGTTTTTGGGAAGACCAGGGAGCACATAGAACAAGTGGAATGATCATAAGCGAAACGGGTACTAGAAACTTTGCTCTAACGTCTGGTGTCTTCTGGGCTGGATTTAGTAAAACCACAACCCCATCATTTGATATGTCTGGGGCAGATACGTTTAATTATTATTATACTTCGGATTCTGGCACGAGCTGGACAAAGGTGACAGGCCAGACTCAAATAAATAATACTCAGTATAATGATATCACAGCTGGGCTTTCGACGTTATCTAACAATAGATATGGTGTTCATTGGGTATACGTAGATGTTGCGGGCGATGAAGTTCATGTGGTTTATGGTCAGGGAAATTACCTACTGGCCCAAGCAAACGATGCCCAACCACCATCCGTTATACCTCCTGTTGTAGGTGGTTTCTGTTTGTTGGTCGGCAAGATAATTATTGACAAGGACGACACATCTTTCACAGCAGTGCTAACGCCATTTACAACTTCCTTTAGCGGATCTATTGTACAAAATCACAATGATCTGGCAGGTATACAGGGCGGTACAGGCAGCGAGTATTACCATTTGACTGCCGCAGAATATTCTGATCTCGGATTATGGACAGATGGCGGAACGGTATTGTACCCATCTGATAGTGAGACCGTAGTTATTGGCGATACAACAATGTCTGGAGCGGAAACCCTTAGAGTTGTTGGTGATGCGTTAGTTGAAGGTGACACTACTATTACAGGTAAACTCACTGTAGATGGGTATATTGACCCCGTTGGTATTACTATAGAAGATGGTGCTGGCAATGGCGCATTCTTTGATGTTGGACCAGGTGATTCTGTCGATTTTAGTCCTGGAGGAATGGGCAGGCTTCGATATAATTCTGCTACTGATAAATTTGAAGTATCAACAAATGGTGGTAATTTTAGTGAAATAGCTATTGGAAACGCAAATGTTATATCAGGGTTAACTACGACAGGACTATCAGAGGGTGATTTTGGTTATGTTTCCGACGCAGATATCGTATCTAAAACAGATTCAAAAACAGAAGCATCATCTTATTCTATAGGAGCTAACGAAGGAATTGTTGGAACTATAACTATTTCTGGTGTAATTGAAAATGCAAAATTTACAACAACAGGTGGTGAGCCGGCCAATGGTGCTCCAGTTTATTTGGCATCCTCAGATGAAGAAGCAAATGCAACCGGCAAATTAACAGCAACCGCACCAACCGGACAAGGTAGCGGAGCCGGTGCAGGAAATTTTGTTGCTGAAGTTGGTATTTGTATAAGCAATGGTAATTACGCGGGATCTAAAACATGTAAAATTCTTTTGCAACAAAAAAGAGTTGTTAGTGTATGATGTACAACTAATTTAACTAATAATTTAACATAAAAACGAAATGCTAAATATTACTATTTTATTTGGAGCGTGGGGGCCGAATATAAACGTTTTAGTCTGTTAACGAATTTTATTAAGATTTTCGGGGAAGTCGACTGTCTCTGTTTTAAGAAAATAAAAAAAATAATATTTAAAGGAGGAATATAATCTTACTTTTTTAAAACAACTGAGGAGCAAAAAAAATGACTGACTATCGTCCAATTTATATTAGTGGCGGGAAAGTTATTCAACTTTCTACATCAGACGGTATTGAAGCTGGAACTCAGATTTCAGCCTCAAGCGGATCTGACTTAACATTAACTGCTAATGCTGCAATTTCTATAGCATCTGGCATAAATTTAGCATCAGCAGGTGGCGCTGCTGATTTTGACTTTTCTGGCTCTAGTGGTACGTTTAAGACATCTACTGGAGATGTTACTGTTGGAGGTGCTGCAACGTTCACATCTTCAATGGCTATGACAGGATCTAATATTGATCTAGATCCTACTGGTACTTTTGCATTAGATATGGATGCCTCTCAAACTGTAACAATTACTGTTGCTGATGATTTGGCTAATTCCTTTCTATTACAAGAAGGCGGAAATGCGTACTTTAGCATCACCACAACCAATGATTCTGAGGCAATAAACATTGGTAATGCTACAACTAATCCCGATTTAAGTCAATTAGGAACTGGTCAAGTAACATTTGCTGGTAATGTTGATGCTACCAACGGTTTGGATGTCACCACAGCCGCTTTGACCGCAGCTGCTGGATTGACTGTTAGTGGTGATGCAATTACCATGACAGGATCTAATATCGATTTAGATCCAACTGGTACTTTTGCTTTAGATATGGATGCGGCACAAACTGCAACAATTACTGTTGCTGATGATTTGGCTGATGCATTCCTATTACAAGAAGGTGCAAATGCATATATAGATGTTACCACAACTACTGACTCAGAAGCAATAAACTTAGGTAATGCCTCAACTAATCCCGATTTAAGTCAATTAGGAACTGGTCAAGTAACATTTGCTGGTAATGTTGATGCTACTAATGGTTTAGATGTTACTACAGCTGCTTTGACTGCAGCCGCTGGTTTAACTATAAGTGGCGATGCAATTACCATGACAGGATCTAATATCGATTTGGATCCTACTGGTACTTTTGCCTTGGATATGGACGCCTCTCAAACCGTAACAATTACTGTTGCGGACAATTTGGGCGATGCACTTCTAGTACAAGAAGGTGGCAATGCGTATATTGATATTACCACAACAGATTCTTCTGAAAAGGTTGAGTTTGGTAATGCCACAAGCAATCCCGATTATGAGTTTTTAGGTAGTGGGCTTGTTGATTTGGCAAATGGTACTGCAGAAATTCCTGGCGGCACCAGCTTGACAGTTGGCGCTGTTCAATGTACGGCCGGTGTAACTGGTACCAATTTGAATACATTAACTGATGGTTCGAATGCCGATGCATTACATACACATAGTGGTCTTTCTAGTAGCCAAGTTGTTGTTGCTGGTTTAACAACTACCGGATTAGCTGATGGTGATTTTGGTTATGTAAGCGCTAATGGCACTATGACTAAAACTGATGCAACTACAGAAGCAAAATCTTATATGTTTGGCGCTAATGAAGGCACTGCTAGCAGCATGACTGTTGGTGGTGTTGTAGAAAACGCAAAGTTTACAACTGACGGTGGTTCTCCATCAGCTGGTGATCCTGTATATCTAGCCTTAGGAACCGCAGATACTGGAACTGGAGCTGGCAAGTTAACAGCCACAGCCCCAACAACCGCAGGTCAATATGTGGCAGAGGTTGGAATTTGTTTGGATAATTCTAATTATGACGCCAGCAAAACCTGCGAGGTATTGTTAAGACCCAAAGTTGTTGTTGCTCTATAATTAATGGTAAAGTGTAGGATTCAAATAGAGTTATAAAACGGAGAAAATACATTGGCACAACGCAGATATCTCACCATTGTTACTGGCGAACACGAACTTCACAATGAATCTTCTGACTCTCTTAGAATAGATTCGATTGGAATTGGGACCGATCCATCGGCGAATTCTGGAGAGTTTTTAGCTACTCAAGGTGTTGTTGGTAATAGTGCTTTGTCTGGAAATGGTGAGATTTTGCGTGTCAGTGGTGGCGCATTATTTGATGGCGTGGACTTAACTGTTCCCGCCATATATGCTACGGCGGAAGTGGCAGACGCTAATTTAACAGCAGTAATAAATATAGCAACTACAAGAGATGGTGCAACTACAGCTGGCCATATGTGGTCTGCTATGTCCGCTTCTCCACAAGGACATGCCAGTGATGACAGCACTGCGTATTTGGGGGCTTATGTTGCTTCTCCCATAACCAAGAACTCTAGTGCCGCCCTATTTTCTGGGTTTGGTGTAGTAAATGTTGGTGGAGACGCGGATTATGACTATTCCCTCGTCTCTCTTGGCGGCGATTTGAACTTAGCTGCTTTTAATACGGCAGGGGACACGAATGGTCCTTCTGTTTCTATAGAAGCTGCGGATGCTGTTGCAAGCGGAAACGGCGACGGCGGAAGCATCGCTCTTACTCCCGGAGCAAAAGACGGCACAGGGGCCGACGGCTCTGTGCTCATTGGCAACCCCAGTACCAATGCAGCCGCCTTGGACTTCGATGCCGGATCGGCATGCGACAATGGTCCGTCTGGTGGCATGCGACTGCGCTACAACCAAGGAACCAACAAGGGGCAGCTGTCGCTTAACGGTGCGTCGTTTGTCGACATCGCTACTGGCTCTATTCCGACACTTGAATGGACGCGCTCGTCTACTGTGCTCTATCCGTCGGAGTCTACAGTAAACAAGTGGCAGTTTGATACGTCTGTTTCCGGGGCTACGATTTGCATTGACAGCAACAGCAGTACAGCTGCCAATCTCACTATTCACGCACAGGACACCTCCTCTGGCGAAGGCGGCGATATAATCATCGCCTCCGGTGCTGGCACAACGGGGACGCCGAAAATTGGGCTGTATGTGGACAATGGCATCACTGCTCTTGTCGATTTTTACACAAGCTCCCAGGTTGCCACACAACAGTTCAGCAATTTATACACAGGTGGTGTGCTCATCGAGCAAGCCCAGAAAGCCGACGACGGCGCCGACATGTCCATCAAGGCGCAAACGTCAACTAGCGGCACTGGTGGAGATCTGAACTTGTATGCTGGTGGGGCAACAACCACCGCGGGCGATGTAAACGTCTATTCTGGCAATGGATCAACAGACGGACAGATTGTCCTACACAGCGCAAGCAGTGAAATATGGCGTGCGTACAGAAGCTCTAGCAACCCATATTTGAAGGGAACCGGCGTTTCTCACATAGAGTCTACAGACAGTCTGCACCTAGACGTCAGTGGAAATTATCTGTACCTGAACGTTCCGTTTTATGCCGTATTCGGCAATGACAGCAGCAACCCTGCACTAACCGTCAACGTCGACTATGACGGAGCAACCGGCCTGGAGTTCGCCAATACTGTAACCAGTGCAAAGATCGACTTCACCGATAAGTCAAGTGGTAATGGTGTCGATCTGACACTCGCCGGTCAGACAACGTCTTCCGGAGAAGGTGGGGATGTGGTCATTGGCGCGGGCAGCGGAACGAGCGGAACGCCGAAAGTTACGTTGTGCGGGGATGAGGGTGTGACCCAGTGGGCCAGCTTCTACAACTTCCATCTTGTGTTCAATACGCAGCTTGGAGGCTCACCTGCAGCTGGCGGAATTGGCTATGATGGTTCGTCGTTCGAGATGACGGACGCAACCGGGACATTCAATCCAAGGAGCACCGGGCTATTTACGCAGGACACAGGATTTGCGTACCTGACCACTACAACTGACATTCTGGTTGCTGGTGCTTCTTCGGTTGGCGCTGACACGACAGGGCTGATTCTTCGCGGCCATGGCGCGCTTGCGCTAGGCACCGCCACGGGAACCGCCTTGCCCGGCTCCGGTCTTGTAAGACTGCCACAGGGGGAAAATCTTGGCGTCACGTTCAGGATGTCTGGTTACGATCTTCAGGGCATCCACCTGAACGACGGGGACGATGTCGTAATCGGCTCTGCGACAGGAAGCACAAGAGCGGACTACATCCAGCTGTGGCCAGGCGTCGGCCTAGACATCAACATCGGTACCGATGACATCATCGACATCTCATCAACGGCCATTACCTGGGATGATGCTGTCAATACACCGACCATCACCCACGGGGCGTTGACGACTGGTGTTGCAACACATCTGACCATTGAGGCTCAGTCTAACTCTGGCGACGGTGGCTCGTACGATGCTGGAGATCTGTTGCTCAACGCTGGCAGTCAAACTAGCTCCGGCGCGGCAGGTGGAGACGGTGGTAACGTTGTCATCACCGCGGGTGACAGTACCAAGCAATCGGCCGGCTCGATTACGCTAGAAACACCGGACGCCGCATCTGGCTGGGGCGGCAAGCCTGTATATATCCGCCCAGGCAGTGTTACTCATACCTCGTTCGAGCGCGGCGGATCTAGCAAGAACTCGTTCACCACCGGATCAGCTCAGACCACATACGCATTTGAGCACGGTGCTACCAACGGACTGTTTGAGTTTACAACACAGGGAACCACCGACTACACCGAGTTTAAGACGACGACTCTACGCGTTTCCACCAATGCCGGAACAGAGCATACGCGAATATATGCCAGTGGAACAAACAGCGTAATAGAATCCACGGGATCTAGCGGCGAAATACAGCTGTTTACGAACTCCACTCAGCATTACACCGTCCGAAACGACGGCTCGATAAAGATGGAGACGGACTCCACCTTCTGGCCACCAGCCGACGGCAACGGCTACCTCGGTAGCGACAGCGTGTCGTGGAACACTTTCTATGTTAAGAACATAGCGAACGCATACGACATCACATTCGACTCCTCGCATACCACGCCAACGATCAAACACGAAGACACGAACTCTGGGGCTGGAGACCCTCTGGAGGTTTGGGCACAGACAACCTCGGATTCGGAAGTGGGGGGTACGCTAGAGCTTCACGGTGGAGATGGGGGTAGCAGTGACGGTCCGGTTGAGTTCTACAACGGCTCAACACTGATAGCGTCTACGGCGAAGATTGATGAAAATGGGTACGGCTTCCTCTCTGCCCCAGGATACGCGATTGTTGTCAAGGCTACCGATTCGACTTCCGCCGCAGGTAAAAGTGCTGTTCTAGAGGGAGGTGCTGGTGATGGAGATAGTAATGCTGGCGGCAATGTACTCCTGAAGGCGGCTCAAGGCGATCCAGATGGGCATGTTAAGGCGTATGCTGGTACGGCGGAGACGTTGCTGCTTAGCCACCAGGTTTGCAAAGCCCCGCTAATTAAAAGCGAAGAGGCCACGACTGTGTGGACGCAGGTTGGCGATGACAACCCGCTTATCGAGTTCAACCCCGCAGACTATCCGCCTGGTCATAGAAAGATCACATTTCGCGCAATCATGGACAGCGACAGCTCGCTCTATACATACGCTAGGCTGTACGAGGTGGGCGTTGGGGCGGTTACGGGGTCCGAGGTGAAATCGAATTCTAGCGCGTGGACTGAGGTCAGCGTCGAAATCGAAGCGCCGGCTGACATCCCGAACTCAAGCGCGCTTTACACGATGCAGATCAAAAAAGACTCTGGCGTTACGACGGGGCGCGTGCGCGGCGCCGAGCTTCGTGTGCGCTACGAAGTATCATAGAAAGGGAGACGATGACCGAAACCCTGTACTGTTCCGAGTGCAGCGCTACGGCAGAAGCGATAATTAAGGCCAGGATGAGTTCTGCTCCACCGGCTAGGGGTCCAGCTGTCAACGTTACGTCAGAGTTGAAAGACTTGGATTCTGCTGCTTACGCTGCTATAGAGACTTGGGGTATACCAGGTGCTCTGTTAATAGCCGTTAGCGTTTTTGCCTTCCTTCTTTACAAGAAGTACTGCGAAGTACAAGAAGCCCGCATTAATGAGCTGAAAGAACTTAATGATAAGACCACCAAGCTCATTGGCGGGTTTAAAGAGACAGTGGTGGAAATGATCCGCTCTGAGGAAATATTAACTTTAACATGTTAAGGGCCATATGTTAAGAGGAATTTTGATTTTATTGGGAATATTTTTATTTACATCTTGTACGCTAAACATGAATATTGACGAAATGGTTATAACAAATGAAATGTGTCAAGATCTTATTGAAAAATTCGGAGAGGATGGAGACGATGATTATGTGCCGGTTGACTATGGGTGTAGTGGTTATGCGTTAGATGAAGAAAATAACGAATGTCTAACAGAATGTTTTGAACAAGAAGATTGTGATCTTGAACATTATTGTGATTATGTAACCAGTACATGCGAATTGAAAGGAATTGGCCCCTGTGAGGGAGACGATCAGTGTCGTTCTGGATTGTGTTTATGTGATATGTGTATGAGTTTATTTTAATATCCGCGCAATTCATAATCACGCAAAGCCGTCCATATTACATAGCGCATATCATTTTCTGTAACTGTCATCTTTTTAGCCGAACAATATTGGTGCATAAGTGAGAATTGTTGCCATGAGTGTGGTATACCTAACAAATGCCCTATTTCATGCATAATTACGGCCTGTAATATATTTTTATTTTTCAATCTATCAGTAACAATTAGCGCAACTCTGGGAACATATGTCATATAAGCATAACCCCAAATAGTTGCCTTTTCGTATTCATCTATTTGTTGTATTTTTCCATCTGTAGATAATCCTTTTGAAATATAGAACCTACTACAAAATTCTTCATCGGAATGTTGTTCTCTTCTATCGTATCCTTCATGTAATGCAACGGCGGATTCATCTACAATTCTAAGTCTTACCAGCCCATTAGTTAAAAGCTCCCAAGCCTTTAAAGCTTTTTTTATAATTGTTTTTTCGTCTTTTGTAAAATGTCTATCTATATAAATTTTACGTATAATAATTGGTGGTAATGGATACTTAGATATTGTTTTATATCCGATTTTTGTTGATAAGCTTTGAAGCGCATAAGCTCCAGCACAAATTGCCAAAACATTTGAAATAACAATGATGATCAATAATAAAAGCACTCTATAAATATACAATCATATTAACTGCATATATACATATATAGGTGAATTATAGTGATTTTTCTACTTATATGGAGTAAAAATGGGTGATAAGGTATTGAAATTGGCTACACAATTTGAAGCATTAGTGGAAAAATTCGGTGCTAATAAACCGCAAGTAAGTGCGCAACCAAGTGACATACAAAAGGCCTTAGTAGATTCTGGGTTATGGCCTAGTGCTAATGTCGACGAACCATTTAATCCTAACAGTAACGTAGCTAAAAAAATATTCAGTATTATGGACAACATGGATCCTCCATATGAGGGAAAAATGACGGCTAAACTAAAAGTAGATCCAAAATTAAAAGTTATAATAGATGTATCTGGATCTAGAGCGGAAGAGTTACAGCCGAAATTGCAAAATGAATTCGGTAAAAAAATGATGGTTGCGCTAAAAGGAAAAGTAGCACCACCAGCCGAAACTCTTGATAATGTAGGATGGGTGGAAAATGTCGGATAACAAATACATAAAAGCATTTTGGGTATTTTACAATGCCTTAACATCATTCTTGCCTGATTTTAATATCAAATATAAAGGCCAATCAACATTAATGAAAATTATAGGTTGGTTAATGTTTTTTAATAAAGATTTTATGACAAAATATACAACAACATTGGGAAAAACTGTATATTTTGCTGATAAAAGCGTAATAGATGAAGCTACAAATTATGGCCCGGTGGTTATTTTGGGTCATGAGTATGTTCATGCCAAAGATGCTGGTTCTATTCCTAAATGTATATGGTTTGTGCTTGCGTATCTTTTTCCTCAAATATTAGCTCCATTCATGCTTTTGTTTTGTTTGATTTATTGGTGGTTAGGGTTGGCTTTATTTATTTTATTCTTGTTGCCTTTGCCAGCGCCAGGGCGTATGCATTATGAATTACGTGGATATTTGGTGAATATGTTTTTGGCTAATGAAATTCAAAAAAGTTATGGAAGAAGCGAAGATGTTAGGCGCGAAATGTTGATAGAAAAAGCAGAATTCATAAATGAAAGTTTTTGTTCTTCCGCATATTATTTTATGTGGCCATTTGGAGTCAAGAAGCAATTACAAAAAGCAATAGATGAGATATTAGCAGAAGAGTTTGCTCAGAGAGATGAAGTTTATAGAGAAATTCTAGAGGCATACAAAAATAGTATATCTTAAAACATACAATATTTGAATATCTATCCGTTATATTATGTTAATGAATAACATAACAGGTGGATATTTTCTATGGTTTTTGATGTTGGTATTATAGGTTGCGGCGTTGCAGGATCTTTTGCTGCTGTTAAAATTGCCGAGAAATATAAAAAATGTTCTTGTGTGGTATTTGATATCGGTAGACCTCCACAAAAGCGCCGCCGACAACTAGAGGGGTTTCTAGGTTGTTTTCCTACTGGCAATGGAAAGCTTTATCCTAATGATATTGATTGTTTATTTGATTTGATGGATGGAAGAAAAGTTATTCCGGCATACAAATGGGTTATGAAATATTTTAAAGAAGTTAACCCAATGAAATTAAATAAAGATTCTAAACCTAAACTTTCGGCAATTAAAAGAATAAGACAAGGAGGTTTTGAATTACAGCAAAATAACTATTTTCAGTGGAAGCCAGAAAGTGTTCATAAGTTATCTAAATTATTTTCAGAAAAATATGATAAGGCTAAAAATATAACGTTTTGTTTTGATAATGAGGTTAAATCATTTAGTAAATATAGAAAAAAATTTATTATATCCACAGAAAATGGAGAATTTACTTGTAATAAACTTATCTTATGTGTTGGAAGAAGTGGTTGGAGGTGGGTTACAAATTTATACAAGCAATTTGGCATTGTAGCAGATGATGATTGGGCCACATATGGTATTAGATTGGAAATGCCGGCCAACGCTTTGCGGGAATTTAATAAATCCCATTGTATTTTATATAAAGACAATTTAGAAATTGGACCATTTAATTGGGCAGGCACTATTATTCCAGAAGATCATTCTGATTTAGTCATATCAGCATTTAGATCTAATGAAGACCGTTGGAGGTCAGAAAAAGTGTCATTTTCTTTGCTAAAATCTATTTATCATCAAAATGATGGATGTGCACAGGCTGACAGAATAGGTAAATTATCGTTTTTATTATCAAATGATAGAGTAAGCAGAGAAAAGGTTTCATCTTTTCTTAACCGTCATAGTTTGTTAAGTTTATTGCCTGAATATAGTTGGTTATATGATACATTATTTGAAATAGAAAAAATAATTCCCAACATATGTACAAAGGGTTATTATCATATTCCACATATTTCGCCTATGCCCGCTAAAATAAGATTAGGTGATAATTTAGAATCGGAAATAGAAAATATGTTTGTTGCAGGCGAAGCTGCTGGAATATATGGAATTATGGGAGCGGCTGTTTCTGGCGTGATAGCTGCAAATAGTGCTTGTGGGTGATATTATGGGTGAAAAATATTTTAAGGACAATCAAATAATAGCTAAAAACCAATTGGATATATTTTGTTTTCCATCTCTTAAACAAAATGATGACTTATATGATGATGATAAAGATGTAATTCATTCTGTTTTAAATATTAAACGTGTCGAGCTTCCACATAACGGTGAAGATTGGGAAATACTAGAAAATGGAAAAGTTGTTTTTGTATTAAAGGGTGTGCGCTTAACTAAAAAAGAAAAATCCATATTACGAACCGCAGATGGTATTAATTTATTGCTGAAAGAGTATAAAGCTGGAAATACATCAGTAAACAAAATAAAAACAAAACTTAGAAACTATTGGAAAAAAAAATAATGATTAAGTACGGTGGAATGATAAAAAGAGGAAAAATTCCTTATATTATATTTTCTAATGAACAAGAACATTTTGTTGAGATTCCATTAGACCAATATACGGCACAACTAATTGCCGTATATTTAGAGAAAATTTCATCAAAAGAAAATAAGCCATTTGAACATAACAATGACGAACCAGCCGAATAATTCACATTAACAAAATTACTCATTAATATATTTACGCCTTGTCGGCGCGTCTTTTATGAGTTACATTAAGGGTGGTGGCCATAAGTGTAAGGAGATTAATATGAATTCAGATTATATTATTTACGTTGTAGATACAGAAACCACGGGACTGAACGCTGTAGCTAATGATGTTATTGAAATTTCTATGTGTCGGTTTTCTTTAAATGACTCTGATAATAGAGAGCAAAAAACATGGCTACTCAAGGCTTTAAACCCAGAAACAATTAGTGAAGAAGCATTAAATGTCAATAAGCACAAGCGTAATGATATTTTGCATCTTACTAAATTTGGACGAGAAAATTATAAAGAGCCCTCAGATGTATTAGTAGAAATCGAGCAATGGATGATGGAAGATGGTGTGTCTGCTATGGACCGGGTTTTCGCTGGCCAGAATCCAAATTTTGATGTTAAAGCGATGATAGAGTTATGGAGAAAAGTTGACAGCATAGATACATTTCCATTTGCGGTTGAGCGGGGAAACAGAGTAATTGATACAAAACAACTTGCTTTGATGGTTGATTTATGTACTGGACAAAGACGGAGATATTATAATTTATCCTCTCTTGTAAAATCTTTTGGTGTAAAAAAAGCAAAAGCTCATACGGCCGCCGGAGATGTTCAAATGACTACAGATTTATTTATTAAATTTTTAGCACCATTAAAGGAGACTGTTTCAAATGAATTTAAGACATGCTATAGTAGCTCCGATGTATAAATTAAAAATTCCAAAATTTTTACAACTTCCTACCGTTGTTGAATTAGGAAAAAGTGAACATAATTTTCTCCCATCTAGGCGTTTTAACAAATTCGAAAAAGGATATTGTTGGGAAGATTATGACAAGGAAATGAAAGAAAAATATCCAATTAGATTCTTTATAAACAAAGAATTGAGAACATGGCTGGTCGTCCATCTTAGGATGCCAATAGAAAATTCATTATATTGGATTGAGTCTTATTTAATCCGAAAAGATCATTTAATAGACCTAAGAATGCCAGATGTTGTGGAAGATTATTATAAATGGGGATATATGGACGCTCGCGATAAAATATATTTTGCTTGTTTTAGAGTTTTAAAAGATTATATTGAAAAAGAAAAACCTACTAATTTGCGCGAACATTATTCTCCAGAGGAAATAAATAACGATCCTGGAATGAAAGCTCAACAGGATTGTTATGATGAGGCTCAAAGAATTTATCGATATTTTATGGGTGGACGAAAAGAATGGCAAGATAGAATCGATGCTCTATTCAAAAAAGCCAAATCAGCCGAAACCGAAAAGGAGGCTGATAGATTAATGAATATTTGGTTGAAGGAAACTGCTAAATTTGAAGAAGGAGAAGATGAAATCTTTGTATCATTAATGAAAATTAGACGTGGTCTTTGGACGTAGAATTAATATATAGGCATTAAAGTAAACTCTATGTTTACAAAGGATGCCCATATGACCAAAAATAACGAGAATGAGGATACTGTTTTTTTAGATGAAAAACTTATAGAAAAATTTGCCAGAAAAATAGAAAAAGCAATAAACTCTATATTAGACACAAATGAATATGAAAGTTATTCGTTAGAATTATTGTTAGTTTTACTTTCATTTAGTTCTCAGATTTCTATAGATATTCAGATGGACGAAGAAGATTTTACACATTTTATCAAAGAAACTTATAAAAAAGTTATCGATGAAATGGGTGAAGATATAAAAAACAAAAATATTGAAGAATTAGATATTTCACAATTAAATTAGATTGAAGAAAGGTATTTTATATGGATATAGATAATGAAGACATTTATGATGCTATGCGTAGTTTGTTTAGATATTGTCAAATGCAGGATTTAAAAGCTCCGGATCTCTTAATAGATACCGAGAGTGAAATATTGTTAAAACGCATTGGAAAATTAAATGCTCACGAAATTTACGAGATGATGAATCTGTGGCCCAATTTTTATGCGCAGCAATTAGCTCATGATGAAATACAAAATCAACAATGTGAACAAGATCTCGAAGATATGATTGTGAATTCAAATTAGAGCTAATAAAATTATATATTAGTACTATGGTTGTACGCCCCGCTGCTGTTATATTTATAAATGCTGATTTGACCGATAATGTCAGAAATATGCTGGTTAAACAGCTGCACATAAATGATGTCGTTGATGGTTATGTGTTTGATCAACGTATTGCCTCCGATACCAATTATGTTAACAATATCAAGCAGTTGGACTTGCGGGTTATGGTTGTTAGATCGTCTATGCAGGAGCTACAAAACAGAGAATATGCTGATGTAGTCTGCTTTTTCAAAAACGGTTTAATAAGTATTTTAGAAAACAAATTTGGTCCTCCAGGTCAAACTTACAGGGTTGTAAATTTAGATTGGGGTGATCTATGCATTTATTATTAAAGGAGAAATATTATGCCTAATAGAGATAAAACTGGACCTAAAGGAGATGGTCCTAAAACTGGACGTGGACTTGGTCCTTGCAAAAAAGATAAAACTAATCAAGGTGGTGGCCTAGGTAAAGGTCGCGGATTTGGTGGTCGTGGTTTTGGTGGTGGTCAGGGCAGACAAAACAGAAATAGACGAGGCAGAAGAGGGAGGGGTCGGAGATAATTAATGATTAATTAATGTTTTAAAGCCTCAATCCATTTTGGGGCTTTTTTGTTTGTTAATTTTATAAATAATTTCGCATTTTAATATGATGTTAGATCCTACATATAATATTCCACCAATGGATCCTCTTTTCATTCCATGTAAAGATACTCCATTAACAGAACAAGAAGTAACTTATTATCTTAGGGAGGCCTGGAAAGAAATATATGGAGAATATCCTTCATTAGATAGTTTGGCTATTTTATGGGGACAAGTGGCGTTAGAATGTGGTCGTGGCAAATATTCTAGATGTTATAATTTTGGTAATGTTAAAAGGCGTAAAGGAGAAACATATACTTCGTATGAGTGTGGAGAATATATTAATGGAAAATATTATCAGTTTTGGCCATATCATCCGCAAACATTCTTTATGGCCCATAAATCAGCTCTAGAGGGCGCCAAATTCCACCTAAAATTTTTAGCAGGACGTAAAAGGTATAAGAAGGCATGGAAAGAAGTAATAAATGGAGACCCAATTAAATATGTATATGAATTAAAACGGGGTGGATATTTTACAGCTCCATTAGATAAATATACACAGGTAGTGGTAAACCTAACAAACGAATTTAAAAGACGCGCAGATGAACTTATGTCATGGCAACCACCTAAGCCGGAATCAGAACCTAAAGAAGATTATGAGCTGATTCCAGAAATAAAAGAACCAGCTCATGAGGTTACAGATCTAATTCCAGACACAAAAGATCCAAATAAAAATCCTGATGAAGAAAAAATTAATACAATTGTAAAAATCTTTATGACAATTTGGGCTTTTATTATTGGTTTATTTGCGTCTAAGAAACCCTAATCAGTATTTTATATTTATTTTTTATCTGCGGCTTCCATTTGTTTTACTACTTTATTGGCCCATGATCTTCCGGCGTCACCTCCCCATAATTCCCAGGCTATTCTACCTTTATCTTCCCAGGGTTGCTTTCCAGGAGGTACCTGTTTAGCTTTTTCGTGTCTGTCGAAAAATGCCTTCATTCTTCGTATTGTTGCAGGGCTAATAGTATTTCTGTTTTTTAAATTAACCGCTCTTTGAACACCACTGCCAACACCTTCTGATTTGGCTTGTTGCGTACTAAGACCGCCTTTTCCTTTATTTTTCTTTCTCCATTCCAAACCTCTAGCGGCGGCTTCTGCGACTGACGTTGGTGGTTTGAAATTTATATGTTCGTATTTTTTAGGAATGGATGCTTTCTTTATTATTTCTATGGCCTTATAAAATTCTTCTTGTATTATCATATTGGTTCCTAATATTTTACTTAGATTTCTTCAGTTTTGGTATAACTTTATAAGTTGCCTTCGAATATAATTGCCGCATAGCCTTTCCATATTGTATAGGATCTGCGCCATAATATCCGCACCCATACAATATTCTAGCCGCCCACTCGGGAGCACCAGCGTCAAATGCTGGCAATGATGATTTGCACATATTGCGTATTACACTCCAATATGCCCTCGAACCCTCTGCAAAATTGGGAAATGATCTAAATGGATGGCCGGCAATGATATAATATGGCACCTTTTTAAGTGTGCTAATATTGCCCAAATTATAATTGTATGTAAGTCTGCCCTGGCCATTTTCTATAGCAACTTGGCTCCAAGCAACAGCTAAGCGCTTATTTGATGGGGCATATCCAAAAACATCTATATGTCCTTTTTTTAACACTTCGGCCAATGGTACAACCTTGATTGGCGTATGCGTTTTTGGAACTCTATTAGGATTTTTATTTTCCGCATGTGTTATATTAGTAGATATAATAATTAACGTTAAAACTATAGTTAAGATCTTGAATATTCTAAATAATTTTTCTTTCATACATATATGTCGTTAATTTGCTATATTCGTGAGAGGATGGTATGGGTACAAAAAATACAAGCATTATAGCCGCTGGTAAAAAATTTGATGTTGGTTGTCGGGTAATTACTTGGGATGAGGAGGAGGGTTTATCTTTTTACCCCAAAAAACATTTCTATGCAAGAAATTGGTCATTTAAAGAATTGCAACAAAAAATGAAATGTTTTGTTGTGCATCATTCTGTTACATATACGGCTCATAGTATGTTTCGCGGATTAAATGCCAGGGGATTAAGTGTAAATTTCATGATAGATGATGATATCAATGAGGACGGAATAGCAACTATATATCAGTGCGCGGATATTAAAGAAGGATGTTGGTCACATTATCCGCTAAACGAAGAAGGACCTGGCGTAGAAATTAGTTATCATCCAGAATATTGGGATAATCCTAATCTGTATTCTGCATATTATCAGGCTAAGTTTGGTGTTCAGCCGCATGATGTTGTAACAGACGTTATTCGTGGAAGAAAATTTAAGGTTTTCGCTCCTACAGAGGCTCAAGTAAAAGCATGTATACGACTTCTTTGGGGTTTCCACGAACTATTTCCAAATGTTAGGCCAGAGTTTCCCAAAGATGAAAATGGAAATGTTAGCAAGGTTACAAGAAAAGAAATTCAAGATGGTTTTCTTGCGCATTTCCATGTGAGTAATGTAAAAGTAGATCCTATGGGGTTTCCTTTTGAAAGAGTTGAGAAAGAAGTAGAACAATTACACAAAGAATATCAAAATAAACAGAGTAATAAACCTACAATCACATTTGTTTCAGGAATATGGGACAAAATTTCTTCATTAATGAAATTAAGAGGATAATATGCCAGAAATTAGAGACGTAATAATAAATGTATATTCTTGTTCTGCTCAGGCTCCGTGTCATAAGTGGAAAGATGAGTTTTTTACTAATTCCCCTATAATTATAAATGTACCAGGTGGAAGCTCGTCTATTTATAGAACATCAGCAATAAGATGGGCAAAAACTGGTGATGCATTTAAAGCAGCTGTAAAAGAAAGAACGGGACTAGATATCGAAGTTGGCAAACGGGGATTAACTACATTTTCTTTGGGCTGGACTTTTGCTGATGAGTTGCTTAAGTTTAAATCAGAAAGAGATAAACTTGATACCTATTTGTTATTAGACGGGTGTCACACATCTACATTGGATCATTGGATTCAATATGCAAAAAGAGCCGCAGAAGGAGATGCATTTATGGCTATGGCCCATTCTAGTATTGTTCCGCCATTTGTTAGCACTACTGTTACAAATTCTAAGATTTTTGATGAGGCATTTAAGCTTAGAGAAAAATATCCCGATCCAATTGAAATTCCCGATTATATATTGCACGCCAAACTGCCAGATAAAGGCGTAACAATTTCTTTGGGTGCCTCACCTGGTTTGCCAGCTATATCAAAAACATGGACAGAAGATCCATTGAAGAATAATGTGGTTGCTGGTAATTTGACACGTTTTCATTATACCGGTAATGATAGGCCAGATCATGTTTATATTGCTTGGTATGTAAGTAAGAGATTGTGGAATTGGTTTGGTGATACGTGGTCTGAGGAAAAAGAAGAAATATCTCCAGAGCCCATACCGGATGTTACCACAGAAGACGAACCAGAACCCGCCCAAGATCCAATCCAAAAACCCGAACAACCAGAGGATAATAAGGAAAAAGCAACTGTTACGGGTTGGCAGGCTTTTATTGCTGTATTGTTATCATTTTTAAGAAAGCTATTTAGTTAGTTTCTTTTGGAGAAATTGCTGAATGCTCTTTTTTTGTCGATATTTTTAGGCCTTTTTTTAATTTCTTCTACGGGTGTTTCCGGCCCAAAGATTTCTTCCATATCTTCTTTTGATTTTTGTTGGGCTGCTCTGTAAGATTTAGGTGGCATTGCAGGCAAACTTTTCTCCTCTTCCTGTGCTACACATTCTATTTCTTCTACTATTTTTATTTCTCTTTTTTTACTTTTCCAAGGCTTTTTTTTTGAGGGGGTTTTCTTTTTGCCAGATTTCTCACTTCTTTTTTTTGATTTTGTGCTATTTTCTTTTTCTTCCTTTTCAGCCAATACCGTTTCGCGATGTTGCTTGGCCCTTTCAACCTTCTCTCTTCGTTCTTCTTCTTTTTCCAAATCTTTTTTTAATCTGGCTCTTTCTTTCTTTGCCCCCTTGTTCGGTCCAAGTTTTTGATCTAGCTTTTCTATTTTTTGCATTGTGTTAAGATTATTATGTTCTTTTTGCCGAACATTCGCACTTTCTTTACGTTGTTCTTTCTTCTTTATTCGGCTTGGCTTGTGCCAGCTGATTTTCCCGATTTGAGCTTTTTCTTCTTGATCTGACATTTCTTTCTCCATTTTAAAACTGTTGAGCTACCATTTTGCATAATTCTATAAAATACTTTTGATTTAATGATCCTTTTACTTTATTGATATCTTTATGTACCCATTGCACATTTCCTTTAATATAACCTACAGATGAGTCTATTCTATCTAATGATGCATTTGTTTCATGTGGGAAACTGTTTCTTCCGAACCATAATTGTTGATTTGTAAGTGCACACTTTTCATTTTGTGATATAAATAATTCCCACAAGTATTTTTTAGAAAGATTAAATTTTATGTTTCTTCTTTTTGCGCCACGTTTTATTTCGTAAAATTTTGTTCCGCTTATGAGCCCAACTCCTTTAAAAGCTCCGTTATTAGGCCCCCTAATAAATCTGCCTTTTTCTATAACAGCGCAGCCACAAGACATAACCCTATTTGATTTAACACTATCGATTCTTTTTATACACTCTTTTCCACACTCACACACACACCTGCAAAATCTTCTCAGTTTATTTGTTGAATAATGTTCTGGAATATATGTTTTAGGCAATACCTCTAGAACTGTTAATTTATTGTATTTCTTTCCAACTAAATTATCATATGCTTTGCCGTGAGTAAAATGAGAAAAGTCTATACCAAATTCTATAGCTTGTTTTTTTAGATGATTGTGATGCTTTATACCAAGGTACCTTGCTGCTCCACGGAAACTTGTACTGTTTTTTACAGCTTCTTCTAGTTTAACAATATCTGTTTTCACATAACCTCCCAAATAACTACCATTGCTTGGTATTTGTATGTTACAATAGTAGTTGTTTGGGATTATTATCATTCTGGCAAGTCATATATTGTTACATTTATTCCTTTAGATATTAGCGTTTTCTTTATTATATTTTCAATTATTGACCAATCTTTACAACCACCAAGACCACAGCCAAATTTGGGGCCATGCACACTACTTCCATTATATTTGGCAATTTTTGCAACTTTCTCTAAGCACGTTTCCAAAGCATCATATCGAATTGGTGGTTTTCCATCTTTGTCGGATTTGATATCATGCTGTGCAATCATATTTATAATTGTGGTGTCAGATTGTACGTTTACCTCTTGGATCTCACCAAGTAGAAATCTATTTTGTGATCTATACCATCTTCTATATTCTTCCTCTGGTTTTTTCCAACGTTTGCTCAAAGATAATACGAAGCCCTTCCCCCATTTTCCTACATCATTGCAAATATGAATAATAATTCTATGACCTGCAGAAACCGGAACTGTGGCGTCTCCGGTCTTATATCTTAAATGTCCTTGCATAAAATTTCTTGGTTGCTCCATTATATCTCCAAATCATTTATTATTTTGTTACTAAGATCTTCATTAAAATATAACATTTTTTCTTTAAGCTTATTATTAGGAGGCCATATAGTAGCCCACGATTTTGTTATTTTAGCTGCTATAGGTCCTTGAATTCTTAATATATCTACCGCTAAATAATCAAAAACATTAATATTTTTGACTATAGGTCGTAATGTGTTTATGCCACAACTAAGTGGTGGTTGATTTTTATTCCATTCGTTTTTGGATAAGGAGATTAATCTTAAGCGCTTGTCTCGACCAAACAACCAAATAAAAGATATATTCATTTCATTATCATTATCTCTCCCAAATGAAACAAAACCCCATGTGCTCATTTTAGATAGTTTTTTGGGATGGGCTTTAAAATATAAATCAGTTACAAGTGTATCTATTTTATTAGAGGAGCTGTTTACAATAGAATTAATCTTTTTCTTATTGGTAATCTTTAAATAATTGCCCAAATGATCTGTCCAACTTTTCCAAGAGTTGAGCGGATATAAATCACAAATCTCGATAATTGTGGCAATTTCGGGGCTATGCGGAAGAAACGCTTTTACATTTTCAACCGCTTGTTTTCTATTTATAGTTTTTTTCATTCAGAAACAATTTGGCCAATTCTTTTTCATTAATAATTTCGCCCGACTCTATTAGTTGGAAAGCTTTTTTCATCATTTCGCCATTTAAAATCTCTTTTTGTTTTTTGAATTTATCCATGGCTATTTTGTATTCAGAAAGATCTTTTTTCCATTTAGCGTATTTTTGTTTATATTTATTAAGTCTTTTTTGATAAGATAACATTTTTTGTTTAAGTTTTGGATTGGGCATTTCTTTTGAATATTGTATTTCAACAACGGCACCATATTCCTCGGTCTCGATGTTTATATGAACATTATTTGGATCAATTTTTTGCTCTTCACATACCTTTAAAAGAGTTTTTATCGATATATGATCGCCACATAATCTCTCATCGTATAGGTATGATATCTCCGAGATAGTTTCTTGTGGTTTACACGGTCTAGTTGGCTTTATTGGCCTTATTGGTTTATTTAGTTTCATCTTACAAAACCCTCTATATGTCTTATTTTACATATCGGAATAGCTGGGTTGTGTTTGTGCCTGGTTAACTTTTCCATCTGATGAATTTTAGCCACCACTATTCGTTGACGTCCTGTTAATCGCATCCAAGCCCTATGATTTACAGGATCTTGTTCATTAGTAATTATTTGATTTTTTTCATTTTCCCTATCAGCCCATTCTATTTCGTCATATGTTACGCCCATCTCTTCTTCGTCTGTTTGATTAGCGTTAGGTCCCCATAAATCTGCCGTAGGTTTTGCGTCAATAATCTTTTGCGCACTCTTTGGAATATTGCCATCTTTATCTGTAACCAAATATCTAAACAATTCATACACTTCGCTTTTATATAAATCTCCAATGGGCGAAATATCTACGCAACCATCGCCAAATTTGTTGTAATATCTAACCAAATTATCTTCACATCTGTTTCCTGTCCCAACAATTAAACCTCGATAAACATGTGATAAATAAGATAGTACAGGGGTTCTTAAGCAAGATTTTAATGTTCCTGTTGGTACATTGTTTTTCAGATTTTGTTTTATATCAGCGCTTTCATGAAAGGTTTCAATAGCTATCTCATTTTTAATTACAGAATAACCTTCACTCAAATCAAATGAAAAAAATTTTAAATCAAAATCTTTGGCAAAATAATATGCGTTGTCGGCTACATTAGAAGAA